AGAAATACTGGTTAGATGCATTGTACGTTAGATTCTGACCTGCGTCGTCAAAGAAAATCTGCGCGGTTCCAGAATCATTGTTGTCTAGCCTCAGTGACGAGTCTGAATAAAGAGTAGCTGCAGAAAGACCACCAGATCCAACATACGCACCATGACTCCATGTGAACCTCTCGTCGCTGGTGTCCCATTGCATATACGCACCGACGAGTGTGTCTTGATAGAAGTACACGTACGAATCGGAGTTTGGACCATCGATGTTGACAAATACGCCGCCCTCGGACGAAAGTGTATCGCCTCGGACACCACCGCTAACGTTGAGATTGTTCGTGAAGTAGAAGCTATTTTCGCTGTCATCCCACCTGAGATGCTCGCCCGTGTCGCTGGCACCGTCGTAGAAGTAGATAAAGCGGTCCTTGTCACCTTCGTATCCACCACCAACACCGATGTAGATGTTGTCGGTGACACCAAGGTTCTCGTATGTCTGTCCGGCGGCAGATGTGATCGAGGATGCCTGAGCAATAGTGGCGTCAGGGACTCCGAGAGCTGTAGTCTCGAGTAGGGTTCCAGTCTCAACCTGCCAGTCTCGGTTGTAGCCATTGATGGTCTGAGTGTAAACAGTGAACTGATGACCGTCAGGATCAGCGGGCACATAGACTTCAAGGGACTTGTCAGTTCCTCGGTAAGCAATGCGGGCGTCAAGGATGTAGTTTGGTGTCCCATGCTTTGTGATGTGGACAGTTGAATCACCTGACGTTGCTGCCCAGGTTGTGAAGACATCAATGATGAATGTTGCTGGAGCCCAGTTGCCACCGAGCGTTGAGAGAATAACACGGAAACCACCACGCTCACCTGATCCGCTTCCGCACGTTGCGAGACGGTACCAGCCAGCGGATGTGCCGGACATGGTGACGGTCAGTGATGAATTGTGGCGAAGTGCATCCCCTGAATTCTGGGTGATAAGCACATCGGGTGTGGTCAACTGGGGAGCATACAGTGTGTCATTGAACGCGAACCTGTTCGAACTATCATCCCACGACAGGTAGCGACCGGTTGCAGAGCCACCTTCGTAGAAGTAGATGCTCGCATCGCCGTCGGGACCAACGTAGTTCAGGTACAGGTCGTTGTTGGAAATCAGATTGCCTGTTGACCAGAATGCGTCGGCATAAACTGTATCGTTGAATTCAAATCGGCTGGAGCCGTCGTCCCATTTCAGGTGGCGACCTGTGTTCGTACCTTCAGCGAAATAGATGAAGCGGTCACCGTCGGACTGGTTGTAGCCAAGATAGAGATTAGCACTCGTCAGAAGGCTTCCCGCCTGCGCCCAAATCGAAGAGTTCGCACGAACCTGACCCTCCGTGTACAGATCGTCGTTGAACGCGAAGCGGTCCTCACTCGTGTCCCAACGAAGCCAACGACCTGTATTGCTTGCGTCGTGGTGGAAATAGATGGTCAGATCTTGGTTTACACCAGAATCATGCCCAAGGAAGATGTCCTCCCCGGACACGCGAAGTTCTGGCGTGTTGACGCGGACTCCGAACGTGCCACCATTTACAGACTCAAAGAACCCAGTTGTGTAGACATTTTTGTTGAATTCGAAGCGGTCAGATGCGGTGTCCCATGTAAGGTATCGACCAGTACCACAGAAGAATACGTAGCTGTTGCCGCCAGTCCCATCATAATCAACGTAGATGTTAGACGTCGAAGCAATTTCTCCAACAACATCGAGGGAATACGTCGGGCTGTCCGTATTGATACCAACACGATTGCTTGTGCGGCTCCAAGACATGAGCGCATTTGAGCCGACTGAGGCCTCGTTGAGTATTAGTGTGTCGTAGGAGTTACCAGATGAAGCATACAGCCAGAACCTAGATGCACCGGCGTCGTCTGCAAAGTCAATTGATGCTTCTCGGGGGGAACCCTCCTCACCATACACAGTTGGAGAGTTGTACAGCTGAATACGGCCAGTGTGAAGTGCACCAGACAACAAACCCACAGTGCCAGTCATCGAGACGTTGTAGAAACCGTCGGTAGTTTGCCAACCAAGAGCTACGCCATCAGCATCGGCCTTGAAGTAGGGATCAGCAGTAATAGTTGGAACGTCCAGAGCATCGTTAAACGAGAAGGTTGCATTAGACGCTTCCCACCGGAGATTCTTCGACCCATCTGCAAATTGGATGACGCTGTCAATTACACCGGTAGCCCCGTTTGCGGCACCCACTCTAAGTGTAGAATCTGTGGTTATCCCGCCAGTTGCAGAAAGCGCGGTGTTAACGACGAATGAATCATTCGAGCTGTCCCAGCGCAACTGGCGTTCAGTGCCGCAGAAGTACAGGAAGCTGTCTCCGCCAGTTTCATCGTAATCAATGTAGACATCAGTATCTGCGCGCACATAACCGTCAGAATTGACACCAACCGTCGCATTGAAGTTCGATGCGGAGACATTTGCGGTCACCTGGATGCCACCAGTTGGTATCGAAAGGCCCTCACTGAACACGAAGCGCTTAGTGCTATCGGAGAATCTTAGGTCGTGCTCTGTTCCTGAGAAATAAACAACGCTATCGGCAGCAGTCTCATTATAGTTCGTGTACAGTGCTCCATCAGAAACAACAGCTGTCGTACCACACACTGTAGCCGTACTGAAGGTTCCCACATCAATCGTATCAGCCGTGATAGTCGGTGCATAAAGCTCATGACTAAAAACGAATTGCTGTTCTGAAGCATCCCACTTCAAAGTGCGGTCAAGTGCAGAACCAATGTAGATGTTAGTATCAGTTGTTGCTGGATCGCGCTCGGTACCGAATGCGGCTTCTTCGGCTGCGACGAAGTTTGAGTCCGTGTTCCAATCGCCGCCTTCTGCAAGGAATTGGCCGCCCTGGACGCGGATACGGTATGTCGTTAGATCACCAGCATTCTCAAAGAAGATCTTTGAGCCCTGAATTGCACCACCATCACCGTTGCCCAAGTCCTCCGAGTTGATGACAAGAGAGCCACCAACATACGTCATGCCAGACTCGCGATCCCATGTCATGATCGGCGCGCTTGAAACGCTAGCGTCTTTCAGAACAAGCGTGTTGTACGAATTGCCTGAATCAAGATGAAGCCAGAACTTGGATGTACCAATGTCATTTGCGAAGTCGATCGAGGCCTCGCGGGAGCCATCACCGAGGACAGTTGGTGTGTTGTACAGTTGAATGCGGTTCGTATGGAGTGCGCCAGACAGCAAACCGACCACACCAGTCATCGAGACGTTGTAGAAACCGTCTGTGGTGGTCCACCCAAGGGCTACACCATCAGCATCAGCCTTGAAGTAGCGGCCAGTCTCAAACGACGATGCACTTAGGGAATCTGTAAACCTAAACGCTTGTGCGCTTGCATCCCAGCGTAAGTTCTTTGAAGAATCGTTAGTGAAGAACAGAACAGAGTCAGTGGTAACAGTGTTATTCTGTGCACCAACAGTTACGGCACCACTGAACCAAGAAGAATCTGCACTGAATGTGCCATCGACGAATAGTGGATAATTGAACGCGAAGCGCTGGTCAGATGCATCCCACCTGAGCTCGCGATCAATATCGGCACCAAAATACAGCACCGTGTCAGTTGTTGCTGGATCGCGGGCGCCGGGCTGTGTACCCAACGCCATGTCGAGATAAGCAGTGATGTTACTATCGGAGTTTAGGTCGCCGCCTTCGACATTGAATGCACTGTTCTGAACCCGGATGCGGTGCGTCGTAAGGTCACCGGCATCTTCAAAGAAGATCTTGGACCCATTTACGCCTGCGTCGCCATTGCCTAGATCTTCTGAATTGATTGTCAGTGAGCCGCCGGCGAATACAGCACCAGCAAGGCGCGTGTCGCCGCAGACATCAAGGCTTCGGCCCGGTGTGGCCTGATTGATACCGACGCGATCGTTTAGCCTATCCCACGTCATGAGGGCGTTGGATCCGATTGAGCCCTCATTTAGAACTAGAGTGTTGTAACCAGTTCCGGAATCGGCATATAGCCAAAATATAGGTGTACCAAGACTGTTGGCAAAGTCAATAGAAGCTTCGCGGCCTGCGGTAGTATCACCAAACACCGTTGGTGAATTGTAAACCTGGATACGACCTGTGTGTAGTGAGCCAGACAGAAGGCCGACGGTTCCGGTCATCGAGACATTGTAGAAACCATCGGTTGTCTGCCAACCAAGGGCGACACCATCAGAGTCTGCCTTGAAATATGGTGGAGCCTCGAGTGATGCCAACGATACAGCATCTGCAAGGATGTTACCACTGACGATCAGATCATTGTTGAATCGGCCGGATCCATAGACGTCGAGCTCATAGACTGGGAGATTGGTGCTTGGGACATTGATGCCAACGTATCCGCTGCTTGGTACAACCTTGAGGGGCGCATTGTCCCACGACGAGCCAGCGAACATGTATTCAACGCTCTCGGGCTCCAAACCATATGCACCCCAGATAGCCATCGTACCAGTGAGCGAATCACCGAACGCGAAGTGCGTACCATTTGCCCACGGAGTTGTAGCAGAGACTGCGTCTGTGAGGTAAACAACAGAACCAGCTGTAAGGTAGAGCTCTTGGCCAAAGTAAGAATCTGTGTGGGCTGTGATGCCACCATTTACCTGAATGTCAGTGCTGAACTCAAACCTAGATTGGGTTGAAAGCCATCTAATATACTGGCCAACTGGTGTGTCATCATAGAAGTAAAGATTGATATTACTGTTTGGTCCATCAGCGTTAAACAGAACAGACGTGCCGTTCAAGTTCAGGTTATCGGTGCGGAGGGTCGTAGCGCTAAGTATAGTCGAGAATTGGAATTCTTGTGCGCTGTCGTCCCAACGGAGATATTGGCCGGTGACAGATCCACCGTCGTAGAAATAAACGTATGCATCTGAGTCAGAGAGGTTTGCAGAGCGGATATACGCATCTTCGCCAACGCCAAGGTTATTCTGGACGTTGGTGTCACCGCCTTCAATGAAAAACTGGCCTGTGTTGACGCGGATGCGATGTGTGAACAGATCGGTGCCGTTCTCGAAGAAGATCTTTGAGCCGGATGCTCCACCGTCACTGACGCCGAGATCCTCTGAATTGACAATGATGGAGCCGCCAGCGTAGGTCGCACCAGACTCGCGATCCCATGTCATGATCGGCGCGCTTGAAACGTTGGCATCCTTCAGGACAAGCGTATTGTACGAGTTGCCCGAATCGAGGTGGAGCCAGAACTTGGATGTACCGACGTCGTTCGCAAAGTCGATCGACGCTTCTCGCGTGGCGGCGCCGAGAACAGTCGGGGTGTTGTACAGTTGAATGCGGTTCGTTTGCAACGCACCAGACAGCAAACCGACCACACCAGTCATCGAGACGTTGTAGAAACCGTCTGTGGTCTGCCAACCAAGGGCTACGCCGTCGGCATCAGCCTTGAAGTAGGGATCAGTAGTAATGCCAGGGACTTCAAGCGCATCGTTGAATGAGAATTGCTGAAGCGATGCTTCCCACCGGAGATTCTTTGAGCCATCTGCGAATTGGATGATGCTGTCATTGACTCCAACAGCTGCATATGACGCGCCGACGCGCAGTGTTTCGTCTGCAATGACCTCATTGGTTGCAGAAAATGACTGAGCGCACCCTGTGGGTTAATGAAGCCGTTCTCGTCATAGAAATAGATAGTCGACGCGGCGTTCTCACCATCGTAGTTGACGTAGAGACTACCCGTGATGTTGCGAACGCCATCTTGATCTGAATGAACCTTTGTCCAACCAGTCTCGGACCAGTCAGTACTCTTGGTCTTCAGATACATGTTGCCGCCGGCGGCACTACTACCACCAAGGAACAAGCTGCCTGTATCTGCAGAGAAGATTCCCTCGGGATCCTGGAAGAATGCTGAGCGTGATGTCATGATACGCTGCATGCGTCGACCAAACGGATGCGAGCTATCAAAGTTGCCAAAGATTATATCGGCTGTGTTGCTTCCATCAGTCTCATCCTTATCAAGGATACGAGTACTGAACTGGACCGCGTGCTTCGAGGTCCAAAACTGGTTTGTATTCTGCTGGGGCGTGATGCCTGACCACGAAATGAAGCCGTAGTCATTTTCCGGGTCGAGCATCCAGTCAATAGCAAGTCCACCGCGGATCACATTCTGGTGTCCGCCGCGGAAGTCTGCAGAGTCCACATTGCTTCCAGAGAAACAGATTTGCGCGCCGGTGAACCCAAACGTCTCGATCCGTGGATGCCAGAATTCATTGTTCGCACCCTCACATAGAATTGTGTACTCCTCACGAGATCCCTCGAGACATGGGCGCACGAACGTATTCTTGCCTGGACCGAGAAGCCTGCCGTCTGGCATGTACTTCGACCGAATCCAAATGTGCTTGATACCGGGTACTCTGGTGCCGCCCGTAGATACGCCAGCATTGATGTCACCGCCGTAGAACGTGTTCTCGTTGACCCAGCCAGAATTTGAGTATGAAGTATCGAGGAGCAAGCCGATCTTGCAGCCCTTGATGGCGCTGAGGAAGAAGTGGTTGTGCTCTGTACCACGTGGCTCGTTGATTGGCGCCGTGAGTAGAACGCCGGTATCACAATCATGCACAGCGCCAAAATACACTGTGCTCCAGGTCATGTTGTAGATCTCAACGCCAGTGATCGGTGGGAAGATATCGCCATTGCTTGGATATTCTGGCGTGCGTCGAATGAGGATGGACGGGAGCTCCATGGTGCAGTCCTTGAACTGCGACCAGAAACCTTCACCATTCAAGCCTGCGTAATCAGTTGTATCTCGTGGCGCACCCTTATCAATCTGAAGAACTGTTCCCGTGAACCCAGATTCTGGTGTGACGAGTGTTGCGGTACGACCCCTGACTGGAGCCTTTGCCATGATGGTATCTGACACGAGGAACGTGCCATACATCTGTACCTGCCATGATTCTTCAGCGGCTCGAAGCCGAGCCGCGTTGACTGCATTAGCCGATCCAGTGATATACGTTGGTGTTGCAGCCGTGTTGAGCTCAAAGCAATACTGAAACGCTGCGTTGATGGCAGCTGTGTCATCGGTCAGACCATCGCCAACGGCGCCAAAGTCATACGGCGTAACAATCCGCTCACGGTGATTCTTGAGCTCAGTAAACGCAGAGTTGATGATATCACCTGAGATTGTCAGGTCACCATCAACTGTCATGTTATTTGATGCGTAGAGCTCACCCACCGTATCGTCCCAGCCAATGAACCATGTTCCAGGCACATCAGGCTTTAACGTCATTCCAAGCGGATTGCCAAGTCCTTCGCCGAGGACGAGCGTTCCTGTCGTAGCAGTAACAACAGTAAACTCAACAGCCGATCCAGTCAGTGCGTATTGTGGATGATCGTTGTCGAGGAGTCCTGTTAGATCGCCGTGTTCGGTGACGCCTCCGCCGCCAGAACCGGCGTTGAACTGAAGCGTGACAGCAGACGTACCAGAATCATACGTGAAAACGTATCCGTCCTTTGAGTCTGGCACGTTGTCATATGTCAGGAACTTGGGCTCGGCGTTATCCCATCCAATCTGGTTTCCGCGAAGATAGAAGTTGCCCGTCGTATCAATAGCTGCAACTGGGATATACCCTGGACCTACTCGTGTAAAGACCCAGCCACGATCAGCGTTCGAGGACATCGTAAACCGCATGGAGAAGTTTATTTCGTCTTCATCCGGGTGGTTTTCACCAACGGTCCACCTGAAGCCATAGTAGTCATTGGCGATCGCTTCAGCACTAGATCCGCCGCTACCAACGTCGATGGCATAGAACCCGGTCATGTCTGCACTGGTGGAGTGGTCGTTCCACTGAAGGCCGTGACTCGTAGTCAGATCATTTGGGCCGCTATCGAGCACGCCTCTGTCATCGTTGAAAAATGTCAGATGAAGAAGCTTGCTGCGGATATAGTCAGAGTCAAACCGATTTGGATATTCCGAAATGGTGGTGTCGAGCGTCGAAATGTCAGCGGTGTTCTGATTAACTTGTGCAGCTAGACCGCCGAGCGAATCACTAACATTAGTGACGGACTCGCGGATGTCGTTGAACTCGACATCAAAGATATCTGCTAGAAGGTCGCCAGGATTTCTCCAGACCAGTGTCTGTGAGAACGGCTCAAATGCCAACACAGAATTTGGCGGAGGAGAAGACTCAGTGATCGGAATATTGGCCAGACTGAATTCGACAGTAACGTCGTCTGGCGTCTGCTGCTCAAGCTGGTCGAGAACGGACAGCGATTCAATATCAATCTCGCCTGTTCTAAGCTGTTCCCTGAGTTGTGCGAAAGTTGCTTCGGTGGCATCGGCAAGTTCACGGACACTACCGGAGAGTGCATATTGTGGATGGTCGTTCTGATCTAAGCCCAGGAGTTCAGAGTGGCGAATCGATTCAGCCTCTTGGAGATCTGTCTCCTGATCGAGAAACACCTTCTCCATGATGGTCAGCGGAACCCCATTGACCACCCTGCGAAGCTTGCGAATATAGTATGTTGATCTCATTACTTGAAGGCTAGGGCCCAGTAGCGAACCACAGCATCTGAACCAGTTGCAGTTAGATTCTGCATGATGTCAATGTGTGCAGTTGAGCCAGGGTCGATCTTGGAGCCATCCTTGAATGTATCATACACTGAATAGTCTGCCCAATCCATGTGCGATAGAAACATTTGGATGGTGTTCTCCTTGTCGAGGTCATCTGGCTGGCGGTAAACGAACGCCTCGGGATTGTAGTCATCAAGGAGGACAGTTCGCGAACCGGCTTGATTATAGTAGACCTGGTAGATACCGGCTGGCAGGGTGATGTTGTAGCGGCCTTGTGGGCCAACAACTGTCGAGAATGTCTCGGTTCCATCGGTGAAATACACCGTCGTGCCAACGTTTAGTGGGAAGATGCCGGTGGCGTTCAATGTATAAATACCATCGGACTCTTTGGTCGGGAACTTAATCTCGACAACGATGCGTGAATCCGTTGCCGCAGCATCGAACGGAACATTGAGCTCGACGACACGCCATGTTCGGCCGGCGTCAAAGCTTACCCTATACTTGCATCCATCATCTGCATCGGCTGTCAGAACCGCCCTGGTGACGTCAAAAACGCCAAACGGCCTGAGGTCCAACGGCTTGGTCTTGTAAACCATGTCACCATCCCGCTAGGCTTCGGGTATAAATACCGGGGCAGCCATCAATTCAGCCGCAGCTTAGACACACCATTCACCTGTGAAACCGTGACAACGTGGTCGGCACAGTCCTTCAGGGCGTCGATGTGCGTGATGAGCACGATGTTGTCGAACTCGCCCTTAACATTGTCGAAGAACTTCTGAACTAGATAGACATTGTCGTTGTCCAGTACATCGAAACCCTCATCGATGATGCGCAGTGTAGGCTTGTTCAGCGTGCTGATCTTGAGCAGCACGTGACGGATAGCCATGTTGGCGATGAACTTCTCCATGCCAGACGCCATGGTGATAGAGCGGGTGTCGTCAACTTTGTCATCATATCGCATGACAATCTCGATGTTGTCATTCCCATCTTCGATCTTGAAGTAGACGCCGAAGCCGACGATGGGCGACAGAATCTTGTTTAGCTCATAGTTGATGACAGGCACGTACTTGCGGAGAACCGTAATGGGAATGCCGTTCCGATGCATCGCCTTGACATACCAATTGTAGAGCTCGTACTTTCGATCATTGGTTGCAATCTCAGCTACTAGAGCCTCAAGCTCTTCAATCCGAGCCGTAGCCACCGCAAGGTCCGAAGATGCCTCTGTAACCTCGTCGTTGACACGATCGCGCTGATCCTGCAGCTTCCTGATCTGACTCTTGGTCTCGTCAATTTGCTCAGTCAGCGCTCTGTTGGACTTGACGATCTCCTCGTTCTTGGCGATGATCTCAACCTTGTCCTCCAGCATGGCTAGAGCCATTTCCTTTAGCTCAATCTTGCTGTCGATCGCAACGGCCTGGGTTCGGCACTCTTCGGCCTGATGTGTAAGCTTCTGAACTGCGCTGCGAACCTGAGAATTGTCGGCAAGACGCTGAGCAGCCTTCTGTGCGCGTTCGATCTTGCGAGAGAGCTTTGCCCCCTTCTCAGCTAGCTCGTCCAACTCTTCAGTGTATTCAGCAAGATGCTGGCGCTTGGTCTGGGCCTGCTTCAGGAACACGCAGCCGGCTGTTACATCGTTCTCACCGACTGGACATGACGGATTACTGGACAGCTCCTCGTTCAAGCTCTTCTTGAGGGCACGCAAGGTCGTCATGCGGTTAGCGACGCGCATGTCGGCATCCATCAGCTCTGGCAACTGATCGGCAAGCTTGACCATTTCCTCAGTCTCGTCCTTCAGCATTGCCTCGGCCTTCTTGGCGCGGGCAAGATAGTCGAGTTGTGACGCAGTCTCCTGATGCTTCATCTCAGCGAGCTGATCTAGATCGTTTGACACATCGGCCATCTGATCCTCAAGCTCCTCGCGGGTCTTGTCGATCGTGATTGCGGAATTGATTGAACTGCGGAGGGTCTCGAGCAAATCGTTGCGTTTGCGCAGTTGCGTACCCAGGTCGCGAGATAGCTTGCGCTTCTCACTTACCATTTTTTTAGCCTGCTCAGCCTTTTCGCGAGTCTTTGTAAGCAGTCGAGTCTTCGCGTCGAGGTCCTGCACCTTACGGGCGCTATCAACCTCACGAAGAACTTCCTTCGCGAGATCGTGCTTCTTGTTGAAGATCTCGAGGCCAAGGAAGCGAGCCATATTTGCTGCACGAACTGACGGATTCTGGAAGATGAACTCGTGCTGGCTGGACTGTGTGGTTAGCGTCGTTGTGAGGAAATCATCATACGAGCCAATGGCGTTACGGATGATCTTCTCGGTCTCGTTGCGTTGAGTCTCTGTGAGGTCCTCAACAGTGCCATCCTCGTGAACCCGCTTGAGCTCGAGGTCGGTTCGTGTCCACGTGTACTCACCTGTGCGCTTCTTGAACTGCATCTTGGTCACGCGAGTGATCTGATACTCTACACCGCGGATCGTGATGTTGAGTCGAACGCTACACTTCTTAGCCTTGGTGACCTTATTGATGAGCTCGTGATTCTTGACATCGCGTGTGGTCTTGTTGAAGAGGGCATAAAGGATGGCATCGATCATGACACTCTTGCCAGACCGGTTGTCACCAAACAAACCTACGACTCCACGCAGCTTGCGGAAGTCGATAATCTCGGGTCCTTTGTAAGACATGAAGTCCTTGATCTCGATGCTATTGATCTTCCACACACTCTGGTGGAAGTCCTCCATATCAAGATCAGATGCCTTGTCGAAGATCACCTTGTCGATGTCTACGATCTCGGCCTGCATGTCTTCCGGGAGCTCGTGTGCGACAAGCCACTTCCTGAGTAGATCTTGCTGCACATTGAGCTCGCGGACGTCGAGCACTGTGTCGATGTCTAGGTCGGTGCCGCGTGACTTGCCCGGCTTGAAATCAATCCGAACGGAGAGGGGCTTGTACTTGTCGTGCACCATCTGTGTGAGCTCATTGACCAGGGAACGGCTGATGTCTCGCTCGGCGATCGGCCATATGACTCTGACGCGGCACTTAGGAGGTAGCTCAATATCTGGTAGTTCGCCACCATCTGCCTGGATTGTGTAGAAGCCATAGTCATTCTCTAGCTTGACAAACTCACTGTCGTAGTTGTCGCGGTCCTTGATGTCCCACAGGAGATATCCCTTGTCCAGGGTCTCCCCAAAGTTCTGCTGGATGGTTGATCCAGCGTACTGCATGCGCTTAGGAAGCGTCTTGCGATACCTCACCTTGTAGGTCTTGCTCATTGTCCAAATCTGCAACCTCGATGATCTCGACGTTGTCTTGGTCCTTCAATCGCTTCAGCTCCTCTTCGGTGAGTGTCTCCTCGAGCTCAACCTCACGCTCTTCGCCGAAACCTTGGCGACCATGAATGTCGCCCAACATCACGATGTCGCACTGATCGAACTGGTCCTCTGAAGCATCTGCTTCGGTGAGGTAGTAATCATTGTCCATGCGACTTCCACGAACCGCCCCGTGGAATAGGCCGATGTATGTCTTGTCAGGGTCCTTCTCAAAAGACAGCTCTTTGCCGTCCATCATAGACCACGCTGCGTATACGATGTTGGTTCCAGGCACCTCATAGAGACCAGTCTTGGTGTAGTAGTGGATCTCATGTAGGTTGCCCTTCTGCTTCTTGATTGCGTTGATTACCGGTGAGAGGGCGTCCATACGCCCCTTGTTGGACATGTTGAGGTCGTGATTACCAGGTAACACGTCCACTGGTGCGACCCGGCGTAGACCGTTAAGAAAGAACTCCATGAGCGAAATCAGCTCTGGAGACATGGTGATTTTGGAGTGGACCAGATCGCCTGCGATAACGATTCGATCAGGCTTCTGCTCCTTCAGCTTCTTGAACATTCGACGGAACACCTGACGGTATTCGTCATGTCGTTGGTTTAGTCTTAGATGTACATCTGCGACATGTGCTATGCGGACCACAGTGACTCCTCAAATGTCATTCTATGTGCCGAGTCTAGGATGCCAAGAACCGCGCTCTTTCCACCCTTCTCGTATGCGGAGCTCAGGTCTCCGTATTGGTCTGGGACTCTTGTGATGCGCACATCAACTCCAAGATCATCAAGGACCTTATACGCCGCCTTGCTCTTGTCCCAAGCTTCTGCGTCAAGGCAAACAGTGACCGGAGTACGGTTAGCTCTAATCTTAGCCAGAAGCTTCTTGTGACTGCGGATCTCAGTACCAAGAATCGGTACAGCATTGAGTGCGATGAGGGCGTCGAAGACGCCTTCAACGAGGACGACAGGGCTTCGCCAGTCGATGAACTTCTCACCGAAGATGATGCTCTGCTTGCTGATGCTTGGGTTGCGGTACTTTGGAAAGACGCTGTCGTAGAACCCACGGGCCACGTAATACTCGAGCTCGCCCTGTTCATTGCGGCTCGGAATGATGACACGATGCTTGTTCGGCCCTTCGTCGGCATAGGCAATGTCCCACTTCTTGATTAGTCGTTCGTTGATGCCGCGGTCCTTGAGATAGTTCAAAGCCGCCAGGTAGTGAATTGAGTCGTCCCACCGCACAGTGAGCGACCTGAAGGAGCCTAGTGACTCCTTTGGTGTGACGTCAACCTTGGGGCCACGGGCGGGGGCTGTCTCAATGACGCCAGCTGCCTCACTGTAGATCGGCAGGGTGCGCAGAATAGCCCACTGGCGTTCGGATGCGTAGTCCTTAAACAACCGAAGTAGCTTGCCACGATAGCCGCAGGCCCAACAGTTGAACACGCCCTTGGCTGTGTTGACCTCTAGGTTGTACTTGTTGCCGCCAGCATCACACTTTGGACAGTTGAACGGTACGTCCGCTTGGCCATGTGAGAAACGACGGGGAAAGCCGAACATCTCGCTAAGGAGATCAACGACTGTCTTCTGAATGTATGTCATCACGCTTCACCGTCACGCAATGTTGGGGTTAGCAAGTGTATGGGCTTCGTGAGCTAGCGCTATGACGGCGGCATCTGCCATGTCGAAGTTGGTCTTGACTAATTTGCCACTTCTGGGGCCATATAGCCATTCAACTCCCGGGAAGGCTTCGGCAACCTGAGCCCACACAGTCATCTTACGATCCTCACCCTTCTGGAATTTGAGGTCGGGGAACGCAAGCTTGCGGGCATGGTTGACGTTGTAGTACACGGGCTCCACACCAAACACCATGAAACAGATCACGGCGATCATGCCGTTGAACATGGACAGCTTGGATAGGATCTGTGCGCGTGAGGCACCAGGCTTATACATGACTAGGGGCTCCTCGATAGCAATCTCGGTGACACCCAGGTTCTTGTACTTGCTGATGTGGTCCTTGAAGTCCAGAGCCTTGGCGAAAAGGTTCTTCTCGCGCTTCAGATTTAGGAACTCGAGCGACTTCAATCGCTCTCCTGAGGTTGGGTCAAGCAGGCAGATGCCTATGACACTTGTAGAAACGTCTAGTGCTAGAATCATAACAACCCTTCATTGGTGAAGTCATCGTACTGTGTACAGAACCGGTTGCAAACCGTTACGGCATGATGTAAATGAATGCGATGTCGCCGAGGGCCTTGGCTTCCTTTTTTGCCATGGCCAAAGCCTTCTTAAGTGGTAGTGGACCACCACTTCCTTCTCGGGTTGGCCAATACATCTGACCGTCTCTGTCATTTCTTGTCTTACGGAACTGGAATGCCCAGTTGCCGGTGCCTCTGGGTTCCCTACCATGCGATGCAACATACTGAGCTGTCTCCACAGAGGGGCCAGCTTCCGTAAGGACTCGCTGGACCTCTTCACGGATCATCTGGCGCAGTTCGGACTTTCTCATTGTTCAGCTCCAATGTTGATTTCGACCTTAAGGGTCAGTGTCTCGAGTGTGTTCTTGACAACTGGCTCGCTAAGCTTACCATACGCCATGACCACGTTGTTGTCGTCAACTAGTGCGACCTCTGTGATGTAAATATCATCAGCTTCATCTGGACGGAAAAGTGCCTTGCGCTGGTCGTACGTGTGGTTCGCAGTCGTGTTAAACTCATTCTGGCCGGCGTGGCAGAAGTAGACGAACTTGTACGACTCCGTCACGGTGCGATAGAACAGGCGTGCATTCTCTTCAGCTGCTGAACCGGTGAAGATCACTGCTCGACGATTGTCGGTGTTGCTCTGCTCATTGGTGCCACCAGAAACTGTGCGTGCGGCAAAGCTAGCCGACGAAGCAGCCCAAATGCCGCTTGAGACGACGTTGTTGGTCAAGAAGCCGCGGCTGTCTCGCACTGCATACCTGTCATCGAAGAGCACGAAGATGCCCTTTTCCAAGAAGCAGATACCGTAAACAACATCACCGTTGCCCTCATCAGGATTGCGTGTGAAGTGTGTTGCCCTGAGGTGTGGGAAGAACACCTTGCCATCAACGTTTGCACCAGTCCAACTGCTTAGACCAGCATTTGGATGAACGACCTCATTGATCGTGCCAGTGTATGGCATTTCAGTTGGGCGTGAGCCCTTGCCAATACTGTTTGGACCAGTGCTGTCCGGCATGAGATATGAAGAAACGCCGCCGTAGACGCTATAGTCATAGGGCCGGGCAACTTCATATGTGGTGCGCTCGTCATACTCACCAGCAAACGATGTGCCGAAGAACTCCACGTAGTCGCCAGAGGTAGTTCCAGTTGGGACACGAAGGCGGACCGTGTTGCCATCAATGTATGTTCCACAGCCAGACTGCGGAATCGTTGCGATGAGCATGATGTCAGCATCATACCAGTCGATTGCGCCGAAGAGGTCGTTGATCTCATTCTCGTCAAGATCACGTTCGCGCGAGAGACCAAATGACATGAAGAGGTGCTTCAGGTCATCCGTATTCCACCGCGACACATCACGATCGACCATGTACCAGGTGAGACCCTGATCTTCAGTGCCAGACCCGTCTCCATACGCATACAGTGCTGAGCTGTAATCTGTATCCAGTCCGACGAAGCGATCCTCGGTTGCTAGCACCTTGAACTTTCTAATGTCACTCATTGTCTACTCCTATCGGACCAAATCGATCACGACTCGGGTGACTGCACCCGTATCTGAGCCTTCAAGCCTGAACTCTACTGACCAGCCAGTGTTGGCACCAGTACCTGGGCCTACGAAGCGATCAAGCCACGACGAGGCGAGGTCTCCAGTCTGTGAAAAGACAAGCTCAGAAGTTGCTTCATCAAACGACCAGTCGAAGTTGGACAGAAAAACGCTACGATAAAATCCAGCTTGGAACCCAGGCACATTTGGGCCAAGGGTGTCGACCAGTGATGACTCCGCATCATATCCTTCATCGTAACCAGCACCTCGAGGCCATTGTGTTTCGACCTTCCAACGCTGTTCACGGCCGGCAGATTCACTTGCCTGGAATTGTACATAGTGGCCTTCAGTCGACGCATGCTTACCATCAACAAGAATCCCGGGGTTGCCCGGACGGAATTGGCCAGCAGCCAAGACGTATGATCGAATGCGTGAAAGCTTCTCGCCTGGCGACGGAACGAAGCCACTAGGCAGGGCACCGTATCCTGCATCAATAGCTGCGTAGTTGCAGTCCGAATCGCCCAGCGCGAACTTGGTGATGAACGAATCAATGTCACCTTGAATACCAGCAAGGAGCTTCGCACGACCATTGGTCGTGAGGAACGCCTGAACGGTTACGGTGCTTGCACTATCTACGAACGACATGTGTTCTCCTTACAGGTCTAGTTCGAGCTTGACAGTCACGAACTTCGTGCTGTTCTTCTTGATTGGGCGGGATAGCTTACCCACCATCAACAGTTCGTTGGACTCATTGTACAGACCAACCTCTGTTATGTATACATACTCGTTGCTGCCCTCATCAAACGTGATGTTCTGGGTGTTGTTGAATTCGTTGTTCTTGGCGACACAGACAGCCGATGTCTTGTAAATGTCAGTTGCGTAGTTGCCGCTCATATATCCAAACAAGAGTGGCTCGCTACCAATTTGTAGATCAGAAGATCCAGACAGGTTTGTTCCAGCCCACGAATAGGTCTCACCACTTAGATCATACCTAAACGAGCTTGAGTCATCAACGATGATTGTTGATGTGTTCAAGAAGTTTCCAGTCCAAGCCGCTTCGGCTGGCACACCGGTCATCACACGCCAACTGGTTACATCTGGACCTGACGCGTTTGTCGCACCGGTTGCCATATAGAGCTCAACCCACGATGCAACGAATCCGTCAACGTCATTCGCGACACAGTTTGTTCCACCAGTTGCCTGAAGCAGCTTAGGAATCGATACGCTGAAGTTTCCAACGCTGTCGGCTGGGACATCAACACGCTGAATGTATTGGCAAGGGAGACCGGCAAGAGCTTCGCCGTATCCAAGATAAGAACCGCCGAGCTCAGTAGTTGGCCATGAGCCATCCGACGGATCACGTTCGACCACACGGTAGGTGATGTACCACGAAACATCAGATGCACCAGACACCCAACCACCGCTTGCCGGAACAAACTTCACAGAAGAAGGAGGCAGCGTCCATGAACGGTCGTTAATCATCATGAGTGCCGCAGCAAGTTCTGGATCTGTGATAAGTGCGATCTGCTTATCGTAGAAAACCTGACCGACGATTGTGTCATTTGTTGTCACACCGTCTCGGAGATAACGATAGCGCAAGCCCGTTTCCGGGTCACGCTGTGTTGTATCTGCAGAATCATATAGGTCTAGGCCGGGCGATGTATTCTCATGCCACAGCACCCACGGCAGGCGTAGCAGCGTGTTGCCCGGATACCAGCGATTAACGACACCGGCTCCGGAGAAATCGGGGTGGATGATCGCGTACGTGGCACCGGACCCACCAGTGAATCCGACATACGACGCGAAACCACGAGTCTTGCGAGATGCCGTCAAGGTGTTGTAGTCATAGCCGTCAAAGAATAGGCGCTCCGCAGAATCAACACCAGAGGTACCAATTAGGCCAAACTTATCATCTGAAATCGTGGTTGTTTCTGTTGAATAGCTCCGTGTGTCTCCACAGACGCCAAGCAGATATGCGCCCACGTTGGAGCCAGCTTGATTCGAAGTATTGAATATTTCACGGTCGACAGTGATCGTTTCATTTACCGTGTCACTCGACACAACCTTGTAGAACAAAACTGGTACCGATGTTCCGTCTCCTGGGAAGGCCTGGTCCCACCCAATTACTGAGCCGGGCGTGCGGCCCGTCTCACACATGATAACAGCCAAAGTGAGGTCCGTTGCATTAGTGAGCAATGAATCTACAGCTGCAGACGTAGCATACTCAAACGTTCTTCCACCGGTGATCGTATTACCATTGAGTAAAACTGGCTGTGCATCTGGAGACAGGTTATCGTTTGGCGCATCATCTGGTACGTGAGATGCATCCGACTCGAATGATGAGCTTGAGGTGGTTACACGCTTGATGGCAACCTGACCAGGTAGGAATCGCTTTGTAACGAACAACGCTTGCTGAGATTCACTATCCTCGGTTGTGTCTGCAGTCTCGGCCAAGACCGTGATTGGCGCGGATGAAGTAGCAACTGATCCGTCAGCCTTATAGATGCGCAGAGTGACAACATAGTTGCCGTCCTCCGTGAACACCTTAACAGGGTTGATCTCAGTCGAAGACGAGCCGTCGCCGAAGTCCCATTCAACGCGGACATATGGGCCAGAGGAAGTATTGGTAAACGACACCTCGAAGGGCGCATTGCCAATTGTCGAACTAGGTACGAAGCTGGCTAGAATTTCCATGAGTCAATCACCCAACGCTTACATCTAGGATCGCAAACCGACCCGTTGTTTGGCCAATGACCTTGACCTGTGTGGTCCCCGTGACATCGTAAGCAACAATGGAAGCGGAGCGAGTATTAGAAGCCGGGATGATCGCAAAGTCGTAATCTTCAAGCGGTCCCAGATTTACCCACTTATATGTCTCAAAGTACTGTCCCTGCACGGGCGGCCAAGAGGTTGTGACCTGTACCGACTTAGACTGGTCGACGGATAGCTCAATTGCTGCCGTTGTCAGCGTTACAAACGGCGTGCCACTGGGAATCGTTCCACTGGCGTAAAGCTTGCTCTTAAAATCGACCTGGTAGTTATCGGGCCTGGAAACAGTGCTACCTGTGACGTCTTCATCATCTAGCGAATAGTCGATTTCCGAATCGCCGAAGGCGAACTTCACAATGTCGAACGTATCCTGCTCGAAGAACCCCTTGGTAAGCAGCTCGCGACCCTTGTCAGTCAGCTTGACGTTGACAATGGATGTGGTTGCTGTTTGGGGTAGGAATGAACCGCTCATGCGTTACCTCACGTGTATAAATAGCGTAGCCAATTGCTTTTGGTGTCAAGCTCTATCCCTGGAAGATCGGATTGTCGCCATCACCCGTTCCGCCGCCGCCAGTAATTGGTGGCTTAATTGGGGGCTCGGGAATGTCAGGGTTGACACCCTCCTCGCTGTCGCGATCGAGGAATGGTCCAGTATAGAAGAGCTTGGGCTCTGTATGCGTTACGCTTTCAAGCACATAGCCGAACATAGTCAGCTTCTGCTTGGTGTTTCTAATTCTCCACCAGTACCACGTCTCTGGCTCAAGAGTTGTCTGGATCGTATAGATTGTGCGATCGTCAGCGCCCTCCTTAACTGGTGTGTTGATCGTTGTTGATGTAAACCACTGTGCGGCCGAAATTGTATCGTATGATGCGTTGAGTTGTTGAGTCGGCGGGTCACCGGTTGCAGGACCATCGTTGTAGAACTGCACTTCAAGCAGGTCTGCATCGCCGACTCCTCGCCATGCTAGTTCAACAGAAGCGGTATCAGTTGCACCTGACTCTAGCGGCTGCGTCGTAACAATGGCTTCCTTAGAGGTGCGCATGTATACGAAATAGTCACCATAGTAATAGATGTCGTTGATAATCTTGAGCGGATAGTTAGAGCCAACAGCATTACGACCAGAGTAGATCGTTTCGAAGTACGTTTCCCCCGTGAAGCCAGATGTTACCTCAGCTTGGGCTTCCCATCGGATAAAGTATTCTTCCTTGTCCTGTAGAATATCTGCATTGAGGGAGTCTAGGCCGCCAATTTCTACGCTGCCTGAAATGACTGCATCATTCAAATCTTCAATGCCCACCAATGAATCGTCTGCTGGCCATCCAACGAAGTTTCCCTGATTAGCCTGTGTGAACACCTCAGACTGAACGGGTGATGCCCAGTCAAATAGTTCATTCACCTTAGACAGTGTTACGCTGGCCAACTCGGTGATGATTCTGTTACCAATGAATAGGCCGTCGTTCGACAATGTGAACTTCTCAGGATTGTCGCGGATGTACGGAACGACAATCAGTGCGCCGGCCAACTCTGAAGTTGTGAAATCATAGAACGGTGTGAATGCCGCACGTGTGTTCACATCGGAAATACCATACTTGCGAGAAAGCTCGGTCAAGAATATTCCGTAATCAGCAATGTCACCAAGGTTACGCTCCGCTGGCGGACGAAGCTCTGAATACAGGTACGCCAGGGCTTCGAGCACTGCATTGGGGTCAACGCGATAATCTTCCAACGCCTGAATCAGGTACACACGAACCGGACTGTTGAACAGTGTACGCATACCAACCTTAACGGCATTCCGGCCAACAGGAAGATCATCCAAGCCGATTGCTGGAGCTGTAACAATTGTGTTCGTATCAGTATAGATCGCACGGATGGTGACGAGCGTGTTGACGTATTGCGCCAGCGGAGTAATCGCGGAAAGCTGATCTCCCACTGCCAGCCCACGAACCGTGTTTAGACGGTATGCACCGGTGCGATTTGACTGTGGTGTGAAGTCAGATCCCTCATATGATGTCTGCATAACAGTGAATGCAGAAGAGCTGATTCGCGAACGGTCTTCTTCTGATAGCCTCCTAAACAGTTCAACAGAGATGCGATTCGCACCAGAGGACGACATGTTTGACGCTGAAAGATACAGATCGAACTTGTTGTCGTTGGTTACAATCAATGCCGATTCTGAAAACGCAGTGAATGCAGCAGTGCCACTCGTTGCAGAATATGAAACGATAACCGGCGTGTCGACTTCATAAACTGCACCACCTGGAACGTCAACGAGATCATATGTGTCTTGAGGCTGTTCAACGTAGTCTGCAGTCGTTGCTTGAGTTGGAATATTGACACTGGCGGAAGTTGACTTGAACGAAGCTGGCGAGACAGTTTCAACAGTTGCCTCTGGACGAGTGACTGTTGTTTGCCGGACAGGCATTGAGTCGATCTCGGCAACAGGTCTGAGCTGCTTATTCGCAGAAGTTGACGTCGTGTCGACGAACGCAGCTGGGTTAGGTTGCTTGACTCCGACCGGCGGAAGTACCTTGATTTCCAGCTCTTCGTTGAAAGGCTGGTCGACGTCGCCCTCAGGCTCCCAAACGTGCTTCTCACGGTGGAACGGCAAATTCTCAATGATCGTTCCCTGAGCGAGCAGGCGTGAAGAAGCCGGAATGAGCTGGCGGACGATCTCGAGGTAGTTCTCTTCGATGAACTCAACGAAAGGCGTGAAGTCGCCAATCTTGTACGCGTTACCACTATTTGCCAGGTAGCTTGTGTAGACGGCCTCGAGAAGCGGATATCCATGTGCTGTTCTATGTGAACCATCAGATGGCACGAACGCATTGACGAGCTCGTATTCAAAGTCATAGATCGAGTCCGTGCGTGCAGACAGCTCGATTGCGACTCCGTTAACATCTGTGAATGTCAAATCCGTTGTTGATGCCCAATCGTACACATCCCTGAACACTGCCTCAGCCTCAGAAATACCAACGTCGAGGTACCTGGCATTGTATAGTGGCCTGTTGGTGATCGTCTCAACGGATGCATCCTCTGGGTCAATCCAGACACGAGTCTTTGTGTTGCCAGTGTTTAGGAAGATTCCGGTTGGGATTTCACGCAGATACAGTGGCTCAACAAAGGCGACATCTGAGAAGTAGACATACTCCTTGAGCACAAGCAAATCTGCAGGCACGCCATAGATGTCGAAGACGGTCTGCAGTGCGCGGCGGGTTCCCTTAGACTTCCAGATGCGAACCAGGCTTGACACGATCCGACGCCAACGCTCGAAGTTGATGTCAGCGGGGGAAATTGGCGGGAGAGAATCAGTCACACCAGTTGCATAGCTGTCAAAGATCGACAGCCTATACTCTGTAAGATCCTGTCCCTTAGAGTCATGTGATAGCGTCCAGCCCCACATGTTGGCGAGCTCATATACAAGCTCACGTGGCACATGGTCGTAATCTTGATAGCCCATTGTGTGGGCATATGCCATCTGGTTCTGATACCTGGCAATGGCGTCGAAGCTCATACCCATAGTGAGGACCAGCTTCTCCAAGATCTGGTCATCATTGTCAAGGTACTTCATGCCCTGTGGAGTCAGTGACCGCCACAGAACATTACTTGGAATTGGTGTTCCAACAGTATCAGCAGACAGTGCGAGGGCGAGCTCTGCATTGACGAACTCGTCGTATTCTGACCCAGCAAACAAAAGTAGGTCTGTTACGCCGGCCGTTGATGGCCAAATGTTTGTGCGGCCGGGTGTGCCTTCAATGATGTCGCGCTCATATGGATACTGGACAAAGAACGTGTCCTTGGCTGAGCGTGTGGGCGAGATAGCATACGACAGGCCAGCAGTGACCAGATCTGGGTCACCAACCAGCGTAAACGATGTCTCCGTAGCAGTTGCCGTGATGCTCAAGATCTTATGTGCTGTCAAGACCTGATCTGCAGAAAACACAACAAACTCATACGGCTCCCAATCGCGGACATTGGTCGGATCAAAGTTTGCGATAGCACCACCGTCAGGATCTGTTAGGCCTGACGTTGGAATTGTGAGTGGTGGACCCGCGTCAAACGATGTGACTAGAAATCCGTTTGGGTACTCATCCTTGACGCGCTGAATAGCAATTGCCACACGGGTGTAAACTGACCCGAAAAGTGCCAAAGACTGCGTATCGTTGTAGTTTAGATCCAGCTCAACCGGGTCTTTGACCTGTGGCAAAGCTTCCGTTGCAGCCGTGTATGTTGTGCCTGATGTGAGATCTTCAAGCGTCCACGCACGGGAAGACGTAGGCTCATCCTGAAGCTCCGAAAGATCAACCTTCTTCGTCGTGCTCGGAGGCTGAGGCTTGTTGAGCTGGAATCCAAACTCATCTGCTGAACCGAGGTTGTCGATTCGCTCAGCCATCATTCACCGCCGTTTAGTGGTAGCCTGAACTCAATAGGCCTGAACCTGTCGTCAGGGTTTGCACGCTCGCCCAGGGCCCAGGTCTTGTAGACCGATCCGTCAAAGCGATACAGCGTCAAGACACCGTTCTCGCGGTTGAACTCGCGCTTTGCATAGTTTGCATATGCCAATGTCTCAAGATCATACTCGGTGAGGTCCAGGTCGATCATGACAGGCGTGAACTTGTTGGACCAGATACGAGCAACAGACTGCTCAATGAAATCTGGCGATGCCTCAATGACCGGACTGATTAGTAGCTCGGTCGCCTGAGATGAGAACTTGGATCCAACGATAACACGCTGATCGCCCAGTGGCAAACCTTGTGCGCCAGCTTGGGAGAACTCAATATTCCACCCGTAGAAGTAGTTGTCAGCCTGGTAATCTGCAAGGCTCGGTGTAGCTACGATACCCTCACCCGTGATCCTGTTGATGGCAATCTCGATTGGCTTTGGTCGGATCATCACAGCATACTTGCCTGGATCCTGGAGGTATCCGATGTCCATTGAATACACACCATTTCCCTGGTAGATGACCTCGCCGATCAGCGGCTGCCACTCGGAATCTGTCTCGTCAATCTTTCGGATGACGACCTGAATCTCGCGGGACGGATCAACCTGATTAGCGTTGGTGATGTTTGTGATTGAGTTTGACCTCGCCACGTCGATCGTCAGATTGTTACGCAGATTAAGCATCGTCTCCAACAAAAACGTGTTCAGGTTAGACGTCTGCTGCCAAAGGTCCTCATGCGATTCCTCAATCAGGTTACGTAGGAAGCGGATATTCTGTAACGTTGCTTCATGTGCAAGTGGAGGTACGCCGTCGTCAGCACCTTGTGGTGTTGGGATGAACGCGAAGTCGCCGAGCTGAATGATGTTGTTGTCAATTTCCGTCAGGCGACGATCAGCATATGCAAATGCGGCTCCTAGTGCACCCTGTGATTGAATTCGCAGAGCTTCCTTAAAGTCATCGGGATTATCAGTGAACGGATCGTAGAACAATCCACCGTAATCGGAGCGCTCGGTAAGCATAGTCTCATAGTAGTTTACACGCTCAGAAATGTACTCAATAAGGTCACCGCCATTATTGGTATCATTGGGACCAGATATGATACGGGAGATCGTCTGAAATACTGTGTTGCCTTCCTCAAACAACACCGGTGCATCCTTCTGACCCTGAGTCTCAAAGATTACTCGCTGGCTTGCGCGGACTCGGCGGGCAAGTTCATCAAATTGTCTATTGGAAAAGGGTCCACCAGGGCTCGACTGGCGGTTAAAGTCTCGGTCAAATGACCTTGGACCAGTGTTGTATGGCCTGACGACGTACTCAAAAATAACAACCAGGCCGGCGAGATGCTGCTCAAGCGATTCCCTCAAATTCCACTCTGGATGTGGATCATTCTCATTACGATCTGACGGCGCCTTACCAATCAGTTGAAAGTATCGTTCGTCGTATGCTCCGTTGCGTGACTCCAAACGACGCAAGGTCTGAGCCGATGGGTCTGCGCCAGTAAGCTGCGGATTGTCGCGCCACTTGCGGTGTGTCAGCGTTGTGTCCCGACGAGCACGGAAGCCACGAAGACTGTCAGCATTGTAGTAGTTTGTGAGATCAGTCTGTGAAAGGTCTAGGGGATCACGACGGACGAGGTCTCCCAAGTACTGCCGAGCATCTGGACCGTCGACTCCATAGGCTTTTGCAATGTCGGTAACAATCGACTCGAGGTAGGCTCGCTCGTATGTGAGATACGAATACGAGCTCTGACGTTGGACGCCCTCGGCGACTGTGAATAGTGGCGTTGGATCTGCCCAAAGCAGTCCCTCGGCTTCGTACTTGCCCTCATACGGATACCAGTCGTCCTCAGGTGTCGTCTCAAACAGGTTCAAACCATCTACAACGATACGATCTGTGCTGCTTCCAAGATTGAAAACCTGACGACGCTCAGCAGGAGTGCCAATTTCAGATTGCGCGCCCTCCTGATTGACTGTCTCATCAACTAGACCAGGACGACCATTGGCTGTGACCTCCGAAATGAACCCATCCTTGTACTTGTTGCTGATAACGTAAATGACATGATCTTCGCCGGGCTGCAAATAGAGGCGGAGCTCCGTTTCACCTATTGGCGAAGTTGCAACACTGGAAACGATCAGTGACTGGTCAACGGCCGATGGGTCAGGCTGACGGTATGCGATGGCAATAAAGCTTGCAGATTGATCCAGAGATGTCAATCTGAAGCCCTTGTCGCGGAGCTGCAGATCAGAGTTGACAGCGAGAAGATCATCGCCAGATGCGGATGAGAATCCGTAATTAGTCTTGATAAGCTGGAACGGAATGATCTTGCGCTCGAGGTCTGCGCGGAAGGCTTTGTTCAACTGGTTCATGATACTCCTCTATGCAACAAACCGGGCCGGTAGTAAATACCGACCCGGCTGATGTTTTGACGTGAGTATGTTTATCACCCGCGGCGTTGCATGTAGGACTCAAGAATTTTGATGGCAGCCATCCGATTGAATGCAGATGACTGACGCTTGAATCCAACCAAAAACGCATTCTTCATCATTGCATGGAAGCCTGGAGCGTTGAAGGATGACATCTGAGAATCCACTTCCTTGCTGAACTTTTCGAGCTTTTCAAAGAGATAGGCGAGCTCGGATGCTAGCTCTTCAGACTTAGCGAAGTCCTCGTCAGCGATCGACTCGTTGATACCGCGCCCTGGGGCGCCTCCAATGTCCTTATCACGTTGGGTTGCCTTAGCTTCCTTGAGGGGGACGTCTTTGTTCGCAGACATGTCCGAAATACGCATGAGCTGAGCTCCACGCTTCTTATTGACCGCTGCATATGCTTTCTTGCGGGCGGCGGATTCGCTGGAGGCCTTTACGGTCAAGGCCCCTTCTTTGCCCGTAGCAGACTTCCAATAAACGCGATAGCCCATCGACTCGGAACTGGCTTCTTCTAGCTCCTCATCATCGCCTTGCATCTCCTGCTGAATAAGTGCGCGAATTGCTTCACGAAGCGCTTCGTCGTCGCCGTCCATGTCGTCGGATTCGGTCTTGGACTTCTTAGGCCAAGACTTTGGTCGACTTCCCATCTTCTTTGGGGCTGATCTGCTACCAGACTTCGGTCCACCAAGCTGGCTAGATTCATCGACATCCGTTTCATTCTCGCCAGCGTCCCAATTTTTGTCGACGTGGTTGTAAAACTCGTCTCGCTTGTCGTCATCGAGCTCATCAGGGGAAGAAACTCCGTACTTATCCAATGCGCCGCGAAAAAACTGCTGATACTCGGTGTCCTCCTCAGCGATGTAGCGGCTAGTCTCCCCCAGCAGCATCTTGTTCATCTTGCGTACGCGATCGCGGTACGCTGGATCTGTCTTCTTCATCTGGGCTTACCTTCTTTTCAATGGAAGCGATTGACCGCTTGATCGCGGTGAGGTCCTTTGCAGTAAATACCGACTCTGCGTCGGCGATGATCTGCTTGACCTGCTCGAGGTGATATGCAATCGCCTCTTGTGGATCCAGTGGCGCCGGCGTGTTGTCGACAACCTTGACTATCTCCGATTTGCGAATCCGCGATCTACGCGGGCCTGGTGGTATTCTGATATGTCTCATTGCTAGTTCCGTAACCGCCTATGGTCTCTTCTAAATACCTATAGGGTTTGGTAAGAAGAGCATACGGACTTTTTTCGCATGAGCGAGATTCAGCACTGTCGAGCAAGATATGTTCTATCGAACAGACTCGTTGTGGGTGTATAAGTAAGAGAGAGGGAGCAGGCCGTACAGCTTGCTCCCTCACTTCATGCCACTCACTCTAAATGAGCGGACTACTCATCATGCAGTCCAAGATACTTCTCAATCCTGAGGAGTCTATTGGCAATGCAACCATGTGGAGTCTGGTGCTCAGCCCAGATTGAAGGGTTGATATTCAAAGCTACTTCTTCGAGCTCTTCATCCACATCTTCGTCATTGTTGAATTCGTCCAGCTCGTCACCAATCTCGCCGACAGTGTCCTCGAGCGCATTAGCATGCTCTTCAAGCTCGTGCGCAAAACCGTCGAGTGCTTCCAGCTTGTATTCAAGGTCAGTGAGAGAATCCCACTCGCTGACTTCGCCGAGCTTTTCGGCAATTCCTTCCAGCTGCTGCCGGATGTGCATGAGGTTGTCAAGTTGGGGATTGAGGTCCAGATGCATCACTTCTCCTCCACAGTGTAAGTGCCGTCGATGAAGATGCGCTGCTTCCCGACGATGTCAATGTAAATGCCGCCGCCGTTGTTGGTATCACCAACCAGCATGCGGCCTTCGTACGTCTTGATGACTCCACCATTGCAGTCATACAGGGTCACGACACGATCCAGTCCAGAAACACTGGACTGCATGCTCTTGCAGCCAGCCTGTTGAGAGGCACAGCCTGCGAACAGAACAAGGACGGACAGAGCGGCAACCCGCTTCAAACGATTCATCATTCTTCTCCTTCGCGGCAGGAAAGACAGAGGTGCCGCCCCTCATGTTCGACCCACTCAATGTCACCGTTGACATCACCGTTGTCGAGACCGAAACTGTAGTCGTAGCCCGTTGCGAGCATGAAATCGTCGAGTGGGAGCTCTTCTTCGTGTCCACACTCGTCACACGAAACGCTGATGTAGCCACCTTCAATCATGTCGGCCACCCTACACTTTCTGCGTTCTCAAGTCCGAGAACCTTGGACCATTCTTCCAGTTGTAGATCGTCACCGGCTCCAAACCGGACGGCGTGTCAGTGATACCATCTGCAACCAAGAAGATCCATTCGGCATCCACTTTGTAACCATCGCCCGACTCAGGCTCGCCGAACGCAGCCTTGAGCTCATCGTACGAGATGTTGAGGTAGCCCTGCAGGCTGGTGCCGTTGGCGTCCTCGTAGGTTCCGTGCTTCCACTGGGGCTTGTTCATCAATCAACCTCTGCGTTGTGGCCGAAGGCCGTAGTCTGCTTGGAAATGAAAGCCGCAGCGGCCTCCATCGTTCTGAACTTGTCGCGGACTGGCTCAACACGGACGGAATCCGGGTAGCAGCGCACGACTGAATACGATTCATTGGTGGGCTCTATAGCCAACCAAGATTTCGGAACGGGGTTCTTGTTGCTCAACGTCATGGATCAATCCTACCCTAAACCGTTGCGGTTGCACACCTTACGCGAAAGGCGAAGTGTTTGTGCGGCCCGTTGGGCTGAAGTCTGCGATGGTTAGGTCGTAGTCATGCGGCACCTGCAGGCGGCCGTAAGTGCGACGCCAATTCTTACCCATACGCTTGGGCGCCACCCAATACATGAATCTCGTGCCGTTGTCAAAGATCTGTGTTGCGAGCACGGGCGTAGTCTCGTTCAGCTTCCGCAGGATTGGCAGATACTCTCCGCCTGTCTCCTTGATAAGGTCCGTTGCGTTGCGGGGCCGCCTGCGTAAGAACTTCTCCATCGTCTCGAGCTGCTTCTTGGTGATCCGCTTACTCATCGGTGTCTTCATCCTCCTCGATGCCACAGATTTCTTTGAGCACAGACTCGTTGATGTCGATGTACGGCTCACGCGACGGAATGTCCCATGTGTGCCACCCACGGAAGTTTGCCTTTTCTTTGATCGCCTTGTAGATGCGCTGGCCTTCCTCGATCCGCTCTTCTTCAAGGATTGCAGCGAGCTCGAGGAAGGTCAAGTTGAAGCTCGGGGTGTTCATACCCTGTAATCCTCCCGTGCACGGTTGACTTCGCCGTCGATGTCAGCCCAATAGTCGTCGATGGCGTCGCAATACATGTTGGTGTTGGGCGGTGTGGTGATCGTACCAACGCCACACATGCCCTTGTTGATGTCGCCGATCAAGAGGATGTCCCCCTCAATCTCCTGGAGGATGGTGCCGTCGTCAGCCCAGAATGTGTAGACGAACGTCTGGTTCGCCGTATCACGACCACAGGCGCGGACCTCGTGAGCGATAATCATCATGACTGGACCTCCATGGCATCGATGCGATACTGGTCGTACGGGTGGATCGCACCCTCAACCTCACGTTTCTTAGCAGCCTCAGCTGCATCCCTTGTTGCGTAGAGGGCGATCACAGTGTCGCCCTCGTAGAACCAAGTTCCGATCAGCGCGTAGACGGTCATGTCAAAACCTCCTCATCGACCCAGTAGAACTCGACAAAGGTGTCGCCGCCGAGCTCTTCTTCACACTCGGCCATAGCTTTCATCACGGCATCGTGTGATGCGTAGACGCCAAGCGTGCGCTCAACTCTATCATACGTGACGCCGTACAGGATCCAAACCTTGCTCACTTCTTCGCCTTCTTGTTGGAGGCTGCACGAGCCTTCTCGCTCGCGATTCTCATCGGACGGAAGTTGTAGAGGGGGCACTGGGTTGCAGTGCATGCCTCAATCTGCCCTCGCCACCCACCGGGCTGCTCCGGATCATACAGGCACTCCTTGCACATGGCGTGGATTGCGAGGCGACGGGTTGCAGGCGCCTTCTTGGCGCGAGTCTTGACCTTCTTAGCCATTCTTGCTCTCCCCTTCCATCTGTCGCTGCACGGCCCGCGCCTGGATGGCAGCATCGCGCAGGACACACCACAAATGCTCTGCAACTTCGGGCATCAGCACGAACGTCGAGTCTGGCGACTGTACCGCGGTGCCCTGACTGAAATAGTTGATCTGCACGAGATCGCCATGGTCGTCATCCGGCTTCACTTCCCAGCATTCGCCGGACTCCTCAAGCCAGATGCGAGTGATGTGTTCGGTCGTGATCGTATAGTCCTTAGCCATCAGATGCTCAACTCCCTGCGTTCCTTAGCCGGATCGGTGCCCCACTGGTCGCGAGAAAGCGGCCAGACGAAGCCCCGCTCGTTCACGTAGTTGCGATGGTGGCGAATCTTGTGTGCACGAACGATGGTCTGAGCCATGTCGTGAGCGTTGTAGGGCATGCGGATGCGCTTCACGCTGCGCCACCAGCTCTCACGCTTCTCGCCACTAGGAGTGGTCCACTCGTGACACTTCAGGTCCGTCTTCTTCTTGTTCAGCTGGTACCACTGAACCTTGAACTTGTCGACGCTCCAATCCACATCGATGCGATGCGAACCGTACCATGCGCCAATCGCGCGGCGGACGTAGCCGCTGTGCAGGTAGAGCGCGTAGAACTCGCCGAACTCCTCGTCGTAGAACATCAGCGTGGCGTTCGTCAACTGGCGAGGCGACGAGACATGCTTCATGCCGGTCTCGCGGCAGATCCACTGGATGACCACCTCCGGCTGAATGCCATTCACTTCTTTCTGCCACGCTTCCGTGACCTTGCGGCACCGCGTGGGCGTCCAATACAGGCGATCACTCATTGTCGTCCTCCTCGTCGTCTGCGAACAGATTGTCCCAGCAGTACTCGCAGAGCCCGCTGATACCGTATTCCTTCAGCCCCTCGGGCGAGTAGATGTCGCCCGGACGCAGCTGGCCGGATCCACCGATCAGATTGAAGTCCGCACGCACGCTCTCGTTGCACTTGATGCACGTGCCACCACGGTGGGCATCGCCCTTCGTGCGGCCGAACGCCTCACGAGCGCAATCGTCCGCGTGCTTGTTGAGTGCGGCAGACGGGCTGCCACCGAAACGCGTATCAAAGTCCCTCATCGTATTCCTCCAGATCCACGAGAAGATCGTTGCTACGGGCCATGTCCGCAACCTCGTCTTCGCTCATGTACTGCAACGCCATCTCCGCCAAGTCGCGAGGCGCAAGTAGGCCATCGTCCATCGACTCCAACAGAAAGTTCGTGATGACTCTCGTGCGGGCATGCTCGTTCACATACCGCGTCGTTCCACCGACGTACCTCATCCGATCCACTCCTTCGCTTCGTTGCCCCAAATCATGCGGCAGATGTCGTCCACCACAGCACAGCCCTCACTGTCGGCAAAACCGAGCCGACCGTAGCTGTACAGAACTTTCGTGATGCGGTCGTAGCTGTCGCGGAAGCGATCGCCACTCGCGGCAGCCTTGATGATGGTGGCCGTGATGTGATCCGCGGCCGTCTGCATCTCTGCAGCCGTAGCATCGCCGTCATCGACCATACTGCAGTAGGGATAGTACTCTTCGTACGGAACATACAAGTCAACCTTGTAGCCGTTGTTGCGCACCTTCAGATCCATTGATCTGCCTTTCGTTAGAGCTGGGCCTCACCCCTCGCATACGCGAGGGGCAGCTCTGTCACACGGTCGGAACCGGCCACGGCTTCACGCCGCGCTTCGCACACTCGTCGTTGAAGGCGATGAGCTCGTACGGGTGCTGCTCCACACCGTCGCGATAGTGACGCGTCGTGGCGCGCCATGAACCGCGAGGGCAATCGTGCTCCGTGAGCGCGATGTACTCAACCCACTGCATCGTCGGCTGCTGCTCCATCGCGAGAACGATGGTGAACTCGCGACCATCGCGCAGATCCGTCATGTGCACGCGCTTCTCGTCGCGCGGAAACTGGGTCGTCTTCATATCACTCCACCTCGCAGAGATAGATGTTCTCACCGTGCGCGCCGACATGTGACACGTTGTGCGCCGTGAACACGGCCGCCTGATTCGGATTGCTTTCGTCGCGGACATAGAAGAGCTTCAAGCCGTTCTCACGCTCGTGCAGCAACTCGCGCAGCTCGCCCGTGCGGAAATCGGAACCGTCGGCGCTGTGCACCGTGGTCTCGTAGCCCACATACTTGTCCAGCGTCTTCTGAATCGTGTTGGCGATCCCGCGCTGGCTGGGGCTCATCTTGCTCGTCATGTCTCACCTCCCTGTCTGAACTGTATAGATCATACCAGCCTACGCGGGACGAGTACACCGAAACTGAAGAAATAGCCGAAAAAAATTTCGTGCAGCGAGGGGACCCCCTCCTGCAAGTAGTGTGCCAAAAACGGCGTGATTGTGTGAACTCGTGCAATATCAGGTTCCGTGCCAAACGGCGTGATTCGTGGTGGATCTCTTGCACAATCGTGTGATATAGCCTTTAGAGCCTATAATGAGCGATTATAGCCAAAAAAGGTTATATTCCGTTTCGGGCATATACTCCCAACCATGTTCGGGGGAATCGGTGTGTAGATGAAGCGCTCCACCATGTTCGGGGGCCCCTCCGAATTTTTTACGGGCTAAGCGGCTTTCAGGATTCATGCCAATTTTCATTGTTGTTTCGAGCCCCCGCCGTGCCGAGCTTCGATCACATACAGCCCGCCGTGCACGGTCCCCCCTATAGCGCAGCAGGTTGTATGCGAGCTCTCGAGCTGAGCACTAAAGTTTGCATCTACCGGTCTGGGACCTGGGATCCCCTGGTGGATGGTACCGTACTGGCTGGTTCTGGTCTGAGTGTAAGGTGTTGGGAATAAACGGTTTGCAGCGTCCTTGCCGGGTCCCTCGATCGAGCCCGGCCGGGACCAGTCGAGTGATACAGTGGGTGGTGCCTCGAGCTCGTGCTGCTCTACTGCATATGGTATGAAACTCTTGAGCTCGACCGGGGATGGTCAGGGACCAAAGTCCGTAAGCCCCCCTACAGCACTTAAGCTGTTTGGTTCCAATGGCTTACCCTCCGGCGCCTCTCGAGCAGGTGCTCCGGAGCTCGAGTGGTCCGGGTCAAGCCGCTCTAGGTTGCATTCTATGGCAGTTTAGAGGCACTGCATGTGGTGCCTTCAAACTGGTTTCGTAGCTCTGGGACTTGGATCCAGCATAGGATCTAAGCCGTTGTGGTTATTCAGTTTAGGACGATTGGCAGTTTGGTTTCCCCACTCTGGAAGTTGTGTACAGGGCGCGGCCCGTATGGTAGAATCAGAGTAGTTGATAGGAGGCTAGATTATGAAGACTACGCTGACGCACAGCACGACCGGCTCGTCCGGCTTCTTGCTGGTGATCGGTGATGCAGAGGGCTACGGCCGTCTCGTGCTGAAGGAATACAGCAACGGTCACTACCGTGTCGTGTTCCGTCCGCATGGCGTTCCGCGTGCTAAGCTGCATCCGGAGCTGTTCTACGGCACCGACTACAACCGTGCTCTCGCTGTTTTCAACGAAGAGTGGGAGTCCATTCAGCACTACGCCCAAACGGGCGAGGAGGTCAGTGGATCATGAGCAAGCAGTTCAAGGTCGGCGATCGTGTCGAGATCCGAGTGCCTGGCTACGGTGTTGACCGTGGCGAGATCACTCACATTTCCAAAGACACCAGCCTCGGCTATCTGGTAGAGCTCGACGAGCCGTGTGATAGTGGTGACGGTGTGCTCTCGTACGACCAGTGGGTCGAAGGCAAGTATCTGGAGGTGATCCGATGAGCGTCATCCACGACCATCCGGTCCAGCGTAACAGCACGAACAAGCCCGGTCCTGCTCCTGTGGAGTGTCCCATGTGTGAGCGCATGCTCGACTACGACGACACGGAGTGGATCGGTGCGAAGACGCTCACGCTCGTGTACACGTGTGACGCCTGCGAGCATGTGGTGTATCACCAGTACGTCCTCGACGCCGTCACGAGCGTGCCGATGAGCTGAGCCACCCACACACTGAAATGCCACTAGGGCGCCTCTGGATGAGTCTGGGGGCGCCTTTTATGACTCACCCCCTAAGACTCAGATTCATCCACACCAGACCCATCCTATTCCACCTCACGCACAGATACCAATGTGATATCACTTTGATATGGCCGTGCAATCACACCTAACCGGCCTGCGTTTTCAATAACTTAGCATAAGAGAGGGGAGCCTACGTACTGCAGACTCCCCTATACCTTATCCCCTAGACAGTGTACCCTAGCTCGTATGTCTATTCTGTGGTGAATTGGAGATGCGTTGAGATGTGACTGTGTAGTGTCCGCACTCTGTGCATCTGTATTGGGAATGGAGGATCTTACCTACTCTGCTACCTCTGCTATCTAGTATCCATGATGGTTCTCTGGTGGTTTGGAAATGGAGAGTGTATGGTTGATTGCAGGATGGACAGTTGGATGGGATAGAGCTCGTCATGATCTATCTAGTCTCCTACTCTAGTGAGGTTGGTATGCGTCGTTTGAGAACGAAGACGACGGTGTCGTTTGCTGAATCGGTTCGGTCTATGGTCCAGTATTGGTTGAGCAGGTTCTCGAGCCTATCCATGTCTGATAAACGACTGAGCTTGTCTACCTGGATGACCTTGTATTCGTACTGGTGTGCACTCATGGTCTAGACCTCGGGCTCGTCATTGAAACTGATTTCATGGCTCCGGTCGACGGTTCGAATCGGATCGAGCTGTCCGCGTGAATATGCATATAGCAATGTTCCAATGATCTTGTCTAGGCTCTCTTCGAAGCCGTCATGGACTGCTGAGTAGCGAAGCTCTTCTGCGAGGTCACGGACGTACTGGCTGTTCCATGTCCACCGGTTCGATTGCGCATTCATGGTCTATACGGGTCCTTCTTGCCTAGGTCTCTGAAACGGTTCTGTTCGGCTAGCTTGCCTGCTTCGTATCCAGATCTGTATGTCTGTCCCTCGTCTAGGATCGTAGCTTTGGGGTCTAGGCAACGGCGGAGTCTTTCTCTCTCATCGTGCATACCCATCTGATAGGCCTTCTGGAGTGTCATCATGATAAGATTGTGTAGGCGGCCTGTGTTGGCATCCTTTAGGCTGCAGTCCTGGATCTCTGATGCTAGTTTCTGGAAGTCTTGGTCTTTGGAAAACATGGCTACTCCGGTTCTCGTAGGTTCTTGTATCCCTGCGCCTTGAGTCTCTTGTACTCTGATTTGGAAGCAGGTGTGCGAGGCTCGTTAGTCAGCAGCCACCAGATCTCGTCTTCTAGCTCGAGTTCAACGATGATTTGACCTGGAGGTCTACGTCTGCTCTTGAGCACCTGGAAGGTGCCGTTGCCCATGTTCTGTACTATGAGGTCAGAGTGTAGTCTTTCTTCAGCCGATAGGTTGAAGTGGAAGTCTTCGTCTGGTGTGAGGACGATGAATCTGTTCATGACCTCGCCCCGCTTTCGAGGAGACGGACTGAATCTCTGAACTGGTGTAGGATGAGTGCACAATCGGATACATCGTCTAGTGTGCCTAGCTCATGCTCTACGTCGTCGATGACGATGAAGAAGCCGCGATCTGTCGAGTATTGGAACTCGATCTTGTCGCCATTCTGGTTGTAGTATCCCATGTGGACGTTGATGAAGTTTTCGCTCATCACTTGCCCCCTAGTTTCTTGTATGCTTCATAGAGCTCTGCACCAATTTGCTTACAACCTTCGGGCGTCCATTGGACCAACATAGTCTCTTGATCCACATGAGGGTTGTTGAACATCTGGCACAAATAGCTGATATAATTGAGTGCGGACTGTCGCTCGGCTGAATGCTCGAGCTCCGCTACCATCCGTCTTTTCTCAGCGTCCTTGAGCTGTTTCTCCTTCTTGATGAGAGCAGCTGGCCTGTTCTGATGGGTGTCAACGATAGTGGCTACAATCCACACTAGAACGAGTCCGGTGAAAAGCCAGAATAGAACGGTCATGGTCAGATCCTCCAACTCCGAGTCTTATCGATCGTAGGTACTAGCTCAACACTACCGTCCATCAGATCACCAGAGCGGCAGACAGACTTGAACTTAGGCGTCTTGATTGGTTCGTATCCATCACGATGCATGGCACGAGCTCGTTCAATCTCGAGGATGTGGTCCTTGATGGAAGCGAGTGCACTGTCGGACATCCAGTGGAACATACAGAGCGGAGCAGGCTTTGGCTCGTCTGCGGCACGATTATCAGCCCAAAAGAAGAATGAAATATTCTCCTGCTCGCTCTGGTTGTAGTTGATGATGTCCTTGAGACGTTCGTACATTGAGTCTTTCATCTTATGCCTCCATCGAGGGGTATTGTGTGACCACACTTGTTGCATGTTGCCATTACTGGTTTGAAAACGGTTGAGTGCACGGTCTTTGATGACTGTATGCGCCATGGTGTAGGTGCATGCCCACACTCAGGACACGATGATGGGAGCAGATTAGGCATTCCATGGTCCCGGTACGTCGTAGTATGCATCAGCCGAGTTGCCTCGAGCAGTGATGCTCGCGTGCTCTTCTTTGGTCACGTCTCGTGTGTAGCAATAGTCGTAGATCGCGTCTTCGATCCATCCGCGCATGCTCCGGCCGTCGAGCTCAGCAGCACTAAATGGTCCCATGAGGATGCGTCGTGCAGCGTAGGTACGACCGAGAACGTGGTCGCGGACTCGCTCAGAAGCCTTGAGCTCTTGTGCGGAGTAGCTCACACCCTGACTGAAATCATTGGTGTTTGTGATGTCATAGAGGACGTTGCGGATCAGGAATGCGAGCTCGTTGAGGTGATATGGATGCTCGGCATAGATACGCTGTGCCGCCTCAATCAAGTCCAATGCCCTGTGCCACTTAGCGCGCCAGCCGATGATCGGAGGCAGACTAGGATCACGCGGCGGAACCCACTCCGCTGGGCCAAACATAAGGTAGGCTGGGGTCTTCAGTCCAGTTGAACGCTCCATAGTATTCAGGATCCTTGCGTAGGAGGTTGGCTCTGTGGGATGCATGAACTTCTGGATCTCCGAACCAAGGTGGCAGGTCGATAAGCTCACCGAGGCGATCTCCGAAGTCATAGAGCTCCATGGTGTTGTTGTATCCGCGAGAGATCCATTCACGGATCATCACATTCATGTAGAGGCCAAGGGCGTCCTCATATCCGCACCACATCTTGGTAGCTGGATGGTTGACCCAACCTTTGGTCTCACCGCGCAGAGCCTTCAGGATCTGCATGGCTTCGACACGTTGCTTTCCAAGACGTCGGTAGTCAAGGACCTGTGCGGACTCGCGGAAGTCAGGGTAGGGAAGGAAGGTCTGCATGGCAGCCTTTCTGCTAGGGTGATTAGATCATACCAGCATCAGGCCGCCATGCACACCATACATGAGTTACTGGGTTGGTGGAGGACCTGTGCCAACAGTAACATCATCGATCATCAGGCCGCTCGCAGGGAACTGGTCATTCGGCTGTCCATGGAAGCCAAATTCAAACCCTGCATCCATTTGGATGCTAGGCATAGTAGCCACGATAGCATCCACGTCTAGGCTCACGAATGTCCACGTATTGGTTCCTAGGGTCGCAGTACTGAGCTCATACGCGTAGGAGAAGTCACCGTCACCATCCTTGAAATAGATGGCTTGGTTTCCATTGCTTGAGTTCGTACGGGCCCAGAAGCTAATGTAGACATCGTCGTGTGTGCTCAGATCAGCGTTGAGGTCTTTGTAGGAAAGGATGGTCGTACCAGCCGTGTCCCTATCGAAGACTGCAGCGAAGCTCCCTGTGTTGGCTCCGAATTCTGAGCTCACGTATACTCGCGAGGATCCAGCACTCGTATCGCCCCAGTTGCTACTGAAGTCTCCTGTCTCAAAGTCATCACTAACGATGATGATGCTGGGCGGAGGCGGCGGCTCTACACCACCAAGATCTGGCGGATACACTCCGCCTCTTCCACCCTGAGGGTTGTCGAGCCGATCACGATCAATAGTCTCTTGATCGAGCTCTTCACGGATGTCTGGCAACAGGTCACCCTTGCCTGGCCTCGGAGGAGGTGGTGGAGGTGGAGGAGGACCTGGTGCGCCACAATAGAATGACGGCACTGTGTCGATTGGGTAATCATACGCGAACTCATACACGTATTCCCCATCCGCCGTCAAGCCACCATATCCAACGCGGAGCTGGTTCCATCCCATTGACTGGCTGTTCCAGTACTCTTGCAGGGTGACCTCGTTGAGCAGCATATTGAACAGGTTCTCCCAATACTCACGCCCGTATGGACAGTCTGGGTTGTATGCGTCAACGAAGTCATGGGCAGGTGGGTTCATGCTACCACACGATACGTGGGATGCGCCGTTTTCCTGTCGACACGGTGTTTGCTCGTCAAACCACCTGACATTGTTTGTGAGACCAATGCTAGCCACAAACCCTGCATTCACAGACGTATCAAACGAGTAGACATATGTGAAGTTCCAGCATATGTCTCCAAAGCTCGAGGTCAGCTCTGTTGAGCTGCAGATGAAGTATCCATTCTCTTGATCCCATGCGGACATGACTAGATCTCTAGCCTGCTCCACCATCTCTCGTGCCGTAGTAGGTGCGCCCGGTACTGAACCGATCGACCGCTGCGGCATGAGTGATTCCATGTAACCTTCGGGCGGCTCGAGGAACTCTGACTCTTCGTCATATGGCTCAGCCGGTTTCTGTTCAGAGACGATAGGTGCAAGCGGGTCAAAGTCCCGCTCACACCCACCAATCGTCAAGAACATTGCAACACCTAGCGCCATGGCGAACCATACGAGTGCTGTGTTCTTCTTGGATCTTGACACTATCGGACCTCACGGACAGTCATGTATTTGACCACGCCTCCATCTCTGTAGCTGGCAACGTAGTCAGTTTCGCTCAACCAGTCTGAATCAATCAGATTGTTGTGAACGATTGTATAGCTTCCAACCAACACGAGTCCACTCGTCGGACCTGACCACTTGAAAGTGTCTGGCACGAACAGTCCATCATGGAAGATGATATCCACGTATGTGCTGTCTGGGCCGCGTGTATTGTAGAACCTATAGGCGACTGCACCTGGTGCTGTGCCCGTTGCGTCTGAGCCTTGCTGAATGAAGGTTGATAGCTCCCCAAGCATTGACAAAGCACTAGGTCCTGCTCGGTCTAGCATATAGGTGTCTCTATGTCCAGACGGCGATGTGACATGGACATACAAGCCTTCGTCAAGATCGACGGTCTTGAGGTCGAAATCACCATTGACAGTTGCGCGGATCTCAGAATCAGACCAGGCAAATGGGATCTGAACCTCCTTCTGCGATGTGTCATAGTCTGGACTGGCCGCCACCTCGACACGGGCTAGCGTGTTGTCGACATAGATCTCGTCCATCCAGAAATAGTTGGGCGTGGCAGATGGCTCATCGTATCCAAATGAGTTCATCGGTCCAATAGCCCAAAGGTGCATCAGTCTAGTAACAGCGGTGTCCCGCGAGACGTAGTTCATCTCGTTGAATACATGCTGATCCCTGTACCAGTGATTGAGGATCCCGTTGTCTTGTCCGATGTCGTTTGCAGAGAACTCGTACGAGTGGTTTGACCAACTGTCTCTGACCCAATCGTCAACGTTGAATCTGTTCCAAATGGTACCACTAGCCGCCGTCGACATTGTGCTTACCCTTGATCCAGGATCTTCGTCAAAGCTGTAGTATGAATGAACCAGGAAAGGCTCGTTTGGATCATAGGCTGAACTGGTGTGTCCATGCCACCTAACCATCTTGATGTTGGATAGGTTCTCACGGGTCGATGCGTATCCGTTGCCAAACTGCACATCGCTATCGACCTTGAGCCAATATGATACGAACCAGTCCGCCGAGTCTTCGGCATTGATTGCCGCGGTCATATCATATCCACTGGACAGGTCAGCTCTATATGCAAATTGCGAATTGGCGTGTCGAGAGTCTGGAACCAGTGTTGGCTCTGGCGTATTGAAGATGAACCAATACAGCTGGGGATGGAACGACTCCATCGGTGTGGCTTCCTCGAAGTTGGCCCACAACAATGGAGCTGCCTGGTCTTTGTGGCCGAAACTGCTGCCTACGACGGTGATTGTTCCGTCTTTGTTTACGACGGCCGAGTCAATCACCGGATACTGGACAACCGCTCTTGCGAGCGGTTGGTCGTTGGCTACTCCTAGTGGTGCCACATCGCGATCGCCACATGCGATCACGAACAGTAGTAGAACTAGATACAGGTGCTTCATGATTTCTCCTTAGTCTTATACACATAGGGATTCCAGATGTGGAGTCCCTTACCAGCTAGGCAGTCCTTGCATGTAAGCTTGGCTTTGATGTATGTAGAGCACCGACTGCAGTTTGGTTTTTGGTTCATCGCCCCGAACGGTACCTACCATGCGCGGCGAGGTCATACGGCGAGTACGACCCTGGGACTCTGTTCTTTTTGCAGGCATAGCAGAGTCCAATGTTCACGCCTGCTTCGTGAGCTTCATTCAGGTGATCGGCTGCCCATTCACGGTTGGCATCGATCCATGCCTGAGGCACCTGGTCCGACTGGACCTGGGGATTCATGCGAGTGTAGAACTCGCGGAGGAGACGGTCAACGTGTGCTTCTGCGTTGGTCAAGACTTCTCTGCTTTCTCTGTAGTAACCTTGGTGCGGCTCTTGACGAGCACGATCAAAACGAACGCAGCCAGCCATGTCTTCCACGTGTACGCGATGCCTAGGCCGAACAGCGTATTCAGAGCCCACAGCCCAGCAAGTGGACCAAGGACGAAGATAAATAGCACGAAGGCAGCCCCTGCAGTCAAGAAAAGAGCAGCAAGCATGCCCAGTAGTACATCACCCAAAACCTTCATATGTTCATTCCTTCGTTGAAGTTATCAGCAGTCGATGATGTTCTCACCATACGGGCCAATGTGCACGTACGGCTTCATAGCAATGTCCTCACACGGGTTGCCCATGTCAGGACGATTGCAGTGTTCATGATGCCGAATGTTGGCGGTGCTGTTTGCACCCGTGGTCATGCAGAACCTGCACGTGTACCACGTCGTGTTGCGGATGAAATCGGTGGTCTTGAACCACCACTTCCAATCTGGGTAGGTCTCAAACATTGCGTGAACCCCTCGTGTATGTGGCTGTGGTGATCTTGCCGTCGAGCCACTTCTGGTGGTTGACGACCTTGCGGATCGTGTACAGGGCACTTTCGCGATCGCGACGGATGACCTCTGGCGTCGTGAACTCGTCTTCCTGTAGCGTGTCTAGGTAGTCGTGCCAAGCTCTTTCAACAAGAGCCTGGTCGTGCGCAAACGTGAACTTCATGGGTTCAACACTCCATAGAATGCGATGACAGCAATGAGAATCAGGATCCCAACTGGTGCTGTCTTTTCCCAGTCCTTGATGGGTTCATGTTTGTCTAGTCTGATGAGGGCGAACATCCAATTAAGGGTTGTGGCAAGCGTAGCCAGTATGAGAACGCCGTGGATTGCATCCATGGTTAAAACCTCGGCTCGTAGGACTCAGCTTTCGCATCCCAGTACTTGGCACTAGCCTCGTCCGCTTCGTTCTCGTTACGCATCCTCTTTGCTTCCCACGCTGTAATTTCTCCACCGCGGATCAGCTTCTCACGATGCTCGATGTGTCGCCGATACTGGCGAGCTCGAGCCCTGAAGAAACGATCGGCGTCGTCGTACAGCTTGATCTCATCAGAGTTGCGAGATCCGGGTCCCTTAGTCACGTGCATCTTCGTTCTCCTCGTCTAGCACGGTGTAGTCTGCGTCTTTGCAGAAGCCCATACGGAAGTAGTCATCTCCACCATCCACGAAGATCTGTGAGCCGGTGCCGTCAGGCGTAGGATCGCAGTCGCAGACCTGGAAGTCATGACGATGTAGGGATTGTATCACGACGCCGCACACGTTGCAACGTACTTTAGGTCCTCCAGTCATGCAGGGACCTCCTCGTGGATCTCGACCAGCATTTCAGCATGTGGGCTGAGCTCGACAGCAGACGCTTCGCTGTCACCATCCCACACCCAGATCGTTCCGTACTCTTCATCCACATCCAAGACATCCTCCTCTTGCAAGAGGCCCGTCTGCCAATCAGACGAAAGCACGGTGACTCGCTTACCTGCCTTGAGGGCATCGCGGACATCCTCAAACAGCAGGTCCTCCTTGACGACTTCAAACTTTACCTGAATCATGGTCATCCCTCACTTGAGTTTGGAGTAAATGCTCAAACCGAGCATGTCGAAGCTGGCGAAGAACAGGACATCTTGATACGCGCCGATGGCAAAGTATCTATTGTCAATCTTCCACACATGCGTATTGACAGTCTCACCGCGCTTCAATTCAAAAACCTGGTCTGGACTGCCCAACTCAGATCTACAGTCGGCGATCAGATTGCGTGCTGCGTTGCCATCAAGGGGCAAGACGTACTCACGGAGCTCTTGTGCGATCGAGGCGCTGGGCGTGTCCCAGAACAGCACATACAGGAAATGCTCACGTGTAAATCTGCCAATGAACCCGCCACTGAGTTGATCCACACTCGCACCAGGCCGCTGTTGAAAGGCCTCAGGCGTCGAGCGTGCGATCGCGTAAAGCTCATCAGCTTTCCCCTTGTAGCTGCCACCTGCATATGCTGAGGTGGCAATCGCTGAAAATACAAGCACAGCTGTGATCCAGGCAATCTTCTTGATGTTCATCTTCGTAGTCCAATCAGCTTGGCGGTCTCATCGTCAACCTCGATCGCGCCGTTCTTTACCATGTCACGGAAGTGCTTGCGCAGATGCTTCCACTTCTTCTCGTAACTGTTTGCCTGCTTCCACCAGTGATTCTCTGCACTACGAGCCTGGCGGTACTCGTACGTCGAATATCCTTCAAGGTATCCTCTACTCATCGTCTTCTCCCTGTGGAACCTCGAGATGGTTGACTTCCTCACGGAGCCATTCAATCACTGCATCTGCGCGGATCATGCTGGCGCCTGCGTCTACTTCACTATCACCATCGAGCAGGTTGGCTCTGAAGCTCTCAATGAGGTGTTCACTAAGAAGCTGGAACTCTCCGAGTGGCTCGCCTGTGTAGGCGTGCACGAACATCTCGGGCTCGCCTTGATCGTGCTCCCATCCAAAGTGTGCTTCGTACATGTCGCCCACGGGTGGGAAATCTACATGCACCACACCTTCAAGCATGGCGAACACGCGCCCGACTGGCGCCTGTGGATCTTCGTAGTCTGCTGCGTACTTGACGCGGGATCCGTAGTGAAACATCAGTCCTCCTCAGGCAGGTCGATGTCTTCACTGCCACACTCGGGGCAGCTGGGGAACATGCTGGTCAACTGGAATTCGGTATCACATTCGTAGCATTTGACTTGCATCAGTCCACCTCCTCGTACCACTCTGCACACTCCAGCTCCTGCGGCCGCAGGAAATACTCCGTGCCGCTTCTGTCGGTCAGCCAGAACCGCAGAACTCCGTCGTCCCAGTCGCGGTCCTCGTAGGTCAACCACTGGCCTTCCCTGAGAATGAAGACGTCGTTGCCCTTCTTGTACGCCTCATCAATCTGAAGCAGGGCGTGATCGGTCGTAGCCAATCCGAGATAGGCGTTCTTGCGAATCGTGCTCATATTAGTCCCTATCTGCAAGGGGGTAGCCGTAGCTGTCATAGCCCGGCATGTCTGCGTTCCGCATGCGGTCACGAGCTCTGCGGCTCTCACGGTCACGGAACATGCGATCGCTCGCGATGGGGTCCTCGTCACCGCAGACACCACACATCATGGCGTCAAGATACTTGTTGTAGCGCACAGGGCCGCCACAGCACTCACTGGCTCTCATGGTTCACCTCTTCCACTGCGCGGTCATAAACTGCCCACTCTTCAAGCTCGTACACGGGATAGCCGTAGTCCGGATCCATTTGCCGCTTCACACGCTGGATGTTGATCCAGTCTTGCGCAGCCTTCTGATTCGTGAACATCCGGATCGGCTCCAGATCGTAGTAGAGCCCCTCATGTCGTGCAAAGACGACCCACACGCTGGTACTCATGTCTCACCTCACGTCAAAATGCTTCATTGCGGTGGCGAGCAGGTTGTTGTAGTCGCCACTCGTCATCTCGTTCATCACAGACTTGATCTGGTCCTCGCCCCATCCAGCCTTTCGCGCAGCACGCTGGCACGCGCCAAGAATCACGAAGGCGTTTCCGTCGCGTCCAACCAGCTTCACAGTGGGCTTACTCATTTCCTTCTCCCCGGATGAAGTATCGCAACATCTGCGACACGGCATGGATTGAATCGTTGATCCGTGCAAGAGTCTCCAGATTGTACAGGAGCTCTTCAGCATCACGATACTCGTTGTGCTTGATTCTGTCAGACAACAGAATCCGAGATTGGTCAAGATCTTCAAGCCGTGCATGCAGCGCGGCGTAGGTTGTTCCCTTAGGTCTCACTGCGCGAGGTCCTCCGCGTTGTAGGTGCCGTCCACGATACCGTCGTGGATGATCTCACAGATGCACTGCGCGATGACGTTGAACTCGTGACCCTCGTCCATCCACTCTGCGATGTCCATGTCCCACGCCTTGCTCTTGACCCACTCGTAGGCCTTAGTCTTCGCGAGGGACGAGATATCAGCGTCAGCCACGTCGTTGATGTGCAGCAGCACAGTGTCACGAGTCGTCGTCGTGATGAATTCCTGCGTCATAATACACCTCTGGTCTAAGGTTGTACACTATTCCGATCGGCCCTCATCGGAGGGGGCACAAGGCCCCCTGTACGTCACGAGTTCGCTCGTTGATGGTCACGCATCGCCATGTAGGCGTCGGTGATGTCGTCTGTGCGAGCGATCGGCTCTTCTTTCCAGCACACGATGTAGATGGTCGGCGAGCTGCCGCACACCGCGCGGATTGTGTAATCGCGGCTCGTCAGGGTCGTGGTCATGTCAGCCTCCTCTCAAGTACAGACTAACTATACCAGCCCCTGCTCGTCTTGCATACGAAAAAGAGCCCCCAAACTTTTTTTATTTTGGGGGCCCTGATTTAGTGTTTTTGGCATGGATCCTGAAATGAATCGCTATTCAATTGACGAGCATTATCAATAGATTTTAGGCACCCACAGGTCCACTTTTTGATATCCGAGCTCGCGTTGCTTGTTGGCTGCTGCTCGTGCTCTGCTCTCGTCTGTGTATACGTCAACAACGAAAGGCTTGACGAGAGGCTGCCCTGCTTCATACTTCCCCGTGTGATACACAATCCAAAATTGGAGGCTGACCTTTGCTCCCTCAGTTACCATCTTCTGTGTGTCTCCTGCTTCTTGCAATGCCCTGCGAATATCATCACGCTGGCTCATCGGTACAGCTCCTTCACTGATCGTTGTAGGTTCGCCACTGCTCTGCGGAGCGTGGACTTCTTGAATGCATTGTCAACTGGGCGATCTGGCCAACCACTTACGGACTTGCCCATTTCCTGAGCCAACACGATGACTACATCATAACAGTCTTCGATCAACTGTTGAACGACTGGATCGTAGTCTTTTGAAACAGCCGACTTCATGGCGCGAGCTGTCCGCTCGAGGACAGGCGAGTTGGCGCGGATGCTGTTAACGGACTTCTGTGCATAGCCCAGCAGTCTATCAATCCATTCTTCCTTATATTTGGCAGCGCGGAGCTGTTCTTCGCTTGTCCAGATCCTGTCTGTGTACAGATCCTTGCTATACTCATTCAGGACATGCATCACAATTCCGAGCTCTTCTTCGATGTGTCCGCGTTCGATGCGGTAGTCATTACCGCCTTCGGCCTTACCAATTGAACCGAGGATGCAGTGAACCGCTTCGGCCATCTGCTGTGCACCAACTTCATACTCTGTGCCCGAGCCGTATCCACCGCCACCTGGAAGACCGCCGTATAGCTTGGTCTTGATGGGGCAGCTCGAGGCTTCGACGAGGTGTGCTCGCCAGTTCCTGTGCATCTGGTGATAGTCGGTCATCGGTTCTTGCTCGCCATGTAGTTGTAGAGTGCCTTGTCGGCTGGGCTCCAGTCGCCGAGACGCTTGAAGTAGTTCCACAGATCCCGCTTCTGTCTGGTGCTGAGCTTGTCGACCTTCTTGGCAATAGGCGAAGCCACGTGTGCCTCACCCGTATCCATGTCGATGCCCATCTGCTTCCAGAGCTTGCCGATACCTTCCATCGGCTTGTTCTTGAGGATGTGGTCTAGTGTGTAGAGCATTGAATAATCGCGGTCTGTGTCATAGATCCAATCAGATTCATAGTTGTCATAGTCTGCTACCCTACCATCATCCTTGATGCGATTCGACCGAGTGGCGAGTGGGATGTCAACCTTCCAATTGGGTGTGATGTTGTATCTGTAACCGTAGTAGTCATGGAGTGCATCCTCGAGGTCTTTGATGATCTTGCGCAGCCTACCACGCGGAGGATACACCCAAAACGAGATGATCTCCTTGTCTACCCAAACGCGACCTGGGAACGTGAAGCTGGATCGGTCAAGTCTCTTGTTGCCGCCTCGGTTGTCAATGCGGATGCCGCTCTGTGTGGTCGGCTTTCTGTTAACATCGTCCCAGAAGATTGAGTCGTGTGATCTCCTTGGTTCAGAGACAGCCATGATGCCCTTGTAGTAACCGAATGCATGGGCGTCATCATCAGCCCAGTTCCCGAGCACTCCATACTTCTCATGCTCAATACGATCAGGCGACTCGTTGAGCCGCCTGCGGTATTCACGGAAGACGTCATGCCAGGTGCTCATACTGCGCCTCGGCGTCTCGACTTCTTGAGGTTCTGCATTGCATCCCATAGATTCTTTGCGTGATCGTACATCTGCTTGCCAAGCTCTGGGTCAGCCTTCATGACTTCCTTGGCAAACTCCATGTTGGATGCAGCCGTATTGAGGTGCTTCTTGATCTCTGCCGGACTCGGGCCGCCGTCACCAGCTTCAACGAGTTCGTTGACCTTACTGATGATTCCATTGCGGCCAAGCTGCAGGGCAATCGAATACCAGCCGGCAGACCATCTGTCCTTGAATGGCTTGATGATGTCGATGCTATAATCCTTGTTGACCTTGAAGGTGAAGGTGTCACCCTTCTTTAGGGTCGTGGCAAGCTTCTTTGTGTCGCCACCACCCCATGTTGGATATGGATTATCGAGGAGCTTGACTGTGACTGGCTGGTTAAAGCGAATGCCGTACTCCTTCATGTCACGATCATACATGCCCTTTACAGCATCTGCATCTTTCCAGAACTCAAACGTTGAGTCAGATCCACGACGCTCGTGGATCGCTGGTACTCGCCTAACGCCAGCGAGGCCTAGTAGTCGCTTATCCCTCATGTTACCACCTTGAAGGTTCGCTTGATGACATCAGTTGTTGTTGACGCACCGTCGCTATACCGGATGTTGACTTCGTATGTCTGGCCAGTCAGGAACCAACCAGTCTGAAGCAGGAAGAAGTTGTCCCCCGTACCATCACTCTCGACCCGATAACTGATCGGCGACCAGTCGTACATGACGAGTGCTGGTTCGCTGGTTGTCTTGTCTGGGATGTGGATTCTGAATTCAGCGTTGCGAAGCACACTGTAGTTCGAACTGAACTCGGGACGGAACAGCACACGGATGCATGCCTCATCGCCCTTCGTATACTCGTCTTGCAGATTGGGCAGTGAAACCTGATACGGCTGTGCCGCCAATGCCGTGTCTCCAGACCAGTCTCCAGCATATGCTGCATTGCGGACAGTGAACTCGTTAGCCACTGTCACCTGCAAGCCATTAGACTGTGTGATGGTCCACGTATCGGTGAGAGTGGTTCCGGTGTTGGATGGATCGAGCCCTGCCGGTACTAGGTACGTGTACTTGTAAATACCGGTAGAGACTTTACTGATGCCCGTGGTGATCGTCACCGAGTTGATCTCAACGGAGTCGACTGATGTCGGATCTGTCAGCACGCCGTTCTTGTATAGGAAGAGATACAGGTCGTGTTCTGTCGTTTCAATGGCAGAGCTGCGATCAGACAATACCTGGTCATCCCAATCGACCTGCTGATATGGCGTGAAGAGCGTGTTTGTGTGTCTGGAGAAGATCAGCCTCTTCTGGCCAGGTGTCGTGCCTGTCAGTGATTCGTATGCATCGGTGTATTTCAAAACCGTGACAAGATACTGATCCGGAACCACGTGCTGATTCCAGACCTTGTCTGCCGCCCCATCTACATTGGCACATGTGAAGACGAGCTGACCCGGATCCCGGTCAGCAGTAGCAGTTGCCTTCAATGTGCCGTTGGGCGCTGCACCGATCTCAGGCCAAGCTTGAGCAGCGGTTGCATTGACCCAGTTTGTGAACCCAGTCACAATGTCTGGACCCTCGTGCCACCAACCGATGCCCTCTTCAAAGTCAATGATTTGGTGTGCGTTGTCGAGGTCCGGACACTCTAGTTCGTATTCAGCAAACCCAACAGCATTGTCAGCTTGTTGGATTGGAGCAACCGCTGTAAACTCTGCATGGAAGTTAGTCAGTGACGCATCAGTCAGAGCTGGGACCTTTCCCGCTAGAAAGTCAGCATAGTAGTCCGACCAGTCCCATTTGAATACTGCGCGCGTGACCCCGCTTACACCATACCACAGCTCAAACACCGGGTTTAGGCCGACGTTGCGGTCTTGGTCATCCTCAAAGATGACGCTGTTCTTGCTGGGGTAGATGCGATAGCGTGCCATTACTTTGTGAACCTTCCATTCAAAGATTGCCCGATGCCCTGATGAACGTCTTCGACAGTGAAGCCATGCTTCGTCATCAATTCAGATAGAGATTTCTCATTCCAATATGTTACGTGATTTTCGCAGTCATGAGCACGCTCATATGGAATCGACAAGATCAAAGACCGGCCAGGCTTCAATACACGATATAGCTCACCAATAAAGGCAGCCTCGATCATGTTCATATCACACGCGTTGCCCTCAATAAAGTTAAGCTTTTGGCGATACTTTGGATGGATGAATTCCAACGTATCAAAAGAAGCCTGCACACCCTCGGCCGACAGGGTAAGGCCAGTGATCTGATTAACACCATCAAACTCAGCAACCAAAATTGTATGGGTACCATTATCTGACCCAACATCCAAAACATTACCAACAACATTCTCTTCATACGTCTTACATGCAGCAATGTTTGAGTGCTTTCTCTCATTCTGAACCCGAGTGGCCGGGTTAAGATGCATATTTTGGACGTACATTTCTTTATCGTAACTCTTCATCAGTCTACTTCCTCTTTGGTCTGATCTCTTCATCGTCGAAGTAGTTCAAAGCCCACTTCTTGATTGCTTGTGGGCTTGGCACTTTGCCGCCCTTGCCGAGTTCACGCTTGACATACGAAGCGACAGCCTTTTCAAATTCACCCAAGCTGGTGAGAATAGTGTGCGTCTTTTCCATTGCGTGAACAGCCTTTGCAGCTGCGCGCTCCGCCTTCCTATCGTCACTCTCGTTGATGCCTGCGAGTTGGTAGCTTCTGATGCTAGCTGGTTTATTCTTCTTCATCGTCGTTCCCCTTCGCCTTCCATGCCCTGATGATTTCATCAAGATCAGCGATCCGGGCTGCGACAGCCAGTATAAGGATCACAACCGCGGAAACGCCCAACCACGGATTGACACTCTCGAGGTAAGTGATTGCTTCGAAGAAGAGATCCTTGAGATCGCTGATCCAACTAAAGTCCATGGTGTACCGTAATTCCTATGCTGGCTTGTCGCCGAGGCGACGCAGAGCCTTGTAGTTCGCGGCGGCGAGTTCGAGCTTCTTCTTCATGCTCTGTTAGCACATCGAGTGTCTTCTTCCTACGCATTATAATGCCCTTCCTACAATATCCCTGTTCGGGTACTTGACTTCAAACATGCTCGTCACAGCACACTTGATGGCGTTGTTCACGGGCCTGATAACATTTGAACCCGTGCTGTCAACGACCTGGCCCTGGAGCAGTGCTTCGGGTAGGACGTCATCGCTATAGCCCTCACCGTACTTGTTGACGATGCTGAGGCTTGCGACATTGACGACACCCTGAACCTCCCGCAAGATGTCTGTGATCTGCGAGATGTAGAGTGTCTGTGCCATCTGCCAATTGTCGATGGCAAAGTAGTCGTTGAGCTCTTGGATGCACTGGTAAACGACCTGGCGCTTGTTCAAGCCAGACTCGACGAGCACTGTGAAGTCAACACCAATGTTGATGATGCGACCATCATAGATCTCAACCACATCGTTGAGCAGTCTGTACTGCTCGAGATAGGTTGCTAGGTTCCGCTTCACTAGGTCGTTGCCGGTGTTCTTCAGCTTGCCATTCTCATCCTTGGTCAAGACATAGAGTCTGGTGACGAAGTTTGACTGGTCATTGTTTGCGTACACGCGGAAGACCGTGCCATACTGAGATGGCATCTGGGCAGCGCGGGAGATGTAGTCATCAATCGTGACCACTCTCTCCTGCGTGGCGAAGTTACCAGCAGCAGCTGCTCTGATCTCGTCCTCGGTTTCGTAGTCCGCACCACCAATTGCTGGGATGGGGTTGTTGACCTCGAGAGATGACTGAACATTGGCCAGGGTGATGGTATCTGGCGCAGCAGCTGGTACGTTCGACACATCAGCCTGCAACACTGTGGTGATCGTTCCCTGAGGGACATTCGACTCCACGCCTCCACCAGTTCTATATCTCACCTGGAGGTAAGATCCTGGGGCTGGGATGACACCCATGGACGTGTTGTTCAGTAGCTGTTGCCTCTGCAATGCAGTGGCACCTTCAGCCAGCCAGTTTGCGTATAGGTCAAAGTTCTGGGTGCCTGCGCCGAACGTGAGTGTGAGCTCGCCGTTCTCGTTGAAGTTTGCTTCGTACCGCTTAGGCACGCTGCGCCAGAATCCTGTGCGGGTTGCCGCTGTGTCACCGATCGTGGTCTCGACAAAGACCTGGCTTTGTGAGAGGTAATCAACTTCGTACCAGATATCATCTGCGTTTGAAACCCAACCGTTCTCGGTGGTTGGCACAGATGACACATCTGAGTTGATGAGGTTTCGGATCTCTAGGATGCTGTCATCAGATAGCGTCCATGTCATGTATGGGCGGGCATTTGACGAGGTGACTTCCAGGGTCTCTGTAATTGATCGGCCTGCAACAGCTACGACGCTCTTGGTGAGCACGTACTCGACGATCTCGCCACCTGCGATAACCGGAGTGACTGTGCGGTTTGGAACGCCGCGGAAGCTGTTGGGGCTGCTGAAGTCTACGTCCTCGAGGATCTCAAAGAATGCACCAGACTCTGATTGAAGCTGGATGCCTCGCTGGTAGGTGAGTGCATAGTCTGCGTCGAATGTATCGCCTGCAACAGGGACTGTGATGCTGAGATCAACGAGTGTAGCGCTAGCTCTCTTCCCGCGGGGCTTGTACCCGAGATTGCGAGCCAAGCGGAACAGCGATTCCCGCTGCTCTGCTGTCTCAACAAACATCTCGTTGTACCGCTTGTCGAGGTGGTAGGAAAGCACATCCCCCACATACGCGTTAAGCTCCAGCAGCATCATGCCAACTGAAGCTTCGCTGAAGTCGTTGTAGCGATCAGGATAGGTGAGCTTGACGTACTCTAGCAGATCCTGCTTTAGACTGTCGAAGTCCCTATTGATGTACTTGATGTTTGCTCGTGGAGCCATTGGTTACCTCGCTGTGATAACAAGACTATCTTCGAGGCGCGGATTGTCCCGAAGTGAAAACCGGACGACGATCTCAAAGGTGTTCGGTGCCTCGGTCAGCTGAGTGATCTCGACATCGTTCACGAGTGCCTTTGGCACCCACCTGGCAATTGCATCCTCGATAGATCGGCCGATCTCTGGAAAGTCTCTTTGGCTCACCTGCTCAAACTGTAGATCGTATACAGGTGAGCCGAACTCAGGCAATTGAACCCTCGAGCCCTTAGACGTGAAGAGGAGCACATACAGCTCACTCTTCACCTGTTCTATTGTTATGGTGTTGACGTCAAAGACGCCGTCGAGTGCAGCGTTCCTAATCGGTGCGCGGATGCCCAACGGCTTGGTGCGGTTGAGCTTTTGCTTGTTGATGAACGCCATAGCACAATACCTCTAGGGTAAATATCACTCCGGAGAGGTCTGGTCCTGTCCTGTTCTTTCTCGGAGTTCACCGTCGATCAGCTCAAACTCCTTGCGGACCTTCTCAAATTCGCCGAGCATGATCTCCATCTTCTCCCGAATCTCAAGCGCCTTATCAGCCAATTGGCCGTGGCGTTCCATTAGTTGCTTCGTAGTCAGAACCGATAGGTCAGTCATTTGATACTCCCTGTGCCTGTTCCTGTGTGACTGGTTGGTGAACCTGCCGTGACGACTGTGGTGGTGACAATGGCTTCATTGCGGATAGCTTCGACTACCTTGTCACAAATGACTCGCACGAGCGCGGCTGTCTCGCTCTCCTTACCACCAACGCGAGACCTGATTCCGATCTCGTCGAACTCGGCGATGACACGATCTGCAATGAGACGTGAGTTGAGAGGCATCAGTCTTCGTCCTTGTTTTCTTTGGCTAGGTTCAACATCTCGTGGATGTCGTTCTGCATCGCCTCGCGCTGTTCTTGGGTCATCTCTGTATAGTCCTCGTCTTGCTGGCGCAGCATAACGTCTGCGAGCAGGCGGGCAATCTTGATGATCTTGTCGAGAGATGCGTCTGCGGACTTGAGGTACTTCTCGATCGGGTCGGTGATCTCCTTGATCGCCATAGCCCGCTCGACAGTGAGGCGTCCGTCTTCAGGGACCTCAAGCGTACGGGACACCTGCTCATGGTGCCCCATAGCTTGGGCCTTTTGCTCAATGGCCGAGTCCAGAGCGATCTGGAGTACGGCCATCAAGGCTGTGTTGCTCAGTTCTAGTTTGATGTCCTTGCTCATGATGGACCTCCTGCTTCTAAATACTCACAGGGTGGTGGTCCTGTTGGCGATGAAGTCAGCACGCACTTCTGCATACACTGTCTTCAACTCCTTTAGAGCCTTGGATATCTCCTTGGTAGTCAACCCAGTCATCTCACGCACGATGTGGTAAAACGTGTTCTTTGTGGACATCTGGATGTGGGCATAGTTCCTGAGAATGTAGACGATAGCCTCTCCCAACTTCCAAGTGTTGGTGTGTAGACTGATGTCTGTTTCCAGGATTCCCTCAAGATGGTCCGCCAAGTGTGAAATGAAGAACTCGGGACTGTCAAGCTCACGCTCAAACTCATGATCGATGGCGAGGTCGAGGATCATCTCCAAGCCCTCCGTACTATCAATCTCCGTGGTCTGGATCTTCTTCTTGTACGCCTTGTTCTGTGCGAGGATGAAGTAGTTCTTGGCCACGGTGCCGTAGTATGAGAATGCCTTGCTGCCCTTGTCTGGATCGTACTTCCTGAACTTCACGATGACGTGTCCGATGCAGTCATCGATCTGTTCGCGAACTGGTGTCTCGGACGTTGTCAGGTGGTAGGTGAACGCAATGTTCTCGACAAGCTGCCGCAAGGAAGGATAGATCTTCCCTGCGAATAGCTTGTCGGCTTCGCGAGAATCTGGCTCGAGCAGGAGGTAGGCCTTAACGGCCTCCTCCTGCTCGACGCTCCAGTACTCACGCTTGCGCTTCTTGGTGAGACCGGCGGAATTCTTGACTGTCATGTCAAGCCTCCGCGGTTTCTGTCTCCTCCGCGGGTTCGTAGGCAATCTCGCGGTCGAACTCGTAGAAGTACTCCTTACGAGCTGCAGTCACCCAGAATTCAGTCTCTTCACGCTTTGTGCCGTTCAGATCCTGAGTCATCTTGCCACCAGCATAGTGGTAGTGTGTTGCCTTCGGGATGCTGCGGATGTCGTGTCCGTTGTAGACCACGCGAAGCAGGAACTCGTAGTCAGCGAACATCTTCATGTTCGGCTTGAGAAGTCCAACCTCATCGACGACCTCGAACTTGAAGAAGCATCCGTTCAGGAACACAAAGTTCATGCGCAGCATGGCGTTGAAATCCGTGGTTCCTGGTGTCTCCATGATGTTCGGAGCCCACGCGGCATCGTTGAGCATGCTCTTGAGCTCTGGCGGACCATCGCCGTTGCCACGATTTACATGCAGTCCGAGGCCAGACCATACTGGAGTCTCGGGATCGTGGCTGCTATAGGCAACGAAGTTTTCAACTGCCTTAGGAAGCAACTCATCGTCGTGCTCAAGAATGGTGAACCAGTTCACGCCCTCGAGCTCCTTGGCTGCCTCGATGCCCTGATTGACCAAGGCCGGATACGAAGTATCCTCACCAGCCTCAACGAGTGTCATGCGCTGGGCTCGGTCGTCGTCGATGGTGCTCAGAACATCCTTCGTTGCAACGAGGACGATGCTGGGATGGGTCGTCTGCGCAAACACAGAATCGATCGCCTTCAACAGCGTGTCAGTCTTCTCGTGCGACGGGATGATGACAGCTAGATCAGCTACCTTGCGCGTCATTGCTCACTACCTCCATGTTCTCGGTGTCAGCGATCTCCGGAAGCTTATCAGCAAAGCCCTGGAGCTCCTTGATGCGATCTTCCCGGTACTCGTTGTGTGCACGGAGGATCGAATCCTTTTCTGCTTCTGGTGTGTAGTTCTCACACGCAGCCTTGGCGTTCTTGACGATCTGCTTGTCGATGTTGTCGGTGATCCACTGCTCGATCATGTTACCGATCAACAGAGCAAGCTTCACAATGTCACCATTCGGCGCGATCCACATGTTGCCAGTCTTGTGACCACCGGAATCGCTGAGGTTGACGGGACGCATGTACTCAGATCCGCCGAGTCCGTCCCAGCCTGCGACGTGACAACCGCTTCGCCATGCCTCAATAGGTGCAGTGCCCCACGAGCTGTACTCATCGAAGTGAACGTAGAAGGCAGACTCACGAAGAGCCGCAGCGAAGTCCTCGGTCTCAAGACCGCCCATCTGGCGGAACTGGATCCACTTGAAGTGCGGGAAGAGGAGGTAGAACGTCTTGATGACGTTGGTGCTCTTCATGCCACCACGATCACGAGATGGGTAGAAGCTAACGATTGGCTTCTTCTCAACATCGCTCTCAGGCGGGTAGAACACCTCAGGATCAATGCTGCCGACGACATTCTTGCAACGCATGCCTGGCATAATGCTCTGGATGTAGCGTGTCTGGAATTCACTGACCGACAAGCAGTCGCCGATTCCAAGGCTCTGCCAGGTCTGGCCGGGCTGCAGTGCGTTCAGGATGTAGTACCAGTTCTGACAGAAGACGATCTTCTTGGCTGGCACGTTCTGCTGCTGCATCTGCTGCATGACATTCGTCATCCCCTCAGGGATGAAGAAAAAGTCCTGCATGTTGATGTTCAGGTCGCCTTTCTCCGTGTAGATGATAGGCACGCCCTCGGCTCGGTCTCCCAGCCACTCAGGCACGAAACCATCCTTCTGGTGGACGACCGAGGCATTGAAGCCCAGCTCGTTGAGGATGCGGACGTGATCGTAGATCAGGCCCACTCCACCGGATGGCTTTTCAAAATCGGGACATAGGAACAATGCACGGTAGTCGCCTTCTTCAAGCTTACCAATGACGTCCTCGATGTCCTTCTTGGTGATCGACATACTTAGTCTCCTTCGACAATTTGGTATGTGCCGAGGCCGACCAGATCTGCTAGACCGGCTAGACCTGTCGGCTTCTCGCCTTCGTAGTCAAGGCGCTTGTATCCGTCCTCCGTAGTGAGGTGTTCATTGTACGGATGCGGAACCACGATAGCCTCGGACCCGAAGTCCTTGGCCGTTTCCAGAACCTGTGGATGGTCGTCAACGACGATGTCGTATCCGGCCCCCATCTTTTCATCAAAGCTATCAAAGAAACGATAGTGATGCACCTTGCATCCGTTCTTTGCCAGCCAGAATAGGGTCGCAGTGATTGACTGCTCACGCTGAACAGAGGAGAGGATTATCCTATCCCCAACTGCTCTAGCCCGTTTGTCCAATGCATTGAGGTGGTCAATGACATCGCGGTACATCTTTGGTGCCTGCCCAAACGTCTGGAACGCACGAGTTCCATAGAGCCAATCCATGACTGCGTCGCGGTCTCCACCAAATGCGAGGTCGAGTTTATTCCACGACTCCGGATTGCTGGTGAAGGTTTTGACTCTGTGTGGGTGGTCGACTTCTAAGTACTTTTCAAGTGCGATGTCTAGGTTGCGGAGTGTGCCGTCGATGTCTATTGCTATTGTTCTCATGATACCTTAGGGGGAACGAGACTACGCCCGCGCCGTGCAGGAGGGCGAGCACGGACGGGCGTAGCCGAGCAGTTCAGTTGTCTGCTTGTCAGTCAGTGATAGTGACATGCTCTTCGTCAGTGACGCTCTCTGCGTCGGTGTCGACGGCGTCAGCCGTCTGCGTCGCCTCGGCACGCTCCAACTGCGTGAGCAGGAAGGAGTAGGCGTTGGCGCGGTCCTCTTCAATCATGCGACGCACTGCGTCCACGATCTGAATACGGGCCTTCTCAAAACGCACGGCGCTCTTGTTATCACGAGCCTCCGCGCGCTTCATGCGGATGAGGTCCTCGTACGAGGACATGGAATCGCGGAGGGCGTTGACCATCTTGCTGAGGTCGGCCTTCTGCGAGCGCAGAATCTTCTTCTGCTTGTCACCGCGCGGCAGAACCTTGATCTGCTCGTCGGCGTACTTGCGGAACTGCGTGACGGGGCTGTCCCATCCAAGGGTCTCCTTGCGGAGCTCGGAGATCTGCGAAAGGGTCAGGACCCGGTCGTTGACGCGCTGCTGTGCTTCGCGCACCGCAACGAACGCCTGCTTGGCGTTGACGGTCATTGTGCACCTCGTAGGCTTGGTTTGTTCTGGCGGCGCTTCGCACCGCGTCGATGTGTATAGATCATACCAGCCGAGTAGGGGCGTGCACACAGTTTCCGACAAAAAAATGTGCACACTTTTTAGGGCAGTTTCTACGCTAGTTGAGAATCGTTTTCAGTTGCCTTCGGACGAACGCCGATGATGCAGTCACCGATGAAGCCGTTGGCGGCAATTGCCTCAACTCCGTGCCGCACAGCCGCCCTATCCATTGCGACTTCTGCCTCTTGCCGACAGATGTCACCAAACTGCTTCCACGCTTCCATTTCATTCATGGGGTGGGTGTGTTCGTACAGATAGGCGTATTCGACCTCGCCGTACTGATCGACGATTTCTACGGTCGTGTGGGGAATCCGACTGACGTGGGTCTTCGGATCGCCGGCTACGATTCTAACGGCCCGTGGGCCGATCTTGACTTCCATGAGAGTCATTTCCATGCTGGAACCTCTGTGCTAGGGTGAGTAGACTATACCAGAACGGGTAGGCGTTGCACACTACCCTCGGCCATACCGAAAGAGTGGGATCTTGTCGGTCTGGTCAAGATTGTACTTCAGAACGAAGTTGTTGGCCCGCATGACGGCTTGCTTCTTAGGCATGCCCTTCATGAAGGCCGTGAAGACTTGCTTCAACAGAAACTTGCGCTTCTTGCCAGGCGGATACTCGTCCATGATTTGGGCGATCATCTGGTCAGCGCGCTCTTCAGAAATAGATGCCATGGATTAGTATCCTAGGTCCTCGAGTTCATCGCGGAGATCGTCTTGAAGTCCGTCGAGTTCGTTCAGAAGCTCATTGCAATCGTTTACTAGATCGCTGAGGGCTTCAGCAGCTTTTGCTGGTTCCATGCCCATAGCCTTCTTCAGGTCCTTGGACATATCAGCCAATGTTCGTGAGTACATCTTCAGGTCGCTCTCAACCCCTTCGCGAAGGACCCAACGCTCCGGAACATCTGAATGCTCATTGATGACCTTGCGATACCGTGGTAGCTTGCTCATCCCTGTCTCCTTAGTTTGTATGCTAGAGACTCGAGTTCATCGCGCATGTATACAATGCCTTCGATGACGTCTTGTACTTCTTCCTCTGCATCTGGATTTGATGCAACGCGGATCCGAGCAAGATCCTGAGAGTATGACTTGAGATCATTGACGAATGCTTGCATTTCTCGTGTTAGTCGTGCATCCATTAGAAGGCCTCCGGGTCGTCGTCCATTGCTGCACGAGCTTCGTCGTGGAGCTCTTCCATGTCTGCAGCGAGGTCTTGAAGATCGTATATAACGTCTTCGATCAACTCTGCTGCGTATGCAGGATCCTGTTCTCCGAGGGCGCCCTTAACATCTTCTGCATAGCCGAACAGACCACTTCCGAATTGGCTCAGCAGCCGCTTTGCTTTTCGTGGGTCGAACTGTGCTTCACGTAGAATGAATTGCTCTTCGCCTTCTACGATGACGCGGGTATACTTGGGTAGCTTATCGCTCATTCTTGCGTGCCTCCTTGCGAAGCGCAGTAACGACCTCTTCTAGTGCCTGGATTGATGCGATGAGGTCCTGCGAGATATCATACAGCTCCTCGACGTCGTCTTCTTCCATCAGCCGTAGCTTGTCGGCCTGCTTGCCGAGGCGCATGAGATCGTTTGCCTCTGACTGAATCTTTCGTGCTAGTCTTGAATCCATGTTGGACCTCCAATATCTAAATACTCAGCTATTGGCCTTGTGCTTCTTGAATCTTCGCGGTTGCTTGACCCCGCGGGTGTGTCTATCTGCAACGATGCTGGCAACGAAGGCGCCAGGCTTGGTGACGCACTTGTATCCCATGCCGCTCACCCAGCCAACCACAGCGTCGTGAACCTCGTGACTCTTGTTCTCGTTATTGCGGCCAGGGCTCGAGTGGACGTCAGCATGGACCTCAAACTCAATCCCGTGCTCTTCACAAACTGGGTTAATCTTCTGGGCAAGGTTGATGCTCAACTCTGCTTCCCTGAGAAGACGCTCGCGACGAGAGCGATACCTACGCTCCAGATGGCGGATATAGTAAACACGGCCACCATCACCACGGCCAGTGTCACGGAGAATGTGGACAGCAACCACTTGTACGAACGAGGTTCGTGAGCCGAGGTTCTGGCTGTCTGTTCCGACGTAGACAAAGCAGTCGTAGTCTTGCTCATACGCCTCCTTGAAAACGGTTGCGAGTTCGTCATAGATGCTTTCAATAGGCTGCCCGTGGAGGGTCTTCCATCCGTGTTGTGCCATTGGTCATCACCAGTAGTGCGTTAGGGAACTTTGCTAGCGGATCGCCCGGCGAAAGCAAGACGTCTACATGATTCTTGAAACGGGCGTTCATCGTGTCTTCGACGATGTAGAAGCCCGAAAGATAGCCCGCATCTTTGAGCTCAATGATGTCGCCAAACGAGAGAGGTCCGCCCCAACGCTTGTGCAGATCGCGTGATACAGCGACGTAGCGGTAATAGCGTGCGCGGTGGATCTTGATCTTCTTGCCGGAGGCGACGATGTTTGGGGTTGAGTCGGTCTGCTCGGGAACTGGGTGATAGATTGTGACGGTGACTGGAATGTGGAGCGGCGCTGGAAGAACCGGGATTCCCGGATCATCCGTGACGATTTCCCAATTGTGCATTCGTGGCTCATGCCTGTTATCCGATACTGTCTGAAAGACGGCAATGAATAGGCAAAGCACCGCAAGGGCGCTAATCTTCTTCACTGTCGACGATCTCCTTCATTGAGCGTACTGCTGCCATGTCGTTCCACTCTACTATAGCATCGGGTAAATGTACATGCCATTCTGTAAGCACATCTGGAGGCAGGGCTAAGCGGTACATCGACTTTCCGTCGAAGCGCTCAGCCTGGATCCACGGCCAGGATCCACCAATTGGCATGATGTCGTAGGCCCTCATTGCTCTGTAGGATCTGCCACCGCGTCTAGGAGCGCATTGATCTCAAGCTTGGCCGCCATGTTCCAAGCGTGGGCAGCAATGTCAGGGTATTCATAGTCTCGAGTGGTATAGCCACATTCTGTGCATCCGAGATTGAATAGCGTTGTGAGGTGTCCGTCATTCAAACGGATAAGTGCAGCGTCGAGCGCTACGTCCTCACTACCGCAGAAGCGGCAGGGGTTAATGTTTGCGGGGTAGTTGAACTTGTGGCTGTGCATCGTCGCCTCCTGCTGTGAGGAGCTCATCTGCTTCGATCGGCTTCCATCCATTGAAGTCATATATCGGTGCAATGAGCTCGCAGATGCCCTTACAGGCTCCAGGACTGAGAGCTTGGATATAACCAGTAGCATGAAGATCAGCGAGTTTGCTATGAGCGTACGCAATAGTGTCTTCCCTGCTCTTGTGGATCTTGGCATGACGGGCGATGAGCTTGGCGAGCCGGCGCAGTGCGTTTGCGCCATGTGTTGAACCCATACCATACAGGTCGTGGGGGTTCGTACGTATGTGGGCCTCGAGTGCGTTCCAGTAATCTCTATTCCTAGGCACTGTGTGCTCCTGTATCTCTAATTACCCGCGAGGCCTCGGAAGATCACCGATCGATGACTCGACCGTAGCGGGGATCTAGCCTGAACCCCGTTGCAAGGACGCGGTCGAGGGCATCCTTTGCGTCCCTTTTCGTTGGGTACCAATCGTGTGCGTCTTCATTGTCAATTTGCCAATACCAAGCTCCAGCTTGAGCTCTGATAACGTTGATCTTCAGCTTTACTGGCTTGCCGTCGACGGTCGTTTTCCCAAGGCCCGAGTAGTATCCGGGTGCAATTCGTTTGAGCACAGTCTTCATCATCCAATGTACTCCTCAATGTCGTCATATGGGTCCGCTGGCACGTATGGGTCTTTATCTTCGTATTGACCGAGCTCGACACTGCGGAACGTGTAGATCAGGTCCAAGATTTCATGTGGGTGGATCGCAGATGTTCCACTAGCCAACAGCCGTCTCCTGATATCCTCACGTTCACGTCCAGTCAAATCTCGGCGCTTGTAGCTGTCAATCATACTATCTCTTGATGCTAGCATACCCCGAATCACGATGATTCCCAGGGCTACTATTACAACGAGGATGCCATTTGTGATGTAAGAAGCTAGAGGTAGCCAATCCATTAGATGTCCTCCGGATGCATGACCGTATCTGGGATGATACGGCGGCCGTACTTACGTAGGGTTCGACTCTGAAGCCTGGTCGAGCTCGACCTCTGAATATCAGTGACCGAGTTGACGAACTCGTCAAGATCAATGTCTGAGCAGAACGTCTCAAATACCTTGTAGGTCTCAGGCAGTCGCTTCTTGAAGCGGCTGGTCGTCATGATTGTACCCGACCGGTTATTCGGGCAGTCCATCCACCGCTTCATCATGCCGCCATATGACCACTGGTCTCGATCTGTGTAGAACCAAGCCCATAGCTCCTTGAAGAGCTTGGACTGTGAACGACGGTATCGGTGCTCACTATCGTGAACTCCGCCCTTACCGCCAGGACGCTTACCATTCTTGATGTACCGGTATTCAGTCAGAAGCTCATCCATGTCTGCGCGGATGCCCATGACTCGGCACCGACCGTTCCAGATGAACTCGCCGAACATGCCACCAAGGTACGACGCCGACGGGATCCGAGCAATCTGACCATTGGCAACGGGGAGATCCTCGTACTCGTCGAAGTTGACACACGCCGCTGTGTTGCCATCAGATTTCAGAACCATAGAGGTTGGGTATGAATCCTTGTCATACAGATACGAAAACAGGACATGTCCCAGCTCGTGCGCGATTAGGTTAGGCTTTACCATTTAGTCTCCTCTGTTCATGATATTTCTTCATACGTTCAGATCGTTGTTTTCTGAGATGCTCTGATTTCTCGGGATCATCCCAAAACTTCCTAGTTGCAGCAAGCCGCTTTTCAGTGTGCTCTTTTGTGTGTGGTCGTGGACCGTGGTGCTTTCCTTTGTGTGGCGATGTCTTACCTAGATTTGATTTGCCCACTTTCCTCATTCGATCTGCCCGAGACGGGTCAGTGTTTCCAGTGGCAATCCTTGGGTCTTCAGCGTGGGTTAGGCCTTTGTTCCAGGGGTCCCCATAGTCTCTATTCTCTCGTGACTTATCGATAGCAGATTGAGGCATCACGAACCCCTCGCGATATCCATGCGCGCCACCAACTGCACGATTCCACCCAATCCCTTTCTTAGGTCTTAGCTCTCGTTCCTTGGCGAAGCACTGCTTACGGGTGCCAGAGAAAATGATGAACTGCTTAGTACCTGAAGGAACACGGCCTTCTCGGATATGAACCTTATGCCTCTTCGCCGGATCCTTGGACACGCCAACATACCCACATGTGGATATGTCCAACGACGGATCTGGTGTGATCCAGTAAACGAAGCACTCAGCCATCGTGTCCTTTCGTTTCCAACCAGCGCTCAATATTGAGCAACATTGGGAAGTGTCTTTCGTATACATGTAGGGAATTGGCGACCCACACGATCTTGCCACTCGCGAGATCAGGGTACGCCGCTCGTTGTAGTGCGTGCAGAAGGTGATTGTGCACCCACGCCTGCCAGTAGAAGTCGTTGAAGAAGCCGAATACGAAATCGTTGCTTCGCATGTTGACGATGGAGACCAGCTTGTCGTCGCGAATCAGGTGCTGCGTTGCAAACGTGCACATGAAGTCCGACATGCCATCACGGTTGTAATCCTGCCACATCTCCGGCCGGTTGTAGATCATCACCGCGCGGCGAGAGTCGGGGAAGGCGATGAGTTCACTAAGACAGTTTTCGTACTGTGCACCGTTCTGTGGTGAGAAGATGCACCACCCATAGTTGGAGTTGACAAAGCCGTTTGAATCCGCAACCTTGGCCCAGATGCCAGCATGTTTGGCAATTTCGTCTACCCTGAGATCCATGCTCAGATACCATTCAAGCTCAGCATTGACGTACTTCATGGGCGTCTTGCGGGCTTCGCCAAACTCGAGGATTGGCTGTGTTGGATCAAGAGTGATGGGCTCCGCAATGATCTCGACAAGCTTGACGCCTGACTTATCAGTGACGAACTTCTCGGCCCGCACCTGATCTGCTAGTTTGTGAATAACAGGCGCTAGCCTGTGCTCGTTGATGGAGCTCATGATATACCTCCGCTGTCGATCCTACCAGACCGGCAGACCATTGTACACCCCGAATATTACAGGGCCTCTTCGTCAGCAAACATTGCCAAGGATAGCCTTCTAGCCATCTCTGTGATGAAGATCTCACAGCCGTACTCCATGGACTCCTCGGCGACCACCGACTTCTGGTGGTTGATGGTGTCGTTGACGCGGTCCAAATCATCAAATGTGCTGAAGTGCTCAACGATCTTGTCGGCGAGCTCTTCTGAAGTCCTGAACCTGGACCATTCTTGGTCTGGGAACATCAGGTGTTGCCGGATGGGGCTGCTATCATCCCAGAATTGAATTGATGGTACGCCAAGCTGTGCAGCCTCCATCATGGTGTTAGGATACTTGTCCGTCTCTGATGGGAAGATGAACAGTGTGGCGTCCCTGAGCGCCTTGAACATGCGCTTGTTGGGCGTCATACCTTGGAAGTGGATCTCATTGAATGGCTCAAACGGCATATCAGAGTGGCTATAGATCTCAAGAATTGGCTCTGTGTTGTAGTCATCGCGGAGGACCATGAACGCACTGAGATATCCCTTGACGAGCTCAGCAGCATGGCTGAGCGGATGTCCGGCATCAAACACAGCTACGATCTTGCACTTGCGTTCATTGAGTGGGGTCTCATTGAACACCTCGTCTGCTGACACTCTGCTTGGTCGGCGCCACAGCCACGGCTCCTGCTTCAATCCTAGACCCTGGAGCTTATCATAGAGCTCTTGGCTCTCGGTGACCACGGTCCAATTGTTGTCATCTGCGTACTTGACATCCTGGAGTGTCTTCAGCTGCTCTTGTGCGTTCTGTGGAAACTCAGGCATGAAGACAAACACGTCCTTGCCCTTGAACAGCTCATCACGGATGTCGATTGTGTTGTGGTTGATGAAGAACAGGTCTGCCATCCATGGGTTAGCTACGACCTCGATGCCATAGAAACCTGGCATATCCTTGGGTGTACCCCTGGAAGCTTCCTGTAGTTTGTATAGGTCTGAGTCCCAAGTGATCCATGGGTCCTGGCTGTCGTCAATGAATAGTTTGCGTGGTTGCATGTCAAATCCTTCCAAGATTTCGCTGACCAAGTATGTGCATCTGCCTCTGCATCTCAACGTCACCGTTATATGGCTCAGTGTACTTTTCAGTCTTGCCGTTCCTCGAGCCACCCCACTTTCTCTGGTAATAGCTGCCAGTCTGATGATTTGCGAGGGATCTGTCCTTTGAAATTGAGCCACCGTTTGTAAATTCACCCGGATTGAATAGGGGCGTGCGGGTTAGACTCATACCAGCAAGCTCAACCCTATACCAGTAGTCCCAATCTTCATGGTATGCAGGATAAAAGATTGGATCGAATCGACCAACAGTCTTCCAGCAATGCTTTGAAATTGAGACAACAGACCAGTGATAGTTAACCTCTGGTAACAGTACATCATATGGCTGTGAAAGCGCTGTCTCTAGATCGTCTGCAAAACGTTTGCCCAAAATGACATCGTCACTTGGCATGATGATGTGGTCAATGTCTGGCCTATCAACAAAGTGATCCATAATCATTGACCAGCTCCCACCGCAACCTTGATTCTTGGCTGGACGGATGATATTCTGTGGCAAGTTATCCGGTATCACGATGTTCTGATTTCCGTTGTCAATGATGACAAAATCAGTAAGCATCTCTGCAAAATTTTCAGACAAGTCCTCGAGGCTTCGATGTAGAATGTCTGCCCTGTTTATTGTCCCAATGCCAAGTGCGATTTTCATAGTTGCTCCTCAAAGAATTTGTTGACCCAATAGACAACATACTGGATGTCGTCATCTGTCATTGTGTTGTTGCATGGCAAACTGACTAGCTTTAGCCACTCCTTATCTGCAACTGGGTAGCTCCTGTCGTTTTGCAACAGTGTGAACTTATGGAGAGGCTTGAAATGCACTGACGTGTGAATCTTCTTATCCGCCAGGTAATCAATCAATGCATCACGGAGATTTGATGGCACCCTAGCCACATAGTATTGCACAGTATCCGAATCAATCGGGCGACCCACAGCAGGATGCAGCTCGGCGTTATACCGATCCCTGACATGCTGCCTACGCTTCAAAGTCTGATCCAGCCTATCGAGCTGCGAAAGGCCCAAGGCAGCGAGGATATCAATCATGTAGTATTTGTACCCGAGGTGGTCAATGTCATAGTCCCATGAATAGCCCTTCTTACCAACACGAGACCAGGTAGATGAAACCCCAAACCAGATCATGGACTTCATCTTCTCATACAGCTCCCTGTCATCTGTAGTAATCATTCCGCCATCACCAATTGGAATTGATTTGACAGACTGAAATGACCACACAGCGACATCACCACGCAGCCCAGCACCAGGCGTGTAGCAGCTATGCGCACAGTCCTCGATGATGAATCCGCCGAAGACTTTCCTGATCTCTGGGATTGGAGAATTGACGCCCGCCATATTCACAGCAATCACGACTTCGGTATTTGGCTTCTTCCACCGATCAACCTCCTCTGCAGTAATGTTGAGTGCATGCGGGTCGACGTCGACTATGTTCGTCGTACAGTCATTCCACAGCGGAACAATTGCAGTGGTAGCAAATGACATGGTTGGGTTGATGACATCAACGCCTTTGATGCCAAGGGCCTTCAATACCAAATCTTGTCCATGAGAATTGCTGGTCACAGCCAATGCATACTTGTGCCCGACCAGTGCGGCAAACCGCTCTTCAAGCTCAGCAACTTTTGGACCGTTACCCCACCACCCACTGCGCAAAACATCGCCAACAGCCTGTACATCTGCTTCAGATCCCTCTGGTCCAAGGACCTTTAGCATGTCATTTCTAATCTGCATCTTAAACTCCACTGTCTACCCGCACAAAGAATCTTGTTAGGGCTGCTTCCTGGTTGGGGATAGTGATCTCCCTCAAGCCAAATTCCTTAATGGCCGGTTCGACCTGGGCGTACTTTGTCTCAACAGACCACTGATATTCTTCCTGCTCCCAATCATGTGCACCAATCAGATCACCAGGCTTAAGGAACCTGGCAAAGTGATTAAACTCTCGCGGCTTATTTCCGCCATCACAGAAAAGCAGTGTGCCACCGGGTCTAGCGATCTGTTCAGCAATATCAGAGCTGAAACAATCTTTCTGGTGTGCGTGGTCATAGAATCCAAGCTCGCGCTTGAACTCTGATTGTGTCATAAACGAGTGGTTGATTTCATATGTGCTGAATTCCAAATCGTGTACACGAGAGATTAGGTACAGATAGAATGAAAAGTTACCCTGACCCGACCCAATCTCAATGATCCTGCTCAAATCGTGGTTCAACTTAGCAATACCACCCACTGTGGCTTCTTTTGCTTCATCTCGTGAGAACAGCAATTTCTCCCAATATGGTATGGCATACATTGACTGGGATTGCTCAAATCCCAGGAATGTCGTAAGGTCTAGTGGTTTTCTATCCATGTTATTCCTTGTCTAGAAATGACTCCACGCGACGATATGAATATCCGTGGACAAAATCTGTCTCGCCGGGTTCCCCGAATTTAGAAAACTCCTCACGAATAAGCTTCTCCCAAGGGCGATCATTCTTGTGCCCCCATGAAGTAGCTTTGCGAACCATCTCTTCCTCAGAGCGCACCCAGCTGTAGTGGTGGAACATGGGCTCGGCGATAGTTGGCGGCTTAAAGTTTTTCACCTTTGGGCCCGGAACTGAGTTAAACGTATAGAACCTTTCAGTGTCACCATTGAACATAGCAGGCGTTAAGCAATCACGCTTGACCATCAGCTGTGATGCTTCAAGGCTCGTTGCCTGATTCGTTGGCTCCCTGAAATACCAGTAGCACATAAAGGTGTATGCGTTGAATTGCTCATAGTCGAACTCACTAAGAAACTTACCAAACAGCTCGCCGTCAGGTACCTCGTCACCATCTAGGAATAGAACATAATCGCCGGAGGCGGCTTCCCACCCGACGCGGCGGTACATATTGTGATAGTACCTAGGCCCGTGCTTTGCAATGAGGTCCGGTGAAATTTCAATCGCGCAAACATGGTCAGCGTTGAGATCCTTCTTGAGCTCAAGGTCGGGTTCGCCATTGAAGAACTTATCACCATGCACAACGATGACATCATTAGAAAACTTTTTGGCCTCGGAGAGCAGCTTATCGATAAACATGTTCTCATTTGAACAGTAGCTCACAACGACGCTAATGTTGAACATCTGACACCTCCAATTTGAGCCTATTTGCCAAGGCATCAAACGCGTTCTCTCTGATCCAGGGCTTAGCCGAAACGAAGCCCCACTTCACGCGCCACTCATAGTTGTCAGACTTGAAGTCTCTTGCTGCAGAAACAAGCGCAGCAGACATGGCATCATCATCTTTGAATGCACACGTCGTATCCCACGTCTCATCCAAGAGAGTCCGCATGGGCTCAATCGCACGAGTTACATATGGTGTACCAAGAAGGCTGCCCTCGATGATTGGCAGTCCCAACCCTTCACCGTACGAAGGCATGAACACATACCCGGCTTGGCGAATCATCATCGCGAGCTGGTCTGCGTTGACATATCCAGCATACATCACCCGATTCGGCAGAGTTGCAACTGGAGGGCGTTCTGGCCCGACCAGCATATATCGCCAACCAGCCTCAGCTAGCTTGCTCTGCTCAAATGCTTCAATGGCCTGGGGGATCGCCTTGCCAGGATCGCCCAGTCGCGAGAACGTGATGAACATCTTCTTGCCGCCAATAAGCCCAGTTTCCTTCATGCGCTGTTCAGTCACCTGGGATGGGTAATAGAAGAGATCGGCTTCAACACCGATGAAGTCGTCAAGCTGCTCAATCACCTTGTTTGAGATCGCGGTGAAGTTCGCACCAGCAGCCTTGAAAATCTTAGCCTGTGCAATGGTATCAACGCTCGGCGCGCCGTCCGGCTCCTTCCACTCGGCAAAGTCAAGAACGTTGCACAGGAGCTTCTTACCCTTGGATGCGTCAATGACATTGCGCCAGTCTGTGGTGTCTGCTTGGAACACCAGATCGGCATCGGCGATCGATTCAGTTAGTTCAAATCCGTGCTTGTCCGAATCAAACCAGTCGTAGAATGCCTGTCGCCAGCCCCACGGCCCAGCCCAGGCTTGAACATATACCTTAGCCATGATCCCCCCTAAGTACGCTATTTGACGGCAAGTACTTTTCAATGTGCCGCACATATTCGTGTGGAAGAGTCTTCGCGACACGGTCCCACGACTCATTGCGCTTATCAAACCACTCAATGCCGTGTTCCTTTAGTGGCGGCCCATCGCATGCGTCGTCATCTGCAAACTTTATTCTATCTTTACCCTTCTGAATCAGCGCTTCGTGCGGTCTAATATGGCCAAAGTGAATGATTGGACAGGCTTCAAGCACCATGCAGTCTTTTGGATCTGCATTGAGACTCTCGTCAACGGTCTTCCCATTCATCCCGATACCAGCCGCGCGGTTCATCACGCGCCACTGGAAATCAGGATATCCCTCTTCGTTGTAGTGCTTGTAATCACGCTGGAGATTGAATCGTGGGAGAATAGCAACCTTCTTCTTCATGCGTGTTAGCATCTGGGGCAATCTTTCGTATGGAAATTCAGCCAGGATTTCGTCAGCGCCGAGCTGGATGGTCCAGTCTTTAGTGCTCATGTCAATCGAACGCTGAAACTGTGCACTAAAGTTGTCGAACTCCGATACCATGAGCTTGATACTTTCAAATCGCTCATCGTATGACTGGCAGAGCTCTAGTGTGTTGTCGTAGTTGTCGGGCTGCACGACTACGTTGATCTCGTCAAAGTGCTCAGTTGCCCAGGTAAAGAACACATCCAATGTATCCGCTGTGTTACCAGCGATCATACTCACACTAATGTCCATCAGGGATCCTTTCGTACATGCAGTGTGCTCCCACGAGAGTCTTGCCACACGATCTCGTGGTTTGGCAGATAGTCTGCGCAAAACTCGGGCAGATCGATATCAGAATCGTGCCACTCAATGAGCAGATACTTGACAGTCTGTAGGATCTGCGAATTCATGATGATGTTGTACTCTGACCCCTCTACGTCGATCTTGACAAAGTCTGGATGCTCAGGTAGTTCATCTTCTAGTGTGCGCAAATTGACTACCTGTGTGACTTCTCGTTCAGTGTAGCCCATGTGCTCAGTTCCGGCTTCCTCAATTGAGTCACCGCCGCGGTTTCCATCTGGACTGGCGAGCAGGCCAGCAGAATTGGCGCCGTAGTAGATGCCCACCATCTTGAACATGATCGGGGTCTCCTTTGAGACCTTAGCTGTGACCTCTGCGAACACCTGGGCCTGACGTTGACCTGGGTCAAATGCATAGATGGCATCAGGCTCAAAGTACATGGCAAACATGCGAGTGGAGAACCCGTAGTTGGCACCAATGTCCACGACGATTCCGACGTCATCCTTGTTGATGTACTTGTCAAATGCGTTATGGAGTTCCTTGCGAGACCACTCTGAAGCACTCAAACCCATCCAGAACTCCTCCGGGTGGTGCTGCAGGTTCTCAGGCATAGCTCTTCACCTCAACAACATCTGAGCCGGTAAGGATGTTGATCTCACGCTTGATGCCGGCCCGATTGTCGTTGAGCCTGTACACAGATCTTGCGAGCTCGATGAACTCAGTACCGAAGTCCTCTTTTGCTTCAAGAATGCGAAGTGTATCCTCCACATCCCACAGCTCACGGTTGATAGCATCGAGTGCCGCGTAGAGATCTTGAACGCCTACAGTAGCAAACACATCAAGGTGTCGAATTGCGTTCTCGAGCTGAGCTGTTTCATATCGGATCGCATGGAGCTTTGTCGGATCGTCAATGTTCTCTTCCTTGATCTCAAGGATGGTCAGCTTGTCAAGGGCTTCGCCGATTGAGATGGGTGCAAGAACGCTGTGGACACTACGTGTGGTCATGATTCCTCCCGGAACTCAAAGCCCCAATCGTGGAGGAAGACATAGTCTCCCGGATCCACATCTTGACCGAACATCTGCTGGGGCGTTGCATTGATGTAGCGGTTCTTGTAAACGATGATCTCGGGGACGCCAGCAAGTGCTGCCATTGTCTTCCCCCAAGAGTCTGTTCCGACATACACAGTTGACTGCCTGATGGCTTTCATGGCCATGCGAATATCAGATATGAGGATTGGGCTGTTAGGGAGCCCTAGACCGGCAATGTGGCGAATCTCGTCCGGTGAGCCGATGATGGTGCACCGAACGTCAGCGAATTCCTCGATGACGAGGCTGCGAAGTTCGCTGTCGCTGATTCGCTTGACCTTGGTCGGGTCGTCAGCTCCACCAAACGGCTGGATCGTGACTGCGACGTCCTTCGACAGGGGCCACTTCCTAGCCCAGATCGGTAGACGCTGCACATCGTAGTGCTCGAACACATTTGTCTTGCCGCATTCGTTCCAGTCCTCGATGTACTTGAATTCCTTCGGTGTGACACCAGTGCCTTGACAGCGCTGGTCGGACTGTAAGAGCTCCCACAGCCGTGGATCCAGTGGGAACGACTGCCGCGGGAAGAACCAGAACCGGTTGACCCGATCAAAGTATTGAACCTGGACGGCATCATTCTCTTTTGGCTCTGCAACCATGTCACGAAGGGGCTTCATGTTGTTGGCGACGAACACCACATCAACAGAGCCAGGCTCGATGCTGTCGTAGAATGATGCCATCAAGAGTAGGAAATCTCCGATCCCTCCGATGCCAAAATAGTACGGCCGATCGATGCCGTCGGTCAAGCTAAAGATTGGATGCTGTGGTGCACTCATGTGTTTTTGAACTCCTTTAGCCCAAATTTCTTATTGTACGATAATGGCCATGGCTTCACATGGACAAAATTGCAGTTTAAGGATTTAGGCACTATTCAAGCCCACTAAGCCAGTCATTGTAACGCTTCTGTTCCCAAACGGCTGCCATGACATCGGCGTGGGCGAGCAATTGTGCGAACAGGCCCTCCTTCATGGAATAGTGCTTGTTCGACTCGTCGTGCATGCCGTCATGAAGCATCACTGCCTTGAACACGTGCAGTGGGGCCTTGATTCCATAGAGCTGCATGAGATACAGAGACCTATGCTGGACACGCATGTAATCAATGTCAGGATTCATCTGGTAGAACATGCCCCTGCGGCGGTGCCAATCAGAGTCCTGCTCAAGATAGTATGGGTTGTGTGTGTCACCCATCTTGCCCATGTCGTGGAACATGGCTGCGACGAGGATGTCGTCCTCGGACACCGGGTGGTCGAACATGTCCATGTGCTCATGAACAAGCTTGTGGAAGTTGCGATACACACGGAGGGTATGCTCAGCCAAACCACCAGGCATGCAGTTGTGGGCTGCAGCATAATTGACAGACGGTGAGGCGGGGACAGTGAAGAACTGATCTGCATTGTCGTTGAGGAAAACCTCAAGCTTGCGGGCGAGGTCATCATCCTCAACCTGCTTGATAAGCGACTGCCACGAAGTGATGACTTTCTCGATAGTGGCATCGTCGAATCGCATCATGCGATACTCCATTGGAACCTCCAGTTTGTAGAATCCTACCGTGCTCGGCTACGCCTGCACAGCCTTTTGCGAAACCAGTGATCTGTACCACTCGCAGCGCTCTCGCGTTTGCTGCTCCATGGTATAGGTTGGATAGACGGTGTCGTAGAGGGCCTGACCCATTTCTGTCCTCATGTCCTCGTCGAGGATGAGCTGCTTGACATACTTGTACCAGTCCTTGTGATCCCTGCGGGGCTGCACCAAGAAGCCGTTTTTGCCGTGGTCGATGAGCTCTGCATACCTGTAGAGGTCAGATGCCACGATTGGGATCTTGTGCATCCCGGTCTCGATCAGCTTTAGCTCGGACTTGCACTCGTTGAACGTATGTTGATCCAGTGGGGCCAGGGAAACGTCGAGCCAGTTGTAGTGCTTCCCATATTGGGTGATAGGGAGGGTAGTCCTGCGGATGTAGCCGTCTTCGGGCGCGCGACCATAGTCGTTGAAAATAGCTTCGAACTTGTTCCACACGCTCTCTTCTGGGCGGAGCTTGCGAGTACGCTGCTCTCCGGTTTCGGGGTCAACCTCTGTCATGGTTCCACGAGTATCGTAGCCGCACATGACGATCTGGAATTTGTCTTTGAGGTCTGGATCATTGTACAGCTTGTTGGCCATGCCTTCGATGCGGGCAAGGTCTCGCTCGTGGGAAGATCCACCAATCCAACCGACGCGCACCTTGTCACCCGGCGCCCGTTTACGGTCCCACATGGATAGAGCCGGATCAACTGCGTTTGGGATCAGGTGAACACGCTTGTTGAGCTTACGCAGATGCTTGGCGTATAACTCGGTGGTAGTCGTCACCCAGTCAGCTGCCTTCTGGATAGCCTGGATGTCGAGGTGCAGTTGCTTAGATAAAACAAGCATGCGAGCCGGATGGCCAGGGAACGGCACCCAATAGTCATCGATGTCAGAGATGACCACTGCGCCGGATTCCTTGAACTTCCGGATCCACTCGAGGGTTTCGCTCTCACTGTTTAGTCTGCGGTGGAAATGGATGATGTCGAACTTGCCGAGATCAGCATCTGTGACTGGCTGTTGTAGACGCACATCCACATGGAATTCGTCTGGGTACAGCTTCTGCATCATTTGGGCAGGCCAGATTGACCTGTAGTGACCCACACCATAAGGGTCGGAGGGAACGAGTAGAACCCGGATCTTGTCCATTGTGTCTCCTTTGGGAACCTAGCAGTTGTATCAGAACAGCTTGCCGTTGCAAACCATTTACAGCTTGAACTCGAATCTTCCCCAGTCGTACTCGACGAACCGGACCGGACCCTTTAGGCTTGGTCTGACAAGAGCGCGAAGGCGAACGCCGCCGCTTTGCCTAATTGGACTATTAGGCTGAACTTTTGCTGCCTTGCGGATCGCGTTGATGACCCTGCGCAAACCCGCTGCCTTTAGGCGCCGTAGTACATGCATGTAGAGAAGCTTTGGTTCTATATTATGTACGATTGGGCTTTCACCATATTCGGTGCCATCATCGACCATCGCCATCTCAACTACAGCTGCATCTCTAGGATCATCAGGCCAAAATCCGCCCCAGGCGCCGTTAATGTTGATGCTGTAGCCATGACCAGCTGGGGACTGGTCTCGTTCGAGCTCGATCTTTCCCGTTGCACCCCTACCCTTGACGAAGCTTGCCTCATCCAGCCGTTGAATCTCTTCTCGGATCAGCTGGCGGATCTCTGACTTCTTCATTAGTAGTACCCTCGCCTATTTGGCGACTGAACTGGTCGTCCGCTAGGACTTTTCTTCGGCACCGGCTTCGTGCCGGAGGAATCGACGTGCATGGAACCCGGATTTGAGAAATTCCGGCTGAGGTATTCGTCTGCTTCGTCCATGCTACTAAACGGCCCGTATGTGGTGGCATCCCGCTGATCGCCATATTCATTTGGTGCAAGCTCCATATACCAGTCACCGTTCTTTGCCTTGTAGAACATGCACCAGCGACTCATCGATTCATTCAACAATCCAGCTGACCGCATCACGCGCTCATGGTTACGACCAAAGAATTGCTCCTTCAACCTCGGTCGTTCGCGGCCGAGGGGCTTATGATCCACCTTACCACGTTTGCGGTTGCGGAAACCACGGGGCATTGCGCCCGTCTGACTCTGATGTGTGCCTGGGATTGTCGAGTCATCGTTATACGGATCACGGGACTGTGGATACTCGGATGGTGAATACGCCTCATCGGTGTCCTCAAACTTCGACTCCATGTCAACTAGATGCGTGTAATACTCTGGATCCTCTTCGAGGTGTGCCAGTGCGATCTTGAGGAGGTCGTTCTTGTCCTTGACGACGTCCGTTGCTGGATCCTCGTCATGCTCCTTCTCAATCTTGATGCCTAGGTTAACTTCGTCACGGTCAAACTTACGTGCAATCTTCAGGAGCTCAGGATCCCAACCCCTGGTGTCAGACTCTGCCAGGCGTCCCTCTTGCTGAATCACGTCAACGGTTGGCTCTTCACGGTAGCTCTTGCCATTGCGGTTACGGAAGTGCGTGTCACTCACCTTGGTGTACATGTCCGCGTCTTCTTCAGTGAAGCGGAACTTGGCGCCGATGGGGAGATCGCCAAAGGTGGTCCAGTCTCCCTGTGCCTCTTTCTTAAGGCGTGAGACGGGCTTGCTGCCCATCTTCTTAGGTGAGAGGCGGTTGGCCTTTGCCTTAGTGCGAGCCTTGTTACGCTCTCTGCGGCCGCGGCGGGTGTGCTTACCAGCAGCTTCGTTCTTTGGAACACAGTTAGGCACTTCTTTTCCATCCTTCATTTTCTTGCCGACCATCTCGTAGTCGTCCCAGCATGGGTCTTCACCCTTCATGCGATCTTCCTCAGTTAGATCAGATACGTTTTTCTTGCCCCACATTTTGCAGCTCCAATATCTAGCTTTCCACTTCGGGCCAGGGTCGTCACAGTTGTGGCGGGCGCGGAAGTTTGAACGGCGATCAGGGTCGTCTCTCTTGATGTCAGTGTTCGGGTCACCGAAGCTGACTTTGACCACGTTGCCCTTATCATTCTTCACATAGACGTAAAACTTCTTCGACCCTCCACGGATCGGCTTGTTCAACTCTACCTTCTTGCCCTGATATTCTGCCATCAGTCAATAGATCCGTACACGCTAACCTTGATCTCACCACGGTTGCCCTTTGCGACCGTCTCAATTGCATAGCGAACCGGACGACCCTTTGAATCCTTGACGCCCTTGAGTGCCTCGGCGATCGCCTGGTGGATGTGGTCCTCGTTCTCGTTGAGCCTAGATTCCTTGATCGGCTTACCGGCGCGCGAAACGATTCCGTTGAAGCCGTCTGCTTTCATCTTGGCAAGGAATTCAAAAGCTTCTTCCTTGGTCATGAACTTTGTGACCTTGATCGGACCACTCTTGCTCTTAGCATACTTGACCTCGAACTCGGGCTTACCTTCACTAAGCTCTTCAAGGATCATCTCTCGGACGATCTGTCGCACTTCGTTCATACGTTCCATATCAAACCCCTTCAGCCACGCCTTGAAGTATGGCGAGTCTTTGCCAGGGCGGGCGCCTGGTAGGTCAATCATCTTGATGAACTTCGGATCCATCAATGGCGATCGCTTCTTCTTGGCCTTTGCTGCGTTGGCGCCCCGCTTGACGGCAACCTTTAGGAGGCGCATGTCTCCGGCGCCCTCTTCGACCTTGTCCGGCAAGCCATCGTGCTTAGTCTTGGCGAACTTCTCGAGCTCCTTCTCAGACATGCTGTCGTACATGTCCTTGGCGGCACCCTGAAGCTTAGAAACAGCTAGCTCACCACGTTTTGCGGCGAGAGCTTGACCTGCGGCCTGCTGTTGATTCTTACTCTTTGCTGGCATGTTGTAACCTATGTGTTATTTCTTTCCAATCATCTTGTGCATTGGATGTGCTTTCACGTACTTGTACCATTCAGAAGTCCCGGCCCGGTCAAGGTCAGAGGTGGCCCAAATCTTGGCTGCAGTCTTGTCGGCAAATACCGCGATCTTGCCACGCTTGTTCATTCCGCCCCACATATCATCAACATCGGGATCTGCTGACCGGCCGTTTAGCCACACACTCCCGGGCTTGGCCAGCTTCTTCTTGATTGGCCCGGTGAGATTGGCCCCAATTGCTTGAATTGCATTCTTGAAACTGATCTCATTGATGGCCTCAATCTCTTCACGGATCAGCTGTCGTAGTTCTGACTTCTTCATTATTGAACCTTTGCTGCCATTCTGAGTAGCTTCTTCCAGCGAGTGTCAAGACTGTTGAGTGCGTCTGCAACCAAATCGAACTGCCGCTGAACGTCGGGGTCGTGACCCCAATTTCCACGAGAGTCTTCGCTGCCAACAGCCTGCTCAATTGCATCATAGTCTGCGAAGGCCTTGTTGTACCAGTCCTTCGTAAGGAACTTAGGCTTAGGCAGCTTGGCCTCGCTCACCATGGAGCGATCAAGCTCCTCGCGAATTAGTTGTCGTAACTCCGAACGCTTCATCGATTTCCCCCCATTAGATTCTTGACGTATTCGTCAGTTTTGGCCTGCTTAGCAAGCGCTTGCTCATGCTGAGCCAAGGCAGCTTCATCCTTCGACTCTTTGAACCACTCAAGCAAACCCGCCCCAGATGCGAACGGTTCTCCATTTTCAAGAAGCTCGCGGGGGTTGTCAGGCTCGGATGCGTTCGATCGACCCTTTGGCTTGCTTCCCTCCAAGCCGTCATACATCTCAGTAAGACTGCCCTGCTGCGACTGCTTGAAGCGGGCCCGGAGGGCATCTAGACCCTCGCCTGATTGCTTCTGAGGAGCAGGGCGGGAGGCTGACTCATTGAGTGCAGCCTTCAACTCGGCGCGGACCGCAGAGCGGACCTCTTCACGAATCATCTTTCGTAGTGCACTAATCTTCATAGCACATTCCTCTTGTCCATCTTGGCCATAGAAGCCAAGTCCATATCTTCGTTGAGAATCTTCTTACCATCGGCGATGATCGACTCGACGATCTGCAAAGCCTCTTCATCCTTGTGACCCATCTTACGGACGTAGTCCTCAAATAGCTCGCGGATCTGAGGGTCGCCGTCGATCATTCGCTCAAATAGTGCTCGTTGGATAAGGTTCATAGGTTTAAATACCCTAGTACTTTGGGCGACGCGTTGAGGCCTTGACGTCTCGCCTGTATGCCTTAAAGATTTCCTCAGCTGGCCATTGTGGCTCATCACCAATAGTGCCACCATTGAGGAAATCGTCCATGTCCGCAACGCTGCGAGGCTCAACAGCCCATACATTGCTGAGCACATACTGGATATCTCCAGACTTCATCACGCCCTTCTTTTCAAGCTTCTTGAGCACACGCTCGAGGTTTGCACTGCCAGAACTTTCGCGGACCGTTCCCGCGAGCTCGTTGATTCTCTGCTTATACTTGCTCATCCGAACCTCCCGATTCCCATGAGTTGATTTACTGGCGCGAACAGGCCAGTGATCTTGATGATCTTGCCCTTGTAGCGGAAGACAAGTCCCTCAGACGGAACAAGCTTGTCGAAACCGCCTGCAGCCTGGATCTTCTTGAGCATGACTTCCATGCGGGCAATGTCTTCAGCGTTCTTGGACTTGCGGATCGTGGCGATCTGCTTGTCGATGTCGGCCTTGAGCTTCGCGGCGCTCTTTTCAGGCGACGCCGCGATGAACTTCTTCATGGCCGTCAACAGCTCAGTACCAAATGCCAAGATAGTGAGCTCTAGCGGCTCCATGATGCTCTTGTTGATGTCCCTCGAGCTCTTGTCCATAGACTTGATGGCGTCGATGGCTGCAGCATCAGGAAGATCCTTTGGCAACGATGTGATACGATAGGCCTTGTTGCCATAGACGAAGCGCTGGATGAGCTTTTGGCGAAGTGCGGGTGGGATGGTGACCGTGTACTTGTCCTCGACACCATCCAGCATGCGATTCCACGCTGTGACCATCGCATCCCCCACTGTGTCACTGTCCCCTAGGCCGTACTTCTTGGCGAAGCGGTCAATGTCTGCTAGGAAGCGGTACTTCTCAGGTCCGAAGTCGAGGTTCATGTCTGTAGCGGCACGGACATACGGTGGGGGCTGGATGGGGATCTTGGTCTCGGCCTGCTTCTCGGCATCTGCGAAGATCTTGTACAGCTTGGCAGACTGCTTTGCTGCAACACCAGTCACAGTTCCGTTGATGTCGACGACCTGGATATCGTGGAAGACAATCAGGTCCTTGTCGTAGTTGATGACGTTGGGGTTCTTCTGTGAAATGACCTCAAAGTTGATCCAGCGCTCACCGTTTCCAAAGATCTCGTCCTGTACCTTTTGCGGCAGGGACTCAAACCCCTTCTTCAATGCACGGCCGCCATCAAGGAATGCAGCCTGGATGTCTGGCTTGTCTGCCCACTTCGTCTGGATGTCCTTGATAGACATGGCATTGCGGCCACGGTTACGGAGGTGTGTCTTGTTACGTGCGAACCGGACCTTACCATCAATGACCGTTGCGAACAGGTTCTGTCCGTCAGTCTTTTCGCGGACGTCACCACCGCCCTTGCTAGCGACGACGTCGAGCTGTCCGTCGAAAGAGGCCTCGATGATGCTCTTCATCTCACCAAACGACATAGTGAGGTCTTCAAATGGGTGGAGCATATGCCCACCAGCACCACCCTCGCTAAGTAGTGCAGCCTGACCGTTAAGTAGTGCACCCCAGGTCTTCTTACGCTGTTGATGTTCGACGAGCTTCTTCAATTGCATCACACCCCGCTTCTTGAGACCGGTCTGCTGCATCAGGAACTTGAGGTCCTGCGCGCTGAGCTCATCCTGACGCAAGACATCACGGAGCTTTGTTGCACTTCGCATCTTGCCGCGGCGGACAAAGTAGTATCCAGTCTGATCTGCAGTCTGGAGGTCTTTCTTTGATCTCGGGAACTCCTGGAAGAACTTCCCACCGCCTAGTCGTGAAGCATCCTTCTCACCGACCGCCACCACGAAGATGAAGTCAGAGAAGTCTCTCAAACCAAGCACCTGCTTGATCTCGTCGGCATTGTAGTTTCGGCGAGTCTTCAGAATCTGACTCGCCGGAATGCCTAGGTTCTGCAGCAGCTTAGTCTTCACCTTGAACGGCAGCGGGCTGCGATCAGGATCGGTCTTATCAGATGTCGCCACGTACACGTTTTTGGACCCGAACTTCTTGGCCAGGTCCTTATACGTCTCGATGTGCCCCAGGTGGGGTGGCTGAAATCTGCCGTAGAATACGACGACTAGTTTTGGCATCAGGTCAACTCGGGAAATTCGTATGCTGCGTCCTTACGGTCGCCCTGGTAGTAGAAATTCGCGACCCAGTGAAATAGGTCTGCACGCTTGCGAGCGTCGGTTGGAATCTCAACCGTAATGTAGTCTCGGGTACCGCGACTCCACTTCTTCTTGATCTTGGCCCCGGCGTCCTTCAGTTCAGCCTCCATAGCAGCCCAGTCCTCGGGCTCATCGAGGTCGAACTCGAAGTCCACAGTGTCAGCCTCTGAAAGAATTCGCTTGGCATCGAGGCCTGCGTTCTCTAATAGTCTCTTCTTCTCTCTCATCTTAGTGCTCCTTACCATTGGTCACCGCTAAGCTTCATGCTTGAGGCCATGAACTGCGACGAGAATTTGAAGCGCATCTTGAAGACACGCTTCCCATCAGCCATGAAGCCGATTGAATTGTCGCCGACCTTCTTGAGCTCATAATTGCCATGGCTAATTGCAGTCAGCTTCTCATTGTTGAGGGGATTCATAACTGAGGCTGTATAGTCTCCACCCGAACCCTTGCCAGTTACTTTGATGTACGGTGGCTCAACAACATTCGCGTCCATCCAATAAGACAGGACATGTTCCTTCAGGGCCTTCTCGTTCAGCTTGTTGAGAGTCTTGAATAGCTCATCTCTGAGCTTCTTGTGGACAACAGAACCAGCCTTGTTTGCTTCAGACTCGATCTTTCTGTCATCGCGGATCTGAGTCTTACGGGTGGCAGCTACTGGGGAGAGATCATGCTTCTTGATGAATTTGTCAATCTCGCGACTAAACACGGCCTGCAGACCGGCATTGAGTGCATTGTCGATCGTTCCCATGCCTGGGTTCTTGAATGCGATCTTGCTGCTCTTCTTCTTACCAGACTTCGCACTCAACCCTAGGAACTTGCCGTCGCCAAACTGGACTAGTGTGTCTGTTGGGTTCGCAGCAGATGAAACATCTAGGCCTGTTGCCTTTGAAAGGTCACCCGGACGCGCGGTCCACCAAGCCTTCTTGACGCCGCCACCATATCCGTTTGCCTGAGCCCAATTCAGAGCTTCGCGTGCCATGACCTTGGCCTTACCCTGCTCATCCTTAAACTCCTCGGGCGTGATTTCTTCGCGGCGCTTCCTAAGCTGGGCCTTTGCATCGGCTGCCTTCACGAAGCCCGTCCACGTCCCACCAAGCATATAGTAGCCTAGGTAGATTTCGTTGACGTCGATGCGGTTGGTGTTGCCCATCTCAAGGAGGATGCCCTCTTCAAAAAGGACACTCTCGACCTTCTTGTCGGAAACAGCCTTGCGCTGACCAACGATCTCCACCTCCATCGGCTCCGCGTGATAGCCCGTTGCTTCTGCCATGGTTCGACGGATCAACTCGTGGCACTTCTTCCGCTTGTACCGCTCAGCTAGAGCGAGCGCGTACTTGAACCCAGCGATCTCGTTCTGTGGATACTTCTGCTGGCCCTTCCAGATCGCAAGGTGGGCCTCGATCACGGGTGTTGGGCGGGAACCAGAAATGGTACGCAGCATTGCTTCACTGAACACGAGCATCTTGAGTGGGCCAATATTGACCTCATGCATGAGTTCGACGCCGAAACGGTCCTTTGCCTCAGTTACGGGAGCACCAAGCTTTTCCATGAAAGCCTTGGCGTCCTCGACGAAGACAACTGGAACCTCACCAGTAAATTTGTGATAGCGTGCCTTCAATGGTCACTCCCAATCAAATTGTTCTACCTGCTCACGAGTGTAGTGGTCGTAGCGGGTCTTACCGTCAACCTTACGGGCAACGGTGATCTTGCCGCGCTGATCTCCATCACGCTTGTGGGAGATGTGGATCCAGCCAGTGGGTGGGAACTCGAGAATGCACTGGTCGTATGGGATGTCGCTGAGGACGATCGAGCGCCATAGATCTTCTAGTGCGATGTTTCCGAGCGGTTCAAAATCAGCTGCCTCACCCTTGGTATGTTGCGATCCGTCCCATGAACCAATTGCACGGTTGAGCTCGAGGACACGAAGTCCTGATGTGACGATCAGCGGAACGCCATAGATGCCCCGTACTGGCTGAAGAACATTCTGACACAGAGCCTGAAGGTTCTTGAACTGCTCGAGGTCCGGTGTGTTGTCAATACCCTTGCGGGTCGCTGTCTGACTCTTGAGCATTTCACCTAGTGTGAAATTCTGAGACAGCTGGTGTCGTGGATCCGTTGGTACCTGCATTGTTCCTCTTCGCCGGAAGAGGCGCCGAAGCGCCTCAATCATCCTCATCATCGATGAGGTCAGTAAGCTTTGTGCCCATCGGTGCGTCATATCCGGCCACATCTCCTGTGGTTGTCATTTCATCCAGCTCGCGAGCGCCGAAGAGGTCGTAGTAACGGCCAGCAAGCTTGCGTCGAGCCATAGCCATGGCATCATCCTTGTCCTGAGCCATCACAGTAGTCTTGGCATCCTTACCGTTCTTCTTCTTGTAGTAGATGACGAACTTCTTGTCGCCCTTGGCTTCCTGCATTTCATCGTGCATCTCGTTGATGCACTCGTGAATTAGGGAGCGGAGTGTGTGCTTGGAAATTTTCATGGTCGGTTCGGCCTTCCTGGAATGTCAAGTCCAATGCTCTGCAGATACTGCTGGGTGTTGTAGTCTGACTCGATCCAATCAAGCCAACCCGGAATTCCCCAGTCCATTGGGTCCGCGCCAAAAGCTGCATCGCCTGGAAGAACTGAATCCTTGACTCGCTGTGCTAGCTTCTTACGATTGGATGATGACCGGAGCCACTTCTCGACGGGAGCCCACTCGTTCTCGTTGATGGCTCGCTTGATCTCTTCACGGATGATCTGCCGTAGTTCGCTCTTCTTCATCAATCTTCCTCGATTTGCTGCAATAGATCTTCAACATCCCCGAGATACTCGAAGATGTCGTTCACGCGCTTCTCGATCATTTCAAGCTTGCGGATGACCTTTTCATCTCTTAGCTCAATATAACCATCAAGCTTGCTATGGGCCCTGTCGAAAGCGTTGAGATGCTTGACCATTTCCTTACGGAGAGCCAGCATTTGCTTGGCGCGCTTGGCAACCGCCTCATTTACCGTTGCGCGGTGGTATTCTTCGCGGATCATTTGTCGCAGTTCAGACTTCTTCATACTCTGCTTCCCCAATACGTTGACACAGCATGAACGTGTTGTCCTTGCTGTTACGGATCAAGGCGCCACCGTGAGTGGAGCGGATCCGCGATGCTGCTTCTGAGTCAGTGCCGAGCTCACGAATGACGATGTATCGTACGTCTGCTACAGTGATCGTCTTCATGTTCCATACTTTCGCACTTGGATGCCAGCCTGCCTGAGTATAAATATGGGCTTTTCGGCGCGGTAATCATCCAAGTATACTACTTCCTTGAAGCACTTCGCATTGACGATGAGGGTCGCACAAAGCTGGCATGGGGACAGTGTGACGTACATCACAAGGTCCCGCTTACCATTTGTGTCAAGCTTGGTGAGCGCGTTCATTTCGGCGTGCGCACATTGACAGCGGGAGCCCTTCTCAACCTCGGCGTCGAAGTCACACTCATCGTCACTCCCTGCCGCTCCCCCGTTGTATCCCCAGGCCAAAACGGAGGAGTAGTCAGGTGTCACAATGACACAGCCTACCTGTCTATTCGGGGTGTTGCATGTAGACCGTTTTGCAAGCTTGATTGCTGTGTCCATGCAGATCTCATCCCACGACGGCCTAGGCTTAGGCTTGAAAATGTTAGTGCCAAGGACGTGCTGTCCCATACAGTCTGAACACATCCAATATGGTGCACCAATCGCAGAAGGTTCTGCAAGCGTTTTGAAACGAACTCCGCAATAAGAACACGTAACCAAATTCTTATGCATCACGGCTAGGCTTCCAATCAGTCTTGAGTTGCTTGACACGAACCCGGGCAGTATACAAGCGACCAGATTCAAGGCTCCTGAGTGTGTGTACTCTGTGAATGAACCCACTGGAAGCGATGAGCTGGCATCGCTCTCCATTGTGGCCAAGAGTGATGTTTTCCGGTGTGCGATCAGTTTCTTGTAGCGTGCGACTAAACCGTGACATTGATAAGCTCCTCATATTCTGCAATGGCCGCCTTGACAGACGGAATGTGATCGAACTCCTCGAGCTGTTCAACAACCTGCTTATGGAAGAAGGTGTCCCAGTCGAGCTCAAAGAGCTCCGGGTGCTTTGTCAGGTCCGGCAGCTGCTCATCCTTGACGCAGATGACCTGGGTGCGGTCCTTGGGCTTCAGCTCATCCTCGCACTTACTTACGATGTAGAACATAAAGGGGTTGTCCTGGTGTGTGACACCCGCTTCAAGGTGTTCATTCGCGAAGCGGGCACCCTTGAGATGCTGCGGCACATTCTTGATGTACTCGCTGAAGCGCTTGCTGAAGGCCTTGGTGATTCCAATGGTTTCTAGGGGTGCAGCCTCGACTTCCTTACGCAGGTCGACGAGGTGTTCAGACGTGAGCTCGTCTCGGACGGCGAGCTCGGCGAGATCGTTGAGTCGTTCCTTTAGGAGGGTTGGTGCATCCTTGCGGATGATGTTGAGTCCGCGGATGTACTTCTTGCCTGTGTCGCGGACGATGCCATAGTAGCGCTTCTTGGCTTCACCCATGTAGAAGCGCTCCATGTCCTTCTCAAACTCGAGCTCCATCAGATTGTACTCACCGTCGAGGGCTTCGTTGTATTGCGAAATGAACGTCTCGTCGATGGTGGCATTGAAGTCCTCTACCCAGTCACAGATCTCGTTGTAGTCCTTGCCGTTCTGCTTGAAAAAGCAGGAGTCCGTGTCACCATAGATGACTGGCATATCTGCCGCTTCAAGGCGGTCAATGGCGTGCAGCAAAGCCTGACGAGCAAAGTACGTGATGGCATCCGCGACCTCGGGCTTGTAGAGCCGGAACCAGGGGAATCCCATGGCGCCATAAGTGCTGTTGAGAACAAGCTTGATAGCCTGCTGGTGCTTGTCTAGGGCGTTGAGGTGGTCCTTGGACACACCTGGCTGCTTCATCTGAGCCTTGAGCTCTCGGCGCTGGAGGTAGAGCTTCTTCAGGATCTTGGGAAGCAGACCGGTGCGCTGTTCGTGTGCAAGGAACCAGTAGCGCTTGCCGAAGAGGTCATCATTGTGGCCAGTATCGACCACCTTGACATTTCGCTCTTTGAGACGTGTCTGAAACTGCTCAATCGTCTTGCCAGCGTCTTCGACGTCGTGTGCACTTGCGATGAATGTCTCTGGTGAGAGGTTGAATGCCATGACTGATGTTGGATACAGTGAGGCAAAGTCGACCACTCCAACGTCGAGGTGAAGTCCAGGTTCTCGGGGTTCGAGTACCATGGCGCCCATATACTTCTTACGCTTGCGGATGATGCGGGTTGGGAAAACAGTACGACCATGATACTCAGTCAGGATGTAGAAGTCCACAACCGTAGACTTCATGAGCACGTAGTTGAGCGCAGGAAGGTTAGCCAGCTCCTGTAGAGTGGTATAGAGGGAGAAGATCTCGAGCCGCTTCTCGATCTCCATCAAGATCTCAACGTCGCGAACAGAGTACTTCAAAAAGCCAGCATAGTCTTGTGGCCAATCCCGCCACGTGACTTCTTCCAGCTTGTCCATCTCGCCATCGCCGATGATTTCCTTGGCAGCTGTGGCAAGCTTGAAGTTCGACAGGTTGTAACCGAGGTCCTTGACTGCCTCAAGCATGTCGATGTGGTCCAAGCCGTTGATGTAGCAGCGCCAGAACTCGCCCTTACGGTAAGTCTTGGCGTACTCGGCAGGTGAGATGCCAGAGGGGTCAATGTTGAGGACCTCACAGCGGCGTAGGATGTAGGGGAGGTCAAATCCGGCCGAGTACCAGCCAGTGATGACATCGATGTGGTTGCCCTTGAGCCACTCAAACCATGCTAGGATGCAGGTAGCCTCATCCTCACAGAAGAAGTACACCACATTGTCCTTCTCCTTGATCTCAAAGCCATCAACATCCTTCGTGTGCTGGGGATGCCACGAGAAAACGTAGATCTTGCCGTCAATAGACGACCCGGCTTGGATTGCCGTGATAGGAGCAGATGGACGGGACGGCGTGGCAAACACTTCCTTGCCGTTATCGTCAAGGGGTGGGAACACCTCGATGTCGAAGAAGCAGATGCGGCGCTCTTTGGACCACTTGATGTGGTTGTTCATGATGTACTTGAACTCGGCAGGTACGTCGAGCTCGTACGTGTGCTCCCCGAAGTGCTCCTTGAGGAGATTCTTGTCCTTGTAGTTGTGGCTGATGACCTTGACGGCTTCCTTACCGTCGAACGTTGGATATGTCCTGGCCTCTAGAGCTGTCTCAAGGCGATCGTATCGACCGAGGAGGTCGAGGTGGGCGGAATCAATGTAGAAGTACTCCTCGAGCTCGTCCTTGCGGGTGACAGGGTTGCCATTTTCGTCGTAGCCCCACATCGTGAGCAGACACTTGTTGCGATAGAACCGGGAGCTGATCCTCGAAAGGTAGAACTCCTTACGCTTCTCGGTCATGTTACCTCGTTCCTGTTGAGCCAAAGCCTCCAGCACCGCGTTCGGTGTCGTCCTTTACTGGCCCTTCCATGGGGTTGCCAGTCCAAACTGGCATGAGCAGGACTTGAGCGATCTTGTCTCCGCGCTCAAACGATACCCGCTGAAAAGAGTGGTTGAATAGGTGGATGTGCACCTCGCCTCGATAGCCTGAATCAATGACCTCAGCGCCCTTATCGAGGCCGAGCTTAACGGCACGGCCACTCTTGTTGAAAACAAGCATGACCCAGCCGTCGTCAAACCTACAGCGCCAGCCCAAAGAGACCTTGCCATGACTTCTTGGACCAATCGAGAACGGTTCAGGTGTGTAAACATCGAGACCTGCGTCTCCTGGCGTTGCGCGAGTTGGCATTTTGGCGTCCGGATGGACGAGATCAATCATCAGTGAAGGGTTCATCATGGTATACGGTGTCCAGCCACCCGATCACTTTGTCGGTGACTGCTTCTTTCGACATCCCATCGACAGGCAGCAACAGCTTATGGCGTGCTGCAGACTCGAGGTAGACATCGTAGAACCGGTCGCGCTCTTGTTCAATGAGCTCGATCTGTCCTTGCGACAAACTGTCGCCATCCTCTCGCTCGGCGAGAGTTTCCGGGTGGTTGTGTGTCAGAATAAGCAGTGCTGCATCATTCATGACGCCTTGAATCAGCGGTGTACGCTCCATCTGGAAGACGTACTCTGGATCCTTGTAGTTGCGATACATGGGCCCATAGACATACTCGCCCAGGTGGGACCGGTTCAGAATGAAGTTCAGGTCATACATGGTGTCGATGATTCTGAACATCTCTGAATAGGTCTGCTCGGCAGCGTAACGGGCCCCAGAATTGGATCGCGATTTTATGGCATGATAGTGGAGGGTATGGAAATTGTCTTCGGGGAAGTGATTGCAGATAGCCTTGATCTGCGTATCCTTCCCGACGTTGTCCATGCCCTCAACAATGATAACCTTGCGACGTTGCACAGGTTCACCTCCGTACAGAATGATACCACGCTCAATGGTGGATGTACACCGTTCGGCTACGGCTTGAAGTTCGGATCGGTGAGGTCCACCTCGAACTTCCAAAGCGAGGCAATAGAGTCACGCTTGAACTTCCGGTACGCAAAAAGCACATCGGGCTCAATAGACTTCATGCGCTCGTACAGCCGCTTACCGTCCGCAGGACTGTCACCGATAGACTGCTCCTGATTGACAACCTCCAGGCACTCTTTGAGTTTCTGGGGGCTTAGGTAATTGGTGTTGAGGCCTTCGATGTAGTCAACTAGGTCATCAAAGAAAACGATGACGATCGGCCGGGGGTCGTTCTTCCAACCCCCAGCCTCGTTCATCTTCTTGCGACCATAAGGAAACTCGACAAGGGTCCCAGCAGGAAGTCGTTCACCGAGTGACCAGCGTGTGCGAGGAAAGACAATGCGTTGATTTCGCCTATGTAGTGGACGCTCACCCGCCATATTGCTTTCTCCACTGTTCAGTGAATTGCTTCTTGAGCTCTTCAAGCGCTTCCTCGCGGGCCTCATTCAAAGCACGATTGCGGGCTGCAATGCGATCTTGCCGCAGCCCCTTTCTGCGTGCCCTCTTGAGGGACTGCTTCTGACGCTTGCGATTCAAGATCTGCTGGCTCTTGTTCTTCTTTTTCATAACTGTCTCCTGATTATACTATCTCACACGCACCACCGGCACATGCTGCTTCGTCCTTCAATGATGTGTCATCAAAGGTCTCAACGATCTTCGATAGATCCACATCGCGAAGTGACTCCATGAGGCGCAGATATTCAACCTGGTCAATGGTCTCAAATGGCGCCTGCTGATATGTGTGGTCATCAAACGGGAGGATGGACAAGCCATTGTAGTGCTCCCGATTGTTCCACATCCACTCACCGACTGAATCCCATTCATCCTGCTTAACCGACACGGTTGCAGAGATGTTGTGGGTGTTCAGTCCATTCTTGTGTCCTGGCTTGATCCACCGGATACTGTAATCCTTGACGCGCTCGAGAAGATCGTGCGCAGATTCATGCCTGGTGGTAGCACCGTCTGGGGCTTTTTGAGGAACAGATACGACAGCAGTATCATGAGGGCTAAAGAACTCGTCTTCAACCAACTCAGGATGGTGCTCTGCAAGGTATCCATAGATCGCCTCGTTCTTTCCTACGCGCATGCGGCGTACATAATACTCATCGTGCCACGCATGGATGCCCGAGCTCGAGCCGACCGTAAGTGAGGTCGTTCCAGCGGGCTTGACACATGTGCGGCGGGCGGCGGGGTTGATACCAAGCTTTTCAGCGTAGTATTCATTCGTGTCACGGATGATTCTGTTTGCCTCATCGAGATCTAGGTCCTTTACCTTATTGGATGCGATGCCTGTCATGGACACACCAATGAGGGCGTCCTTCTCGGTCGTGCGCTTCCAAATGGGTCGAAGGTAGTGGAAGTCCGTGTACGTAGCCTGAAGCGTGCCAATCAAGGCTGCTGCTCGACAACGTGTGTTCAGATCTTCCTGGTCAGCGATATCGCTAGCGTTGATCTCAGTCAGGTTACAGAACTGGAATGGTCGTAGTGCAATCTCAACACATGGGTTGGTGCCCCAGTCCTTGTCGTTTGTGAAATAGATGCCGGGCTCTCCCGAGCCTGACGCCTTCATCTTTTCCCAGAGATCATCAAAGAACGGCTTGCTGACGCGGGACCTAAGAAGCACGGCACTGTTGTTCGCGCGGCCTCTCTGTGGGTTGAGTTCCCACCAGGCTCCGGTCTTACAAGCGATCATATCATGATCGTCAGCGCTAAACAGAGCAATAAGAGCAGCACGCCTAATGCCCCCCGCCAGTACGGCATCCGCAATGAAGCATACGATATCATGTACCTCCAACGGGGTAAGCTGCTCTCCGTTCTCTTTAGCACTGAGTATGCCCTGGATTTTGACAAGACATTCCCTCAACGGCTGTGGGCCGGGAGCCTTACCACCGCTAGTGACAAGCAGGGATCCCTTGGGTCGGATGTCGCTGAAATCAAAGTCAATCGTCGATCCGCCCTTGAAGTACGACTTCATAAGCATCTTCACGGCGTCAGCCCATCCTTCGATGGAGTCGCCAATCAGAAACCTACGACGTCGCTTTGGATTCGGCTTCGTGATATCAGGAAGCTTCTCCACATGGTGGCGCTGGACGGAGTAGCCCACTCCCGTCCCACCGAGGAGCAAGAACATGATCTCACCAAAGACTCGCCAGTCGTCTACGGGTGCAAAGGCACAGTTGTAGATGCGGTTGGGCGAAATCTCGATCGGCTTGCCACCAAACTGTAGTGAGCGCATAGACGGCAGGACCTTCTTATCGTAGACCTGCGCGTACGCAAACTCAATATCTGCATCTAGGTCTGGAAACTTGCGGAGATGCATCTCCATGTTTCTCGTAACGAGCTCATCCCATGTCTCACGCCGCTGCTCGTTTGGCAGCCACTTGGCGTACTTGGTGTGTACAACGATGTCGGACAAGATCTTGCTGGACAGATCCAATGTCAATTCCCTTCATCAAACAATGCACGGACACGATCGCCGATCGCCCGTGTTCTCGCCTGCTCAGCCTCTTGGTGAAGCTCATTTCCATCGACACCTTCACGTTCGATCGTGAAATCGAGGAGTGAGGTGTTGTACCGACCCGTGAAGACAACCTTATCGTTGCCGAAGCGGTTCTTCGCTAGGTAGTAACATGCCTCGCCACGCTCAACAAGGGCATGGTCTCGACCGATGCTCAAAATGACATCCGCCACCATTGCCTTTGCAAGCGACTCAGAGATGGAAGTGAGGCCCACAATAGAGGTTTCCAGGCCTTCTCGGTTTGTTTGTGAAGCCGTCCAAACGGGGACCTTCAACTCTCCAGCCAGAGAACGTAGGTTCTCAATGTTGCCCTCGAGCTCGTAACGCTTCTCTTTGTAGGCACTGGCTGGCTTCATGATGTCAGCGTAATCGACAACGATCATATCTGGTACGAAGCCCTTGTGGTACTGTCGCATCAGATAGTTTCTGAACGTGCCGATGGATGCTGTCTTGGTGGGGTATTCCTTGATGAGGAGACGCGGGTCCTTGCCCGTGTCCTTCCTGATTTGCTTCAGTCGTTTGTCCACACGCTCTCGATACTCGCCTTCTGAATCGTTCAGGAGTGTGGTCAGGGCAATGCCTGCCAGCTTGGCGTCAATACGTAGAGCCACCATTTGTTCGGATAGCTCGAGCGTGAAGTATACCACGTTGAGGCCCTGCTTGAGGGCTTCCGCTGCTAGATGCGCGAGCATCATGCTCTTGCCAACCCCTGTACCGGCAAGGATGATTCCCGCTTCGTTGGCACCAAGGCCGCCTGCCATATATCTGTCTAACAGTGGCAGCCCGGTGGAAACTGGGTCACGCTCACCCATGCGGCGAGCAAGTGCTTGGTCAAAATAGTCGTGTCCTTCGTCGCGCTGGGCGACTGCATTACGGGCCTTTGAAATGATCTCGTCAATGTCCTCAAGCTGGTTGCGCTCGATGAGTGGCACACACTCCTTGATTGCATTGACCAAGGCCTGTTGCTTGCAGAAGTCGATCGTCTTGTCCTCAATGAAGTCCTTGTCTGTTCGGTCTCCATCTTGGCTGATCTTCTTCAACACGTCTTGTAGGTACTCCAGCTCGACCTCGTCGCTGATCTCAGTGTTGACCAGGGTCGCTAGGCTGTCAAACGATGGCATTGCGTTGTACTCCTCGAAGTATTGCATCAGCATCGTTACGAGCGTGCGATAGTGGTCATTACTGAAGAATTCGGGCTTGAGTGCATCAAGCACCGAAGCCGCGAAGTCACGGTCAGCAATGAGATAGTGAAGAAGCCGGAGCTGGAAATGACTGCCAAACTTTTCAAAGGAGTCGGTTGTCATTTATCACCTCGGGGTAGTGGTAAATACACCATCATCGGGTCTGCAGTCCACCAAAAGTGTTCGCCCAATCGTCAAACCGCCTAACTGTCTTCTCCAGTTTGTCTTGGATGAACATCATTTTTAGGCGGAGGCTGTTGAACTTCTGTGGAGACTCGTTGACGGCTCCAAGCACGATCTCTCGGGCCTGGTTGCTGACCTCAGGCTCTTGCAATTGCATCAGTCGCCAGTTGCGGCGGATGTCATCTGCCTGCTCTGCGATGAGCTTGAACTTGTTTCGTTGGCCTGCCGTGTACTCCCCAGCCTTGCTGAAGCCGTACTTGTTGGCCTTCTCGATGATGTGGTCCACACCTAGGCGGTCATCGCCTGCGACTTCAGGGTAGAGCTTAAGCAGTGTAGCTGTGCCCAGCCCCTTGACACCAGGAATGTTGTCGCTCTTGTCACCCTGGGTGGCCTTCAGAATCATGTAGTTCTTCGGGTCAACACCCATGTCATCTCTGAAGCCCTGGCGTGAAACTAGCTTCTTGGAGATGGGGTTGTAGTGGAACACATTCTCGTTGACGAGTTGCTTGAAGTCGGCATCTGATGAATAGATGATGACCTCGGAGCTCTCGTCAAGTGCTTGTGTGTAGATCGCGATGATGTCGTCCGCTTCAACATACGGAATCCGGATGACCTTGATTGGGAGGTGGTCGAGGTACTCCTGAACTCGACGGATCTGCATCACGAAGTTGTCGTTCTGCTGGTCCTCGTCCAGGAAGTCAAAGGCCTTGACGGCACCCCGCTTCCAATCTCGCTTGCGGTTGGCTTTGTATTCTGGGAAGAGTTTCTTGCGACGCAGACCTGAGTGTGGCCCGTCCCAGGCAACCACCACCTCAGTAGGATTGAACTGGTCAATGGCCGCCTTCAGGCTGCGTAGGAAGCCGAACACCCCACCAAAGTGCTCGCCATCATCGTTCGTGACTGGGATAATCATGAACGAGCGAATGTAGGTGTTCATTCCATCCACGAGCAGGACTCTACCCTGCTTCGTGGTACTCACTTCGTGATCCTCTGCCCCTGGCGTACTTCGTTCTCGCGGCGCTTCTGCTTGTTGCGCTGCTTGAGCTTGCGAACGTTCTTCTCCATGCCCTCGACGATGTCATAGGCACGCTCGATGTCGTTGGCCTTGAGGGCGTCGGACACGAGATCACACATGTCGTTCATAAGCTGGTTGAGGCTGAGAGAGTAGATGATGCTCTCGGGGTACTCCTCGACCCAACGGCCGCGGGAAGCGATCACGTTGCCGTCCATGCTCAGACGGACCTCGAACTTATGGTTCTTGTTCTTGCTCATTAGTCGTTCTCCGATGTGGCGTCTTCTCGCTCGAGATCGGCGCCTGGTTCACTGCCGGTGATGATTAGATAGTCGAGCACGCCTTCCTTGACGGTCTCGTAGAAAGCGGGCTCACCGAGCAAATCTTCCCACTTCTTCTTGGTAAACTCAATCTTGGGGTTGGATGCGAGACACATCTTCTGAGCCGAGATCTTCTGGAACATTCCAGCCTCTTCACAGATGTCCCACAGGGTAGCCGCTTCGTCCATCCAGGCGCCCAGCCTGTCTCCCCAGCGGATGTGATAGTAGATCTCACGCATAGGAGGAGCCACCTTGTTCTTCTTGACCTGGCACTTGACTACGTTACCGTAGTGGCGCTTCGTAGCCTTGTCCTTGATGGCTTGGAAATGTGTGAGACGTAGGCGGATGGAGGCGTGGAAAGGAATAGCCTTGCCGCCCGGGGTGAAGTACTTGTCACCGAAGCTGACGCCGATGTTGGTGCGCAACTGGTTGATGAAGACACAGGCGACTCGATGGGTCGAGATCACGGGGATAATCTTGCGGAGTCCCTGACCGATGCGTCGAGCTGCCATTCCCATGGTGTGCTCGTCATAGTCGCCTTCGACTTCTGCCAAGGTGGATGTGGCCGCGACCGAGTCCCACACGATAGTGATGAGCTTGTCGCGGGCGTTCGCAGCCTGGATCTTGTGGATGATGGTGTCGAGCGCCCGGAAGACGTCTTCGACGGTGCCCGCTTGAATGTAAATGAGCTTGTTGACATCGACGCCTACTGCCTCCATCACCTCGATAGATGCAGCGTGCTCGGTATCGATGAATACTGCGATTCCACCCTTCTTCTGGGTGTTGGCGAGAATGTTGGATGCGAGCAGAGTCTTGCCTGCACCCTCGGCGCCTGCAATCTCAGTCAGGCGCCCAACTGGAATCCCGCCTTCGCGTTTGTTGCTGAGTGTCGCATCCAGGACTAGGTTGCCCGTGGAGATCCACTCTTCGACATAAGCTGACGAGGAGTTAAGGAATGAGGCTGTGGCATTTGAGCGCTCAGACTTGAACTTCGCAGCGAGGTCGTCTACTAGATTTGATTCGCTGAACTTCTTCTCAGCCATATCAGTCTCCCCTAAGGATTGGCCCGAGTTCCATGTTGAGTCGGGCTAGGATCGTAGCCACCTTCATGTTGCGCACTGCGCCGTCGATCACGAGCAGATCCTGTTCCGTGGTCCCGTCGTCGACGCACCGTTTGGTGACAGTGAAGGTGTAGATGTACTTCTTGAGCCGGTCGCTGATCGGCTGCAGGTACCGTTCGTGGATGAGTACGGACTTTTCGCCTACATGGCGCGGCGTGGCCGGGCGGACGGAGAGATACTTCTCCCCGTCCACCTCATGCTCAGCAGTGACAACAACCACAGTGCTGTCGATGCCGTACCCGGATCCACGCACAATGAAGTGCTGGTCCTTGTTCATGCTAGTCTAGCAGGGAATCGAGGTCACTGAGGTTCGAGGTCGACTTCTTCGAGGCGCTGCTATCGCTGAAGTCGTCGTCTCCGAACGTGGGCAGATCGTCACTAGCACTAATGGTTGTGCCTTCGCCATCCTGCTCTGCCGCGTAACGACGAACGATGGTGACGAGCTCGTCATGACTCTTGACCTCAAACAGAGGCGGATCCATGTCGAAGTAGTTGGGGATACTCGCAAGGAGCTCCTTGATCTGTTCCTTGTCCTTGAAGATCGGCGTCTGAGCCGGCTTCACCTTGGCAGCCGGGCGCGGGTACTTACCCGGGTTTCCGTTTGTGCCAGGCTTGAGGAGCTTGACCGTGACATCGCGACCCGTGACCGGATGTGTGAAGTCGCCATAGTCCTCGTCGAGGATGGTCTCAGTGAAGTACTGGAGGATGCTGCCTGGGAAGCCCCAGAGCTTGGCACCCTCTTCCTCCCGCCCACGAATGAGCACTGGCGTGTAGACCCTGGGCTTTGCCTGGATCTGAGTAAAGATCTGCCAGTTCGGATCATCACGACCCTTGCCGCTGCGGGCACGGAAGTCGTCGGCGAGCTCACACACAGGACAAGGGCTACCATCAACCTGCTTTGGGCAGACAATGGAGCGCTCGCCAGCGATATCGTAGTGGAAGTACACCTCGAAGAAGGGGAGGTCTTCACTCATGTTTGGGTTGGGGAGTACTCGAAGGACGGTTGCTTCCTCTTGCGGCTTGAACCAGAGGTCGCGGTGGGGGTTGTCCTTGCGTTCGGGGTTTAGGCGCTGTACCATAGCGCGTAGTGCGTTGACATCCATTGCGATGAATTCTCCTTTGCGTTGGTTGTCGATGGTGACGTTGACTGTTGTACCAGTTGCTGTCGATGATGCACACCATTTTTGGTGCGCAGGTATAAATACCTCACCGATTGAGCTTGATGAGCTCTAGGGGCAAAACGGCGAGGTTGCCACTGCGGAACAGGAGGAACGAGTTGCGGTAACTCTCCCAATCAATTTTGTACTGGGGAACGAGCTCTCCATTGTTCTCAGACTTGATGAGCTCATTGAGCGCGTTGAGTGAGAACAGTGTGTTAGTCTCTTTCTTCCTGTGTACCGAAATGGTGTCGGGCCAGATCGAGCTGAACTTTACGTCAGCATTCTCTGTTGATACGTTGTATGTGAAAATCAGGTCGTCGATGTCATCAGACCTGAAGACGAAAATGCGGTTCTTCGCCACACCAGCACGCGTATGGATTTGGTCAAAGGCTAGATCGATGTCGTCTGGCGGTACGAATGACGCGAGAAGGATGTGCTTGTAGGGCATGGATCACAAAGCTTTCAGGCTAGCCAGGTTACGGCCGGCTGATACTTTGACCTTGAAGGCGATGCCGAGCTTGTTTGAGAGGATGTCAACGATCTCGTCAATCAAGTCTGTCTCATCGGGGTGTACGTCTACGAAGAGCTCGTCGAATTTGTGCATGAAGAGTTTGCTCTCGCGGTCACGTAACAGGTCAAACACTAACGATGACGCAGTGTTGAATACGTCCGAAGCGATCGAGGCGATGTAGTTGTTGAACACACCCGATCGGCTTCTAGGACGGATGATGCGTCCAAAGGCGTTCCTAAAGAAACCATGTACTTCATAGCGCTCATTGAGTGTACGCTGAACGAAATCAACGCGCTCGATGGTGGGCGCCATCATCTGTAAATACCGTTCAACCTGATCGGGTCCGATTTTCTGGTTCTCGAACTCTGTGAAAAGGCTTTGCTCTGAGGCGCCGTATAGCACCATATTGTTGATCTTCTTGGCGACGGTTCTATCACAGTTCAGAACGCCTGCTGCGGTCGTATGAATATCGCCAGCGATGGGAAGCTCAAGGAGCTGCGTCATGATTGCAGGTTCAAATGTCTCAAAGTCGAATGACACAATGGTTCCGCCTTGATGCCTGGATACGACTGAGCTGAGGACGGCGGCATCCGAGGTTGTGATCGGATTGAACGCGCCGCCGTTTGGAAAGAGCCGGCCAGTGATCTTGTTCCGGGACATGTATGGAACTTGCACCATATCGTGAGAATCAAGCTCTTTGTAGATCTTCTCCAAAGCCGTGGCGTCAGCACCAGAAAGGTTCCGGCGCTTGATTTCAGCCAGCAGGTTTGAACGGTCGATGCAAATCTCAGCCATAGAGTAGAGCTGTTCAACCTCACCAGCAACAAGGCGACGCATGTAGTCCTTCGTCTCCATCGCATGATAGATGTCTGGGAGGTGGCTGACATACTTCATGAACTCTGGAGTCGTCAGCTTATGTGTCGGGGCTAGCATCGTGGAGAAATCGGACTTCTCAAGCCAGACGCCCATTGCTGCATATGCAATGTCACGGATGAACAGCATGACATGATTGTACGCATGCTCTACTGTCTTGAGGTTGTGTGGGTCCCAGGCATACACAGCGCGCTTCTGGTCGAGAAAGTGGTTTGCGATAGTGCACGCAAATGCCTCTGGTGTGGTGTCGAGGCGATAGCTAATCTCTTCATGGCTCCACGCGTAACAGTTGTCCGTCGTTGAATCGTAGAGGTAGAGCTCGTGGTTGCCGTTGTAAATGAACACACGGTCAATCTCGGCAAGCTGCGCCTGTAGTGCTTCATTCCCAAACTGGCCCTTGATGTGGTTGTATTTGAAGAAGTGGTTGATGGTCTCACGGATCCACTCATCCACGTAAACGTCGTCGCGCGACTCGAACTCATTGAACGTCCAGCGGGTCGAGTCATTGATGAAGTAGTCGCCGATCGAGACGAATTCGAACATCTCCTTAGCCAGAGCGTAGCCATAGATGAGAGTATGGCCCGGTGGAGGATTGGGAATCTCGTCGGGCTCGGCAAAGTAAATGAAGTCGTGCTTGCGCAGGCGTTTGAGGATGTCGGAATTGCCATAGCAGTCCGCGACAATCGTCATCAGCTTCGGAACCATATTTGTTGTTACTCCTCGCCTAGAATCCTAGACTGCCCAGGACCCCGCGTTCTGACGTTCTTGTTGATGAGCCAATCATCGATCTCGGCGATGTAGTCGATGGCCTTACGAGTCCAGTCTTCGGGGGTTGGTGGTGTGTTCGGTGGGTGGGAGTGCGTCAGCATTGCTTTGAGCATAAACTTGAGCAACTGTACCAGACGCTCACCATAAGGCACAGCGTATTCTATCCCATTTCTGCCCAGGTAGGAATCAAGGACGATGTCGTTGCCCTTGATCCTGGATTCACTCAGGAGGGCATCTAGAACCATCTCAACTTCGGGCTGGTCTTCGGTAACATCTGTGGTGATGCGGACGCCCTTGTCATCATACAAAACAACAGAGTTGTTCTTGCGAGCCGACATGCTGACGGCATCAAGGGGAATGTCCGTGATCCGTGAGTTGTAGATAGGTCCCAACCACCATCTGCCACGGTCTGTGATCCACGCGTTCTCGAGGACTATCGCAACGAACTCGCCGATCTTTGGTTGATGCTGGATGTTCGTGGCGAACAGCTTTGAACACCATGGCAGGGCTTCTACCTTGTTAATCCCGTCAAGCCGCTGAACATATACTTTGATCCGACCCTGGTTCAGTGGATCATTGACATCTGCAACCTCGCCCAAATAGATGTGTCGAGTGATCGTTGCAGGAGGACGAGATGGAGTTCTAGTCTGATCCTGCTGACTACGCAATAGGCGTTCAACACGTTGATTCTTACGCATCGTTTAGGCCCTTGATTTGCTTACCCAGATCCGCCTGCAACCTGAAGCCAGACACATCTGTGTTGAACCCGCCACGGGTGATTGCATGACTAACAGAGTCGACCTGATAGTAGCCATTGAAGAGTGGGTTGTTGACATCAATCCGCAGCACATCGCCGGCTGCTAAATCTGGCTGTCCTTGGAGTGTTGCGTTAAATGTCTTCTGCACAGTTCTCAAAAGCTCGTAATACACGCTTCGGATGTCAGTGGACGTTGTGTCATCTGCTGCATCCGAACTGCGACCTTCTTCTCGGGAATCCGGTAGACCAGCGACCTTCTTCTGGAACTCAACGTCCTGCTGATTTGCAAGGAATGAGAACTTGCCGGTCTCGGTCTGGAATGATACGTTTTCCAAGATGCCAGCCCGAGATGCGACGTCGAGGGTTGGCTGCCACGAAAATGCGGCGAGTGCGGAGACGATGTCGGCGTCGCGTGTGTCGGCTGAGTCGGCATTGTTAGCCTGGTAAAACTGCTCGACAAACTCGTTCTGTGCACCCTCAGCGAACCGGATGATGAACCCAGCCTTTGACCTCGAGCTCAGAACCCTGAACGGCTGCGGAATCAACTGCATGTTGTTGTCTTGCAACCACGAATCCACCCACGCATACACATTCAGATCAGCATTAGTCTGTGTATCAAGCGCCGACAACAATGCAGAAACATTGACCAACGGCTCCTCGATCCATGCGCGGTACGCTTCAAACGCGCCCGTATTGAGAAGGTTCGTGCCCAGATATGTGAAAGAATCAACATCTGGCACGTTTGGAAAGCCCTTGTAGATGCGCTGGAGATCGCGGGCGATGGCAGTGAAGATATCCTTCGTGACAAGAATGCCGGGGTCTGTGAATGCTGGGCGGTCTGGCTGTTCAACCTCTTCTTCAACCTGCTCTGGTTGCTGGGCAGGTGTTGGACCTAGATCGACGCCTGCGTAAAAATCTGGATCTGGTTCTTCAGCTTCAACACGGTCGCGGAGGTATCTCAATTCGAGGTCTTCATTAGACACGCCCTGATTATTGCGCTCAAGTGTCAAGAGCTTCATGGTCTCAGTCATGTCTCGCATGGACGTCTTCATCATGTACAATGCTGGGGTGAAGCCGAGTGTCTTCTGTAGTGTAACGCTACCGAAGTTCTTTGCATCTGCAACAACTGTGTTAGACTTCGTCCAGCAAAGAAGTTCTTGTGTAACATTCTCAAGGCCGGTCTCTTCATCAAACCAGCCAAACTGAATCTTCCACAATCCAGCAACGAGGTTTTCACCCCGGTTCCTGAGCTCTTGGACCTTGATTGGGTCGATTTCTGACGTCTCTTCGACGAGCGGCCGGACGACATCCTCAAACTCATTGCCGATCCACGCACCGTACAGGATCTCCATGGTCACAACGAATGTGACATACGAATAGTCATACTGAGCTGTGAACTGTGTAACGTCAGCAATGTTGAGGAAGTCGCTCTGCTCTTCAAGTGCATCACCACGAAACCCGAGTTTGATTGACCCGTCAAAAGACTCCATCCTGAAGATGGGGTGCTTGAAATTGCTGTTGAAAAGCTCAGCCACTACAGCTGCTCCCTGATCTCCCGCACCACATCATTCAAAGGGAGCGGAACTCTGATTGTGTCACCAGGCTCGATATGATACTCCATATCGTACTGGGGATTGGCTGCGAGGATGATCCACCAATATGACGGCGAGTTGTATGCACTCTGTGAAATTGACTCAAGGCGTGCGCCCTCATTGAAGTCGATGTAGATGTCAGTCTCCCGTTCGCGGATTGAAATGGGCTTTGCCAGACGATCGCGGGAAGGGTTAGATACCTTGTACCTGTTGAACGGTGCCTTCATCAGTTGTCCTCATTCGGTGTGATTGGAGCACGGGTGGACACAAACTGATCGTCTGCTGTTGTATATCCGAACCGCCCATCAGCGAGCGTGCCTGGACTGCTGTCGTGGATAAGTGTACCACCCATGACGACGTTTGCAAACATTGGTAGAATCTCTGCATCGCCAATGGTCCAGACAAGTGGCGTATATGTGATGTTCAGCGACGTGATAATCATCAGCTGATTTCGCCATAGGTGTCCAAAATCGATGCGGAGGAATGGAGTCCGGGCATATCGATCATCTGTGTCGTATGACGGGTATAGGCAGCTTTCAAGGAACTTCAGCTTGCGCCACATCTCCTCTTTAGTCATCGACGGCTGCTCAAGAACATCCTGCCGGGCGATGTCACTAGATACCGCCGCCGCGGCGCCAGGCGGCCCGGCGAATCCGAACGTTAGTGCGCCAAGTGCATTTGTGAGCTCTGGATCTAACTGATCTATTGGTAGCTTGTATCCATATCTACCAGAATCAGCATCAGACCCCTTTTCAAGGTCGATTATTCTGCGGCGCTCATAATTTGACATTGCAACCATGGTGAAGTCAAGGTTGAATCCGCGAGATGTGCTTTGGTACATGTAGACATCTTCACTTCTGCCGATGTAACCTCGCCCATCCCAATTTGCAGTGTATTGCTCATTGAAGCTATTGATATATGGAATAAAGGACTCGCGGAAGCCCTTAGCCCCGATGTTGCCGCCTGGAGCGGCGGCGTCCTCGAGGTCGTCAGCGTTGGGGAATCCTAAGCGGGCAAGATTACGAATCGTGAATGGAAACACAGTTCCGACAATCTGGCTGCGGAGGTCTGTGTATTCATCGCTCTGGCGCCATGTAGACTTTGGCGTATACCGGTTGTCCCGCTCTGTAGCCTGCTCAGCTCGATCTCTATGCTCAGCCTCATCCATGATGAACAACCCACGAACACCAGGCAGATTCCTCGGTGTGACTCCACCGAGAATATTGCCCTGCTCACGGGTCGATAGTTGCTCAATTGGTCCAACGATCTTTGGTCGGAAGCGGCCATTAGATGTCAGACTGTCGATGCCTGACAGTCCACCACCTGATGCTATATTGGCGATATTATCTTCCACGATGCGCGAAGCATATGACTTTGCCCTACTAACAGCTTGAGCAGATTCCTGAACAAGTGCACGGAGGAAGTTCTGACGACGGTTGAGTAGGTCATCCGCATCAATCTGCTCATACGCCTGGTTGTTAGACAGCAGCCTTCTGCGATCTTGCTCTGACATTAGCTACCCGACCTTTGTTCTTCAATCGCACGCATGAGTTCCTTGCCCTGGAAGTTTGTGATCCTCAAGTCCCCACGTTCGAACATGCCCTCTGCCTTCATACGTGCAACCAATGATTCTACCGCTGCCTTGATCCGGTCTTCGCCAGTATCTGTTGATGGGTCAACGCCAGAGCGCGAAATGAAATCTGCAACGAGTTCACTAACTGTGATACCATCGTCATCAGTGTATTGTGGCGCGAGAGGGACACTATCTGGACCTTGACCCGTCATTGACCACCAGACAACACTGCGGGCAGAAGAGTCCCATGGAGCCCACTGATCCTCGGGCTTGGTTGGCTGGTCAGTCGGGGCGGTACGATTCATAGCGTTACCAATATCTGTACCAGTTGATTGGTTGAACCCGCGAACACCGGCATCCACCTGGGCCTTAACGTTGGGATCTGTCGTATCCTCTGCACCCCGGCCAGCGAATCCAAATGTTGCAAAGTTAGCCCAACGCACCAAGGCACGCATACCAGCTGAAATTTCCTGACCCAGCTTACTCTTAACGAGTGCGTCCACGAGCTTGTCGCCTAGACCCTCCACAATCTGATCTAACGTTTGGCCCTCTTTAATGAACGTTCCAATACGCTTGCGGATGTTCTCTTCACTGAATGGACCAGCTCCCGGATTCATCATATCTGCTAGGATGGTCTCAAGCTCATCGAGTCTGCCACCGGCAAAAGCACTCAATCCCTTGCTGAATGCACCTACATCATTGTTGAACAACTGGCCGACAGATCCACCACCAGCAGAAAAAACAAGCTGCTGAATGAAGCGACGGTTGGCACCGTTCATGGATGCGATGCCGCCAGGATACAGCTTATCGACCTCTTCATAAATGCGCTTGATGATGGTTGTTGGATCATCATATGCAGATGTGATGAGATCTGTCATTGTGATGCCGAGACCTGCGCGCTGGAAATCTGCGGCTGTCTGCACCATCGTCTGCTGATCGAACATTGCGTCGCCGAAGTTTCTAGCCTCACGGAGTGATGACTCGAGAAGCTGTGCCTGCAAGAACATCCGACCGAGTTCGACACGGCCAGCTCGTGTGTTTGTAGCAAAGGCAAACGCGGCACTAGGCCACTCAAGAATCTGACTTGTAATATCGGTGATATTGAGGCCGAGACGCTCGGCACCAACTGCAGCAACTCCGAAGATGTCAGTGATTTGGTTTTCAGATAGACCAAGGGCACGGGAAAGTGTTCCAAAGTATCGGCCGACTTCTTCAGCGCTCATATTGAACGCCCTAGATACGCCCCATGACTGGGCGACTAGATCTGCGGTTAACTTGTTGGCGTTTTCCAAGCCCGAATTGATTGCAACCATTTGATCCGCAATGGCTTGATCCGACATGAACACACTGTTCGCGTTACCAAATGCAGATGTGAAGGCCGGGTTTGTGCCTGTTCTGATATCACTGCGGGCAAAACCGCGGGACGTGTCAATACCGAGGGTTCGTGTTAGTGAAGACGCTGCGTCGAAGCCGGCAACCAATGCAGTCAGAACCTTAGTCAATACACTAAGGACGCTAACGAACGGTATGAACCGCATGAGGAAGCTCTTGAACACGTTTACGAGTGGGCCTACTGTTTTCGTTATATTCTGTAGACCGCCGACTACGCGAGTCTGGACTCTCTGCCTTGCATCTTCCTGAAGGACGGCTGCTGTATCCCTGTTAGCAATACCTTCAAGTCCACCTCCACCGCGAGCCTGCTTGAAGTCCTTGACGAGTGCTTTGAATGACAACACGCGATTGCGGTGTGCATCAGATTGGCTCTTCTTCCAATCCTTGAACAGTGTCTTGAAGTCAGTAGAGAAGATCTTGGCGACCTTGCCATAATCCTTGGCCTGGCGCTGCTCCTCACGAGCGCGTTCTTGCCACGTCTGCGCATTCTTGTCAACGTCACGGCCGAAGTCTCTAGTTGCCCTGGAGAACTCATCAGTTGATGCAGCAGACTTCTTCTGAGTCTTGACGGCCTTGCCAACCGAATTCTCAATGGTGTTTCCGAGCTCCATGCCCAGGACATCCATAGCGGCAACTGCTGCTGCAAATTGTGCAACGGACATGCCAAAGATCTTAAAGCTCTCGTTTGCAAATTCACCGGCGCCTGTTCCGCCGTAGTCTGCTCCACCTGTGAATGCGTCTGCCATGGAATACCTCTATAGGTAAATAGCAAAGCCCGCCAGTTTCCTGACGGGCTTTGCAGCGCTGAGTGGTGGTGGTGGAGCGATTAGTACTCCAGCACGGCCTTGTCGAAGCGGATGGTTGTCTCAACCGTTGCAAGGCTGTCGGTGCTGTAGTCCAGCTGGCCGAAGTTCGCTGAAGTGATGAAGCATCCCTCGAGAACCCACTTCTCAACAGTCTCACCTGCAGGGTCGAGCATCTTGAGGACGAGGTTCTTCTTGTAGTTCACAGCATATCCCATGCGGCCCGTGCTGTACTCAATGCACTGACGGATCCACTGGATGACCTTCTGTGTGGCCGATGGACCGATCGGATCGATGAACGACACACTGATGGTCTCCCATGTGGCGCGACCAGCAACATATGTTGTGGTGTTCATGAACTCGATAGGCGTCTCGTTGATGGTAGCCGTTGGGCGATTTGCCGTCTGGACCATCCACTCTGCGAACTCCAGATCGGCAGGGAACTCGATGACCCACCTATTCTGGCGCTTTGGTTCAATATCAATCGGAACGGGTCTGAGCATGTCTGCCATTGTGGCTGTCTCCTTAGATTAGATCTAGCAACTCTGACTTCGTCATTGAGTCGCTGTACTCGATGCCTGCATCGTCGAGCCATTCCTTGATCGAAGTCTTTGTCCAGCTCTTGTCTGGAAGATCTTCAACCGGAGCTTCTTCGACTACGGGCTCTTCAACTACTGGTTCTGGCGCTGGGGCCTGCTGCTGAGCGATTTGGGCTTGGACAGCTTCGCGGATGCGTGCTTCCTCTTCCTTCCTCTGCTCGTAGTAGCTCTTGCGATATGCCATGTTTGACCTCCGTCATCTCTAAATACCCCATGAGGGGGGAGATGCTATTTCTTGCCCTTTGGTTTGTACATCGTGTCGAACTCCTTGTGGACGCGCTTCGACCACCATCTACGCTGCCAAACAGGCATGAGCATGACTTCTGTGTAGCTCAATCGACCATGGAACTGTAGTGAAAACACCTGCTCCATAATCAGCTTCTTCATCTCAGGCGTCAGGCCAAAAAAACTGGGCCGTTACCGGCACGCCAACCTCCTCGTTGAGGTGACCGCACTTGGTGCACTGGGCGTCCTGCTGCATAACGACTGATGGCTCGTAGTCAGCAATGAACTTCCGGATCGCCCGTGTGTCGCGAACAGGTAGAGACTCGATGAAAGCCTTGCGCTCATTGTCATCCTTGCCGACAACGTCCTTGACATACGCCAAAAGCCGGGCTGTCATTGGGTTCCCACCGCCACCAAGCTTGCGTGTTCGGAGTGCCACCTGCTTGTCAATTTCTGCATCCTCTTCTGCCGTCAGGAAGCGCAAGCGTACAGTCTCCTTGGTCACAGGCAGATCGAGTGAGAACAAGCCGTCCTCGTCAGGTGTGATATCCAGCTCGCGGACGTCGAGGGCCGATAGGTCGAACGTATGTGCAAATCTATCACCGCAGGCGCCACACTGTAGCTCCACCTCATACTCTGCGCCGTATCCAGTGCTACGCAGCCAAACGAGGATCGTATTGCGATCCCCGAGGAACATCTTCTGTGGGTCGATGGTGCGATCACGGAGAACACTCCTGAGAAGTGCGTCGATCATCTTACCAGACTGGATGAGGTTGGTAGACGTAAGGATATCCTCCTCCTTAGCAGTCAGGTAGTGGACCTCGACATACTCTACACCGGCTAGTGGGCCATCGGTGTATAGTTTGCCCAGCGTCGGTAGCTTGACGACGTCGAAGGGGCGGATTGATTCTGTTGGGGATGCAGTGGCACGCTGTTCGTTTGCGTGCTCTTCTGGTTGCAGGATGGGATCAGCCATTGTTCAGTACCTCCATTAGTAGAACTGTCAGGGATAAATACCTCGACACATGAAAAAGCGGGACGAACCGAAGTCCGTCCCGCAACCGCCCTGTGGTCGTGAAAATCACAGGGGTGTGTTAACCTGCGTTCTTCAGCGCATCATAGAGTGCCGTGGCCATCTCAGCATACTTTGCTGGGTTTGATGTGGCCTTCTTGACATCTTTGTCGCTGTGTCCCGCATTCCTCAGACGCTTTGCCAGCTGTTCTGGATCATCCTTATACTTGTTGGCTTCGTCAGCTTGCAACTTAGCACCTTGGATTATATCCGATGGGATTGATCCTCCGCCGGCGATCTTCATTGCTCCGACTGCTGCCTTGATCTCAAGCTTGTCCTTGATGTTAAGCTCATTGAGTCGGCGTCGGCGGTAAGCCGACACCTCCTCACGGATCATTCGTCGTAGTTCTGATCGCCTCATTGATCTTCCTTCTGTCATGATGCCCTTGATTTTGGAAAACGGCACCTTCTTCTCCTCGCCATCTTTGTTGCTGACGAGTGCTTTCTTCGATGCGAAGTCACCGTTTTCCCAATACCAGACTTCACCGTCTCCGATTTCTACCCTCTTGTGGCGGCGACGGTTGGCGTCTCTATTGAGCTCGCCAACCGCCTTCTTGTCTAGATTCGCCTAGCTTACTCCTCGAACTCGACGCCCTGCGCCGTGATGTTGAAGTAAAGCACGATCGTCTCTGCAGCCTTGGTAGGCTTGATGAAGATCTGTGCGATGATCTGTCCACGGTCAATGACCTCCGGCGTGTTGACGCTCTCATCAATCACGATACGGAAGTCCTCGAGGCCGCGCTTGATACGAACGAGGTCTAGGACAGGCTGGATGATCGCCTGGAGACGATCACGGGTTGCCTGGTCGTTCGGCTCGAAGAGTACGAACTTGCTGGCACCAGCGATGACCTTGCGGACATAGAGAAGCATGCGGCGGACGTTGATGCGATCCAGCGCAGTGGTCCTCGTCTGCAGAGTCTTCTGACCCCAGATCACGATGCCCTGTCCAGGGAAGGTTGCGATCGGATTGATCTTGCCCTCGTAGAGCTCGTCACGTTCACCCTGTGTGAGGCGGTACTCAGCCTTGACCACGTCTGTGAGGAGACCGCGGTTCATACCGGCAGCTGCCCACCATGGGTAAGCAACCGAGTCGGTATACGCGATAGCCTCAAGAGCCTGTGGCGTTGGTGGGTACCAGACGCTCTGCTGGTTGTCCGTGTCAAAGAACTGGACATATGGCCAGTAGGTGGCTGCGTAGTTGGTATCGATGCTGTCTGCAATAGTTGCTGCAGCAGCTGCACTTGACAGGTCCTTCGGCATGTCACCGATGTAGAGTGTGTCAGCGCGGGACTCAACCATGTCAATGGCGTAGCTACCGACAGTGCTGTTCACGGCGATACCAGGCATAGCCAGGACGTTCATGTTCCACTCTTCAGGGTTGGAGAGCTCATCAATAGCGTCCTTGAAAGCCTCAGCGACCGTTGCGTTAGACGTCAACCAGGTCGGATCAAGGCCGTCGAGCGGGCCCATCGTGCGGCTCCAGCCGTCGCGGCCGCCAAGGACCGGAACGAGGAACTTAGCCTCAGCCTTGGTCCAATCGGTGAGACCCGAAACAGACGTGATGTAGCCAGCGGATGAGCTAGCTCCGGAGTCAATGTGGAATCCAGAAAGGACGATCGCATCGTCGGTCTCGTCGAGGTTCCACTGCGACCACTCGTTGAACATGACCTGATCCTTGCTCAACGCCTGCCAGTTGACACCGAGGTACTGGCGGGAGGTCGAGATAGTTGGATCATAGTCCAGCGTCATCGGGAAGTTCGGGAAGCGGAAGAGGTCACCGTCGTCACCTGGTGCGTTGACGCCGCGGAAACCGGCAGGGACTCGACCAGCGTGATCGCCGGCCTCAACCTCGACCCAGATGTACTTGCTCAGCGGCTCATACTCACCAGTCTCACCATCAACACTGTCACCGATTGCTCGTGCAATGTATGTGGTAGCTGATTGAGTCATAGACAGCTTGTTGAAGCGCTCGAGAACGACCTGACGGTTGTCAAGATCATCCCACTCGCGGACGACGATGTCGAAGTCGCCGCTGGCTGCGTCGATGTTCTCGATCGCAATCTTGAGCTGCTGATTGGCAGCTACACCGTCTGCACGTGTGTAGATCGTGAACAAGCCGACACCTGCTTGACCCGGCGCGGCGATGTCAGAGACAATCAGCGGGGTGCGGGCAGGTGCATAGCTGTTCATTGCAAGCGGATGGTCATTTGCAGTAATGGTCTGCGTGTGTGAGCTGACGATAGTCCACGTGCCTGAATCGAACTCGTGGCCACCGGTCACATCCATGAGCTTCATGAAGTTCGACGCGAGGGAATCGCTCGAGGCGGGGAAGACTCGGCCGATGTAATCGGCTGCGGTCGGCGAGCCCAGTCGGACGTCGCCCGATACGTTTGGCGAAGTCGCTTCGATCGTGAACGGGTCAGTGAGTCCACCGCCAGTCTCAACCGCGAGACCGGTTGGAGCTCCGGTCCAAAGCAGTGCAGCAACGATGTACTCCTGTGATGGATCGGTTGTTCCTGTTGCGGTGATGTAGATGACGGTATCAGTGCCCTCATCATACACATCGTCTTTGCCCAGAACACGGACGACGACGGCTTGGTCAGCATGCTTGAACCAGCCGTTTGCCGCATATGGGACAAACTTTTCGGTGTCGTAGTCACCAAAGATCTCCCTGAATTCGCCCATGCTGCGGACCAGCGAAGGAACGAATGCGGGACCCCTTGGTGTCTCACCGATGAGACCAAGCGCGGGGGTTCCGACACTTGATACGTAGAATGAGAAGTCCCTCTCTTGCGTGTATACGCCAGGACTTACAAATCTCTCGGCCATGGGTTAGTCTCCTTAGATTATTGATTCGTCGATGTCTAGGATGATGGCCCTAGCGCCATCAACGACTTCAAACTCATCTTCGTCAATGATGTAGCCCTGGCACGTTACGCTATAGAGGGTCTGCAAAATGCGTTCCTCTGATGCTGTGTCAGATGACTCATCACCGATGTTCTCAATGGTCATCGGCATCGTGTGTCCATCCAGGTTGATGTACGACTGAATGGATGCGAAGTGCGTGATGATCTCCTCATTGATCTTGTTGATGTCCGAGATATAGTGTGTGAGCACCCTAATCTCGTATGACATGTCGACTCGAACAGGCTGTGGCACTCGATAGTGTCTGTAAGTTGTTCCTGTCTCGGCGTACACTGGGACCTTGTATGTCGTGAATCGTCTTGGTTGTGGTACTCTCCCCTGGCCATCGCGGCCGCGAGCAAGAGCAGTGCGCCTGATCGTGATGAAGGGCATGTTGACCAAGCCATCTTCGTCTTGATACTGCCACTGCTTCTTGAACTCACCCCACTTCTCATGGGTCAGATAGAAAACGGGAGTCTTGGTTCCATCGATCTCGATATCCCTTGTGTTGAACCAGTCATAAACTGCCTTGTCAATGTCTTCAAAACCAATTGATCGCGGAAAGTACGTTCCCTGGTTGGCAAGCGGATTTACCTCGAGCGGCCATTCAATGTCCGACCCGAGAGATGAAAGCTGCTTGCCAGCAGGAATACGCTTCATCGGATACCTACAACATATAGGATCATGAGCCCCTTGATGAACTCCTCCACGACCGGGTCGAAGAGAAACATCAAAGCACGCTCAATAAGTGGCTCAAACATATTCACCGTCCTGAGAACACATCTGACTGCACGACATGTGCGAGAATGGTGCGGTAGAATTCCCTGTCTACACCAAGCCGCCTATTGTTTGCATCATCGTTGGGACCATTGTCAAAGACCTCATAGAACTTGCCCTCGAACTTGAGGAAGTCGCCGACACGAATGTCCTCGACACCTTGGTCCGAAAGGTGGTCATTATAGACGTGCATCACCATGTCGCCTCGCTTGAGGTTCCGGATGCCGCCCTCCAGGACTACGTCCTGATCTGTGATCTGAACTCGACACTCAAGGCGCACTGGGTCCAGGTAGTTCTTCGTCTTGGCTTCACCGTAGAAGTTGTCTTCAGTATTGACCTGATCGATGCGGTACAGAAGAACCGCCTGCTGAATCAGATTCTCGATCAACTCGCGACCCATTTTCTTGTGTACCGCAAACTCGGCGCCTGCATAGAAGATCGGCATGCCGACCGCCTGATATGTGTCGCCGCAGTATGAGTAGCCAGATGGGTTATCCACGATGAAATTCTGAGGCATATTAGTTTCCGAACATAGACTTGTTCAATGCGTCTAGCAAAAGCGCCTTGCCCTCTTGGACCTTGGCGTCTGCCTGCTCCGCATGAATTGGTGAGTCGGGAAACTGCTCCATGTACTCACGCAGTGTCATGCCATGCTCTTTCTTTGTGTGCGTGTGGGTGATGGACTTGTACTCCTTACCACAGATTGCGCACTTGATACGCTCAATCAACATAACCCTCCTCCTGGGTTTAGACTACCCTAAGAAAATGCCGCCGGGATTAAACGACAGCTGCCTATTTAGATTCTCTGCGTCGCCAGCAGCATCTTCAAGGAATGAACTGTAGTCAAGCTTGTCGAGTTCGTCGCTAAGATCCTGAATAAGCGACTGCTGCTCTTCCTTACCTTCTTGTAGAAGATCCTGAGCATCCATCTGAACGTCAGCATCGGGGATTGGCAAACTATTGAACTTGCCCCGAATTCTGCCGAGGATCTCCTTTGCAACGGCAAGCGTGTAATTCTTGATCCAAAACTGTGCCCATGAATTCATTGCGCTGTATGGAATCTCGTCAATCCTGATATCACCTGGGCTTGAAACGAGCTCACCAGGAGTACCATCAGCATACTTGTTTAGATCATCATTGTCCCAATAGAAATACCAGACGCCTTTGCCATTGTCCTTGTCTCCAGGGACTGGATATAGTGTGGCAATTTGTGTTCCATCATCTGGAAATGTTGAAGAAGGGAGAAGCTTGTAACTGTAATCGCCGCGGCGGACGCGGTTACGGAGCTCGAAGTCCTGGGCGTGATAGAGTGACCAATAGACGGGTGTGATGTAGGTTAGGCTGTTGCCCATATATGCGAAGCCGAACTCGGTCTGTGCCCAATTGGCATTGGCATACGGGTCAACAAGATACCGATCAATCGCAGCGGGCTCCACCCACATGACATCAGTTACTGTACGGCCAGACGGGATTGTGTATTCCTGTGTTCCACCGGTCAGGATAAAGAAGTCTTTGTTGACGGGGATGTCACCACCAACGCCGGCCTGAACTGAATATGCTTGTGCTAGGGCTCGGCTAAACTCGAAGTCCTGGACAACGAAGATACGGCTGAAGTCTTGATTTGACGGTAAACCGAGGGCGTTGGCGATGTTGTTTCGCATCGACCACTCGACCAAATAGTAGCTCAGCTGCTCAACAGATTCATTGAACGCGTACTCGAGCTGCTTGTCGTCAAGCTCTACAGATACAACCGGGTAACCTAGACGATGAACGACCCATTGAGTCACCGACTGTACCGTTGCGCTTGTGATTGATAGATCAGACATCTGCACCTCGCATGGTTCGATTCACGTATAAATACGCGCGCGAAACAGCAGGATCCTGTTGCACATACAAGAAGGGGCTGCCGAAGCAGCCCCTCCTGTATCGCTAGTCAGTCATCCCTCGATTAGAGGTTGTTGATGACGTCGTAGGTGTCAGGGAAGTTGACCCGAACAAGACCGAAGTACTTGTTGTTGACGACCTTCTTCGCGTAGCGGGTCATGATACCCTTACGCGGAGTGAAGTCATCCGGATCAAGGACAGCAGGGGTGAGCTGGAACGGGATGTACGGGGCGTACACGTATCCGGTATCCATGAAGTTGCTACCCTTGTGCCCGAGCAGGCAGATGTTCTGTGGGAGGTAAGGATCCTTGTAGACCTTGTACCTCACACCGAGCGTACCAAGCTGCTCGATACCCATGTTGAACTCCTGAGCCTCTGCATCGTTGACACCGTGGAACTTCTCGATGTCGTCGATGACCGAACCAACCTCAGTCGAGCAGACGATCCAGTTGGCGCCGCCACGGAGCGAGCGCTTGTGGATCTCAGCAGAGACCTTGTTGATAGCGGTAAGAAGGGTCTGGTTCCATTCCTTCTGCGTGACGTAGCCAGATGCAGGGTCGCCTGCAATGGTGCGTCCAGCAGAGTCCTGAGCAACAGCTGTACGGCTGTAGTTCCAGGTTAGCTCGAACGGAGCGACGGCGATGAGGTCGCGGATGATCTCACGGTCGATCTCAGCTGCAAGCTCCTCAGAAAGGAGAGCAGTGAGCTCAGCCTCGGCGTCGACGCTGTGATAAGCGGCGAGATCCTGCGCGAGCTCGGGCGTCCAGACGGCCTTGAGCTTACGGCTAGCGACCTGTACGGTGACAGAGCTGACCGTGAGCTTGACCTGACCCATTCCTGAGTTAGCCTCAAGATCCTCGTAGCTCTCCCACTGGGCGCGGACGTAGTTAACCGCACCAGTATTGCCATCATCCTGTGTCATCGTGTCGGGCACGGTGATGCTGACCTGGTTCTGGCGGAATAGATCCTCGGTCCAGGTCTGTGGGTTGATGACGTAGTCGATGCTGCTACCCGAGTCCGAGCCTGCAACGGTGACACCGGAGTAACCGATGACGCTAAGGCTGGTTAGGCCTTCGACACCACCAGAGTACGGCATCACGGCGACGTTGTTTGAAACAGCGCCCGTAACAGATTCCTGAACGGTAGTAGCAGCGCCCTTGGCGTTGTTGTAGCCACCGTTGTTGTAGTGGAGGTCATACACAGATGTGTAGCTACCACTGCCCGGTGAAGTCTCAACCTGATGATCGATGTAGAAGATCAGGCCGGTAGGAAGGCTCATTGGCTGAACGCTGACGATCTCGTTAGCGAGTAGACGCGAGAACACGCGGCGAACCATTGGGAAGGCGACGATGTCGAATCCCTGGACGTCTGCGGTCTGAGTTGACTCGGCGAGATAACCTGCCTGGTTCTCGAGGAGCTGCGCAACGTTGCTGCGCTGCGAACCCTTAAGGCCCTCGAGAAGACCGGTCTTCTCCCAGCGATCAACAACAAGGCCTCTCTGCTCTTGTAGTGTGCGGAGCTGGATGTTACCAACCTGACCGCTACGTAGAAGTTCACTCATTGTGACTTACTCCTGTTGTTGATTGTTATTCGATGCCTGCGATGCGGCGCATTCTGCGCACTTCGTCAGACTCGTATACTGCTTCGCCCGTTGGCTTTGAACTGCGACGGACGCGTGATTCAGTGATCGTATCGTGGATGTCGTCCAGAACCGTGCGGTCCTGTGCTTCACCTACGATATTCTTGTACACTGCCTTGACCTGCTTGATCGAGCTGCAACGATCTAGACGCTCAGCAATGCGACGCTTCTCGCGGGTGCTGAACCATCCTGACTCGTAGAGCTTCACAAGATGTGACATCTTAGCGTTGAACAAGTTCACTTCGCCAAGCTGTCCACGCAGGGTGCCAACGGCGTTGGCCAACTTCTCCCTCTCTTCTTCGAGGTCATTGATTCGTGACTCAAGGGCATCAGCAGGATCGACCTTCTGGAATTCGCCTTCCTTGCGAACATACAGGCCATCCTCCATCATGTCCTCGTCACCCATGTCGTCCATGTCCATGTCTGCTTCATCGTCGACAACATCTAGGTCGAGTTCCTCGTCTTCTTCCATCTCGGGCTCTTCATCGTCCATGGGCTCTTCGTCCATGTCCTCGGCACCCTCGACGTCCTGATCGTCTACGTCGTCGAATAGCTCGTCAGGAATCTCGAGTTCCTCGTCTTCACCGTCTTCGTCAGCTTCGAAGACGTCGTCTTCAGGATCGACGGAATCCATTTCACCGTCATCCTCAAGGTCATCCATTTCAAGCTCGAGTTCATCATCGTCGTCCATGTCCATTTCATCTTCCATGTCATCCGACTCGTCAAGCTTGGTCTCATCGTGGTCTACGCCACCATCACGGGGAGTGTAGCCGGGCTGCTTTCCAACATCGCGGCCATCATCTTCCTTCATCTTCTTCTTTTTGCCGTAGCCCTCTTCCATCTCATCGTCAAGATCGTCGAGGTCCATATCTTCGTCCTCGTCAACCATGTCGAGATCCATGTCCTCGTCCTCTTCCTCGGTCATCTGACCGGGAGCGGGAGCTGGGCGATCTAGCTTGTGCTTCTTTCCCTTACCCCTGAGTTCATTTTCACCTGCATCAGGTGTGATGCTCTCTGGGTGTCCGTCAGAAACCTGTCCATCATTCTGGACCTCAGATGACTCGGTCTCTTCTTCCTCACCCTTGGCGAGGTCGGTAACGGGATCATCAAGCTGTGGGCCTGGGCCCTCCTCAGCTAGAGTCTGACGGATGACATCGGTTAGCCGAGGGGTGAACGCCTCAATGACGACGTCCTGGGCATTGCTCTTTGCGGCAATCTCCAGGTCCCTGGCCGTAAGCAATGCATCTTTGACGATGTCCTTCTTCTTGCTCATGTGTACAACACTCCTAAGTGCTTATCGGTGACCACCGAAGTAGTCTTCGCCATTGATGTCATACAGGACGCTTCTGAGGTCGTTATATCTGTCAACCTGATTCAGCTTACCCTCGGTCACTAGGTATGCGCCTGGCGTTGATGGTGACGAAACCGCGTCGAAGGCAATCAGCTCAAAATCGTCTTGAACCATATCACCGTCCGACTCTTGTCTTAGTGAACCAACACCACGCGAGGAGATACCAAGCTTGACGCCCTGAAGTGCCAAGTTCTTGAGGATCTCGCCCTGTGGTGTGTTCAATACCTCGACATCACCCCGAACCTCGTCGCCCTCCATGTGAATCTCAGTAACGAGCAGTGCTGCGTTCTTCAATTCAACGACGGGGCTATCGGGGTGGTCGAGCTCACCAATGGCTCTACGCTCATTGACGAGTTGTGAATACTTCTTGACCTCACGCATGAGGATTTCGGCCGGGTAAATTCGGCCGTTGTGATTCTTTGTGTTGGCACGCTGCAGGACCTTGTTGGAGAGAACGAGAGGCCCTGAGGAGGTCTTCGCCTCCTCAATGACTTCAGGCGTAAGCTGAAGCTCACACCACTCTGTCAATACCAGCTTGTTCATTATCGCCTCTTGGTCTTCTGAAAGTCGAGGTTCGCCGACCGAGCAAACATCTGCTGTTGCAAGATCTTTGCGACAGCGTCCGCAACCGGCTTCTTGAAGGCGTCAAGGTGAAGCATCTCAACCTTGCCAGTCTTCGGATTCGGCGCCGGGCGATCATCTGCATCGATCGTGTTGACCGTATCTACATTGATCTCAAGCTCTAAGAACTGTGCCTTGCCGGGAGCCGCGTGCTCGTATGCAAAGTCGTATGTAAATATGATGCTGTCTACATCAAAGTACAAACTATTGAAAAATCCAGGCAGCTTAGACCGCATCCTTCGCAGTTCAGCATCGAGCTCCTTAGCTGCAGCAATGGCAACGTCCTCTGGGTCGGCCGACCCAAGAGCTGACGCCGTGGTGACACTCAACTTAGGCTTTACCCACGTTGACATGGTAATGTACAGCGATTCTGGCCGGCGCTTGTTCTCAATGGTTCCCATATTGGCCTTCCAAGCTGGGCTTGGAACACGCACAGGATTACTTGGGCTGCCAGGTCCGAACTCGCCTTCAGTGATTAGATCAGTTAGCTTCATTTCTCTTGACTCTCCCAGCTTGAATGCCGCCTTAGCCTTGCGCCACGTATAGAAGTCATATGCAAAGTCTGAAAGCTTTTCAACAAATACACTCTTCACACGATACCCAAACGAAGGTATACCAGTTTCTGGATCTTTGAATTTCATAGGCTTTCCCAGTTTCTTCAACTGGTTTTCGACTGCGTCGGCGATTGCTTTGTCGCTCTTTACGCCTCGCTCTTTGATATCGTATTTGCGCATGCTGGATGGTGCGCGGAGGCGCCAGGATGCAGCAGCAGTCTTAGCGGCGGCTGTACCTCGAATTGCACGCATCTTGACGAGCTCCCAGGGGGAGGCAAAACCTTCTTGTGCAATTCCAGGCCGGCCGAGGGCGCGGTTCGCTTCTTTTCCGATCTGCTCTGCGAAATCACCTAGCTTCATTCTGCAACTCCTCGATCTGTGTCTTGAGCTCAAAAATGTTGAGCAGGTTGTCAACGGACACCTGATCCTTCAGCTTCTTCTTGGCGAGCACAATGTTGCGGATGAGGTCTTCGTCGAGATCCTCATTGACAAACGCATCCACCCGCTTCTCCATGTCTGCATACTCGGACTCGTAAAGCTCTGTGAGAGTATTGTTGGCCTCCGCTTCCTGAAGCTTGCGGAACATGGTGCGCTCTGCTTCAGTAAACAGTGGGCCGAACTCCTTGTTGAACTTCTTGACGCCGATGCGGACGACATCCTGTGGCGTGAAGAACTCGAGGTTAGCATCGCCAAACTGATTACGCTTCGTGAGCATTTCCTGGAGTGGCTGCTGCTCGGGCTTGGGCGCCATGACATGCTCTAACACCACTTTGAAGGCCTTCGAGGTGCGGCTAGTATCGTAGTTGAAATCTGACACCTTAGCTTCGACGAGAAGATCTAGAGCCTTGTCGAGCTCAGTAGCTTCAGCCTGAAGATTGAACCGATGGCGCAAGAGTGTGTTGTGTGTGAGGATGTCACCACGCGTTAGATCTTCCAGTTGGGCGAGCGATTCGCGAATGAACATGATCGCAAGCTCTCGGTCGGGCTCCTCATGCCTAAGGATGTTCTCGTATACGTGGAACTGCCGTAGCAGCGGCTCCTTCGACCTAAGATAGTCGATGTACTCGCGCAGGTCTTCCTTTGCCTGTGCCTCATTGCCCTCAATCATCAACTTTACACAGTTTGCTGAGAAGGCGCGCTGTAGTGATCCAAAGCTCATGTTAGCTTCACTCCTGAAAGATCTACTCTCTTAATCAGAGAGTCAACTTCCGTCAACAGGTTAATCATGCGCTCGTTGCTGACGTTGTTCGATTCAACGAGTGGGTTCTCGTCTTCCTCATTCTCATGGAGCGGAACAGCTTCTACTGCCTTCGACACCTTTAGCATTGCATCGAGGTGTTCATCAAACTGATCCGCATTGAGATATTGCATTGGAGACCTCAAGCGGCCTTCCTTAGGTTGGTTGTCAAATCCACCTTCACGGCCGGCATCGGCAGGAGCATTGCCGCCCATTTCCTTCTCGTACTCGGGTGTGTTGTCTTCCTCCATCTTGAGGTTGATCTTGCCTTCGAGGTACTGCTGCTTGAGAACTAGCTTGATCTCTTGATCGCTGAAGCCCATAACATTACGCAGTGCCCATACGAGGGAAACGGGAGACAGGCTAGTCTCATCCCAGAGGTCTCTGAGCGTTCTGGCCTTTGTTGACATCTGTTCAAGCTGCTCGAGCTCTAGTGCACTGTTCGGGTTGCTGAGCTCGATAGCAAACTCTCCGAGCTGGTCTCGGTCGCGGATGCCGATCGTGTATAGATGAATCAATGCGATCTTGGTGAGCTCAGCAACGACTGAGCCCTGAATACGCTGAATCGTCCGTGCGAAGCGACTGTCCTGACCCGCTAGTGTTGCCTTAGCATTGACATCTTCCTCGTATGTAAGGAAGGCCTTGGGAATCTTCATTGCCGCGAACATCTTCTGCTGCAGATACTCGATGTCCGCGATTTCGTCCATGTTTGAAGCACCCTGCAAGGTTTCAATGTCTGACGATCTATCACCGCGTACGGGGATGAAGTAATCCTCATCGACGCTCATGACGTTGTACTTGAATGAAACCTTGCCCGTGGTGTGCTCAACAGCAGGTGTGCGCTTCATTGTGCGCTTGACCTTCTCCATATACTGCTGCACATCATTGGGGTCGATGTTGCCGACGTCGATCTTGAAGATGCGACGCTCAGGGGCGCGGGTTAGTCGATAGACGATCATGGCGTCCTCAGCGAGAGTAAGCTGCTTCCAGATGCGGCGAGCAGACTCAAGCATCGAGGTGCCATATGGATAACGCTTGTCGTCGTTTAGTAGGCGGAAGTGAGCAAGCTGCCAGGCATCAAACTCAAGGTTGTTTGTATCCCAGCGGAACTTCACTGAATTCAGATTGCCGTCATATGCCTCTTCGCGCTGCATTTCCTTTGCTGGGAGGGTCATATGGCCCACAACTCCGCGCTCCTCATCAACATCAAGGAGTAGGTAGTGGTTGCCGTACTTACACATTGCTCGGATCCAGCCCCACAGATTGCGACGGACATCTAGGACGTCGTCAAAAAGGCGCTCAAGTTCCTTACGCACACGCTGGTTAGTGGTCTTGATGTTAATGATCTTGCCCATTGAATCTTCAGTGAGACACTCATCAGCATAGATGTCGAGCGCAGAGGCGATCTCTGGAGTGTACTCCATTGCCTCAAAGTCTTCATACGCACGCATGCGGTCAGGATCGATTTCCGTGAGTCGCATGTAGTAATCGTTGGTGGCCTTCTCAAACTGGGCCTGTAAGATCTCCTTGTGCTTCTGGGAAGTTGGTGCATCAAGCTTGGGCGGCTTTAGGCTGCTCGACCTGCCAATACCCACCTTCATGAAGTATGTTAGCTTCTTGGGTAGGTCCCACTGCTGCACGTTCGCTGCGTCAAATGGTGCTCGCTGATCTTGGCCAGCAATTGGTCCATACGGATTTGCCATTGTCTATCCCTTCGACGGCATGTCGATAAGCCATCCACGTAAGTCTTCTTCTGATCCGTCGGGCATTTGGATCTTGTATGGATCCTTGTCAACGGAGCGGAACTGCTGCTCTACTGGCGCGGTGTTCTGTGTAGAACTAAACGAGTCAATCATGGCCAGGGTGCGCTTCTTTGCATTCTCAACATCCACAAGCATGGTGCCAATGATAAGCTGTCCAATGCCCAATGCCATGCATAGGTCGTCGTTGAAACCGTCCTGTGCCTGCGCCTTGCCGTTCTTCCAAATGAACGTGTTGAGTTCGTTGTACAGTCGCTTAGACCTGATGCGAACTCGACCTGTCCGTAGTGCCTCTTCAAGAGCCGTGACCAACAGCGGACGGTTAGCGGCTGTTGTCTGGAAACCCGGAACCATGCTGTTCTCGTTGGTCAGGTTGCGCTCCATCCACTTGCGGTTGCGAGGGTTGAAGTGAGACGGCATCGAATAGAAGATGTTCGGATATCTATGTTCAACGATCTTCAAGCAGGTTGCGTAACCGATATTGTTTGCCTCAGTCGCCAGGAGCGCCACGTTATACATACTGGCAAGCTCAACCAAGAGATCGGCATACATATCGGGAGGCAGCTGGCCTTTGTACTCGGCAACCTGCTCATTCGTTGACCTCTTGATAACGACGGCTGCTGAATAGTCCTCGGCATCTCCGCGAGCAACATCGGCTGCCACAATGTATTCCTCACCATCGATCGGTCTCTCCCAGATCCACGTGTTGTGGTCGAAGCCCCACGTTTCCTTTGGTACCTCAAGAAGCTTCTCGAGCTCCTTCATGGTTTCACCGTCAATGACGTTGTCGCCTGAGCCGATAAAGTCACAGTCGAGCTCTTGTGCGATCTTGCGGGGATCTGCTAGCTCACGCTTCTGTGCCTCGTACCATGGTGAGGTTGGGTATCCCTTCTCGTCATACGTGACACCTTCAGCAAACCACGGATGTTGAGTCCAGTGCAGCTGGATGGGGTTGAAGTCTGACTCGTTTGACTCGGCAAGCACCCACTGCCTATGGTACCAGTTGCCTTGGCCCTTGGGGGTGCTGATGATGATTGCGTTGCCACCAAGTGATAGCGTAGGGAAAACAGCGGCCCAGAGATCGTCGACCTTGTGGGACTCGATGACAGCCGCTTCGTCGATGACCAGCAGGGAGAGTGATTCTGAACGAGCTGAGTCGGATGTGGTTGCGTGAGCCGTGACCTTGCTCTCATTAGCGAGCTCTAGGGTGCCGACGTTGTCGCCCTTGATCGGAGTCGCCAGCCAAGGCGGAAGGTTCTTGACGAACGTCCTGACTTTCTTGACGAAGTTCTGGGCTACGCGTTCCTTGTTGGCAACAACTGCGACGTTCTGGCCGCCATGGAACGTGAGGAGCCACGCAACGTAACCAGCCGTGATCGTAGATAGACCTAGCTGACGTGTCTTGAGGATGATGTTGAACCGGTGCTGCTGATACTGCTTGATAGTGTGAGACTGGAAGGGGAACGGCTCGAGTGGGATCTTACCCTTCTTGGGGTGAATGACCTTGCCGTAGGTCACAAGAAAGACCTCTCTGGCTTGGGTGTGGGGCTAGATCAGTTCGGGTAAACCTTGCTGAACGTGTCGAAGATGTTGGCGTCCAGCTCGCGGGCACGCTCGACCTTGCCCTTGTCTCCAGCGATGTCGTGCTCGATCACACTGTTGAAGGAGTTGTAGAAGTTCCAGACAGTGAAGCCGTCCTCGGCGTGCTGGTAGTAGTCAGCAACGTCGTCGGCATAGCGCTTCGGGAAGCGGCAGCCAGCCGTGTCGACGAGCTCTTCCACAGCCTCGATCACGGCGTCCGTATCACGCTTGTTCGGTCCAGCCTGCTGATTCCAGTTGGCGATGAACTCGAAGGACTCGGGTGCATCCAGGAACTCGAGGATCTTGCCAACCGACTGATCGTAATCAGCATTCTTGGTGTGGCGTGCACTGAAAGAAGCAACCGCACTGGGCACGCGCATTCCGTTGGTGCACACGAGTCGCATCAGAGTGACCTCTGCGGCATGCTTGCGGGTGCCGTCAAGGGAATTGCTCACCGTGAAGCCAGGCCACAGACGTTCGTCCTGGCCGAACTGCTGCTCCATATCCTCCATGAAGAGGCGAGCATAGAGACGAGCACCGTTGTGGGTGGTGCGAATCTGCTGGCG